GACCCAACAGATGTTTATTATGTAGAATATAATGATATAATGGATTCAAGTAGTGATATAAGATGGTATAAAGGTAAGTCTTATACAGTAGATGAAATTATTGAAATTAGAAAAAAAGAAAAATATGCTTTATATAAAAAGATGATGCAAGCTGAATTAGAAGAACAATGTAAAAGATTCAAAGATCTAGCTCCATTAACAGAAGATCAATATGAAAACGAGAGAAGAAAAGGAAGACCTTCTATTAGAAAGATTGCAGATGAAGAATATTATGATAATGAGGAATGGTATAAAAATCACATAAAAGATTATAAAGATGTAGATGATTTTATAAAACAAGAAATTTTTGAAATTGCTAGTGAATATAATTTAAAAGAAGATACAGCAATACAAGTTTGCAAAGAAATATATAATTTAGCTATAAAAAATCAATCAAAAACAGAAAGTTTCAAAATAACAGATCCAAGAGATAAAAGAAGAAAATTAATAGTACCTGATAAAATAGAAAATGTTTTAAAATCTTCAAAATTTGAAGAGATAAAAAGTGCTATTAAAAAACACGATGGAATTATTTCAAATCCAAGAATATATGTAAATGATAATAAACTTGGTTTAAATTATTCATTTACTGGATTTAATGATGAAGAACATATGAAAGTATTTTCAGATTTAGGATTTAATGATCTAGATACTATTAGTAATGGCCAATTAAATGGTTGGGGATATTCTCAATATGAAGCACCAATTAATATAGAAGGTATTACAGTTATATTGAGTTATAGTCCTGGAGTAAGAATAATTAGTATAGAATTTGATTATCCTTTAAAAGAAGATACAGCTAATAATGAACCATTTTATAGATATGATAATCAAGAAAATTTTGAAAAAGCAAAAAGAGAATATCAAAGAAATCCAAATGAAGAAACATTAAAAGCTTTTAAAGATGCAAGAAGTGCTTTTGAAAAAGAGATTAATGCTAAAAAAGAATAGATTAATTTAATACAAAATATTGAAAAGTAGTGTAAAAATACACTACTTTTTTATTTTTTCTTTTAAATGGAAGTAAAATATTAATGAATAGTGTAAAAAATATAATACTTTACAATAACAGTAAAATATATTAATGAAAGAAGGAAGAGGTATTAATATGGGAAAGTCAATGATTATAGAAACTCAAGATGCTAATACTGTTTACGAAGAAGGTAAAAGTAAAGGTATTTTAGGTAAATTAAAAGGTGTATTTGCTGACTTTAAACATGGAACTAGAAATGCAGATAGATTATATAGTGAAGAATTATGGGATAATCGCGTTTTTAATAATGAAGATGTTATGGAAGCATTAGAAACAAAAACATTGTTTGGAGAATTAGATCATCCAGATGGTGATAGATGTGAAACAAAAGCACAAAATGCTGCTATAACTATAACAAAATTAGAAAAAAGACCTGAAGAAGGTGTTATTTATGGTGAAGCAGAAATATTAGATACACCAACAGGAAAAATAGTTAAAGCTTTAGCTGATAGTGGAGCTAAATTAGGAATTAGTTCTCGTGGTATAGGAGAAGAAATATATGAAAATGGTCAAAATATTATAGATCCTGAAACATATGATTTTATAACATTTGATGTTGTAGTAACTCCTGCAAATAAAAAAGCTAGAGTTAGTTTAGCCGAAAGCAAACAAATCAATAAATTAAACGAAAGTTTTGAAAGAGCTATAAACGAAAGTGATACTAAAAATCAATTAAATCAAATTAAAGAAGCTGTTGATAATACAAATAATATTAATAAATCTAATTTGTTAAATTTAATTGAAACTAAAAAATTATCTTTAAGCTCTAATAAAGAAAATAAATTATTAGAATCTAATAAACAATTAGCTTTTAATTTATTAAAAGAAAAATATATTGAAAATAAAAATGAATTAAAAGAAAGTATTACTGCATCTAATAATTTAGGAGAAGAAAATAAAAAATTAATTGAAGAATTAGATTATTATAAAAATTCTAAAGAAGATTTAAAAACTAAATTAAAAGAAAGTATTTCTTCAAAAAATGAATTAAATGCAATAGTTGAAAATTTACAAAATGAAAATCAATCACAAAAAACTTTATTAGAAGAAAGCAATAAAAAAATTCAAAGATTACAAACAAAAACTAAAATTTTAGAAAAACAAAAATCTAATATTATTAATAAAAAAGTAGAAGATTTACAAAGTAGACTAAATGCAGAATTATCAAAAAATGAATCATTGGCGAAATCTAATGCAGAATTATCAAAAAATTTAGAGGACTACAGTAAAATAATATTAGAGAACAAACAATTAACAGAACAATTAAATAATTTAAATAAAAATAAGTTAATTGAAAGTAAAAAAATAGAACAAGAAAAATCATTACAAGAAAATAAAATTAAAGAGTTACAACAAAAAATTACATTATTAGAACAACAAGCTAAAAAGACAGAAAATATAGAAGATAGATTTTCTAAATTAGCTTTTGATCCAATAGGAAATATTAAAGTAGTAGCTGAAAACTTTAAACGTAATGATTTATCTCAAGAAGATATTGATTTATATAATGCTTTAACAAATAAATAATTAACATCTAAAAAATATTTGATGTATTAAATTATATATTTTAGTTAAATAAGATATGTTTAACAAGGTAAGGAGATATACCTAAAATTAATCTCAAAAATTTATATTAAAAAATTAAAAATTAAAATATTGAAATTTAGAGGAGGAATTTATAATGCCAGGAATGACAAAAGAGTCTTTAAGAAGACAAGTTGAATCAAGTCCTGTTATAGCTAAATATGCAAAAAGAATTGGTTTACTAGAAGCAGCTAGAAAAGAAGTTGGAGCTAGACCAATGAGCACATTTGAAAAATACTATGCAGGTCAATTATTTGAAAATATCCAAAAAGGAAATTTATTTGAAGGTTATACACAACCTACAAACGTTGGAAACTTCAAAAGAGATGCTTTCAACATTACATCTCTTGCAATTCAAAATACAATATTACCAGAAATAGTTTCTGTACAACCAATGAGTACAGCAGCTCAATTAATTCCATTATTAGAATTAAGATATGGAACAAACAAAGGTGAAACAGCTCAAGGTGATCTAGTATTAGATTCAACAGGAGCTGGTAAAACAGATAAATTCTATGATAGCAAAGTTGTAAATAAAGCACCATTTGCTAATGGATCAAAAACATATTTAGCAGCTTTCACACCAATTGACGCAGGAAGTGTTGTAGTTGTAAAAGCTGATGGAACAACTATTACAGATGAAGGAGATGGAACATTATCAGATGGTGGTACAGTAAATTATGCAACTGGTGAAGTTACATTAAATGCTGCTGTATCTGATGAAGCAACAACAATCTCTTATACATATAATAATTCAGTAGTTCCAAACTATTTATATCCAGAATTAGATGGACATAATCAACAACAAGTTGGAGATGTTACATTAGGAATTAACCCAGTTCTTATTGAAGCTGAAGAACATAAAATCAGAGCTGTATATGCATTAACAGCAGCATACAGAATCAATAAAGAATATGGTGTAAATATGCCATTAGAATTTGAAAAACAAGTTGCTAATGAAATGAACAAAGAGAGAGAAAGATATGTAATGTCAGATATCTTCACTCAAGCAGCTGGTGGAAATGCTATCGTATGGTCAGCAACACCAAGACCAGGTGTATCAGATGCTGAACATATTGAAGGATTACCAATCGCTATCAATTTAGCAGCAGCTGAAATTTATAATAGAACAGGTGGTAACTTAACACCTAACTTCGTAGTAGCTGGAGCAAACGCTGTAGCATATCTTGCTAAAACTAAAAACTTCCAAGCAAACGAAGCACCAAAAAATGGTGGATCTTTCTTAGCTGGAACTTTAGGAACACTTAAAGTATATCAAACACCAGCTATAGGAACAAACGACTTCTTCCTAGGAGCAATCGGAAATGAATTCTGGCAAGCAGGATATGTAGTTGGTGATTATATGCCAATCACATATACAACACCAGTAACATTAGCTGATTATACAACTCAACAAGGTTGGGTATCAATCTATGGTAAGAAAATGGTTAATGCTAACCTATATATCAGAGGAAGAGTTACTGTTTAAGATAATCTTTTCACTTCCTATTAATTATATATTAGAGATGCAGAAATGCATCTCTTTTTAATTTGTTTAATATTTCAACAAGGTTGGGTATTGATATTTTGTAATAAATGAGATATAATATAATTATATCGGAGGTAAATTATGAAATATAAATGTGATTGGTGTCAAAAAGAATTTGAGATGACAATAAATCAAATAAAAAATTATAAAAAAGATCCAAATAAAAAATATTTTTGTTGCTTATCTTGTTCTGGAAAATATTATGCAAAAAAATCACATGAAGGTAAATCTGTTGAAGAAGAACAAAAAAGAAGAGAAAAAATAAGTAAAACTTTGAAAACTAAAGAAATGTATTTATCAGAAGAACAAAAAAGAAAAAGAACTGAGAAATTAAATAATTATTGGAAATATTTAGATAAAGAAGCTAGAAGTATTAGAAATAAGAAAAATGCTATTAAATCTAAACAAACTAAATTAAAAAAATATGGAAATAAAAATTACAATAATTCTAAACAAATAGCAATTACTTATAAGAAAAATAATACAATAAATAATCCGGCTTATAATTGGAGTCATATTACACCAGAACATTTAAATATAATCAGAAATAAAGAGTTATTTAAACAATTTATACTAAATATACCTTTAGAAGATAGATGTATATATACTATCGCAAAAAAATTAAATATCAGTAGATCTTATTGCAGTACTTTAATAAATGAATATAATTTATATAATGATTCTGAAATTAAAATACATCGTAATTTGTCTCAACCACAAATTGAACTTCAAGAATATATCAAATCAATTTATAAAGGTGAAATTATAATAAATACGAAAAAGATAATAACTCCTTATGAATTAGATATTTATATTCCTGAAAAACAATTAGCTATAGAATTTAACGGTAATTATTATCATACTACAAATAATATAGATAAAAAAGCTCACTATAATAAATCAAAATTATGTGAAGAAAAAGGAATAAGATTAATTCATATATTTGAATATGAATGGAATAATGAAAGACAAAGACCTATTTTAGAAAATATAATTAAAAGTGCTTTAGGAATTAATAAAACTATATATGCTCGTAAATTAGATATTATTGTAAAAAAATCTAATGAAATGAAAGAATTTTTTAATAAAAATAATATTCAAGGATTTAGAGGAGGAAAATTTGCAATATGCTTAATCGATAAAATTACAAAAGAAGTATATATGTCATATTTATTTGGAGATGCCTTTTTTGGTAAAGGTAAATATGAATATGAAGTTATAAGAGGAGCTACGAAGTTAGGATATAATGTAGTTGGTGGAGCTTCTAAAATTTGGAAATATTTTATAAAAACTTATAATCCTCAATCATGTGTATATTATATAGATTATAATTATTTTAATGGTAACTCTCTTAAAAATTTAGCTAATATGAAATATATAAAAACTCAATTTAGTTTTAAAAATTATTTTGTTAATAATGGTAAAGTTAAAAATAGAGATCCAATGCATCATAAAGAAATTAAACAATTACAAGAACAAGGTTTAGTATATCCTATATATAATGCAGGAACTAAAGTATATGTATGGGAAAATAAGTAAAATATTAATAAGATAATAACTAAAGGAGGAATAATAATAATGACTGAAAAAGAGAAATTGACAGAATCTTTAATCAATTTATTAAATGAAACTTATGTATATGATAATTATGAACAAAATTATTTTGATAATAAAACAGGTAATATTATTGAAATTGTTTATCCTGGAGATAGTGAACCATATTTAAATGGATGGAGAAATTCTGAAACTTATGAAGGACCTTATATAAAAGATAAAAATAATTTAACTGAAGATGAATTATGGACAGTTGGTTGGGTAGGATATATTCGAAACATAAAAGAAGGACCTTTTAAATCATTTGACGATATGAAGATTAAATGTTTAAATGATGACGAAACTAAAGAATATAAATTACCTGAAATACCTAAAAATATACAAAAAAAATTTTTAGAAAAAGTTAATAAATGGATCAAAGAAAATGAATAATAAAGGCAGGTAAATTATGAAAATTTTATTTGTTGGAGATATACATACTCATGATTATATATTAGATGATATAAAAAGATTAGATAAAAAATATAAATTTAATAAAATAGTATTATTTGGAGATTATGTTGATGATTGGTTAAGTAGTGGATATGATTCAATTGAAACATTAAATAAAATAATAGAATTAAAAAATAGTAATAATAAATATACTTTATTATTAGGTAATCATGAATTAAGTTATTTAGGATTTCCTTGTTCAGGGCATCAATATGGTCAAGAAAAAGAAATAGAAAATATATTATTAAAAAATATTGATTTATTTGACTTTTATACATCAGTTCAATGTGGAGATAAAAAATATTATTGTTCTCATGCAGGATTTACTAATGAATATTTAGAAAATGTATTTAATCAAAATGATTATGATGATATTAATTATGAAGAACATTTACAAAAGATAAATAAAAATAAGCTAAATAATTTATTTTTAGCCTCACTTTGTTCTTATATGAGAGGTGGTAGTAATAATTGTAGTTCATTTTTATGGGCTGATAGAAAAGAGCATTTATATTTTAATGAAAATGAAGAACCTATAATACCTTATCAAATTATAGGACATACACCTGTAACTCATATAGATTTAAATAATAATTTTATATTTATAGATACTCATTCCACTTATAGAGATGGAACACCTTTTGGAGATAAATCATATTTAGGATGGATCAATAATAAATTTGTAATATTAAATTAATCAAATAATTGTATAAGTTTAAAAGATAAGTAAGTTAATTACTTATCTTTTTTATTATTTACTTGTTATAATTAATATAAAATAATGAATATAATTTTTAAAAAACCGTTACATTTTTTAAATTTTATAATATAATAATGTTGAATTTAAATTTTTATATGAAAGGAAAATAAAGAAAATGGTAAGTGAAGTTAAAAAATTCAAATTAATTATTAAATTTTTAAAGAGTAATCCAGGTATTCAAGAAATTGAAAATAAAATCGAAGAATGGAGAGAAAATAATGAATTAGAAGAAACAGATTCATCTATATTAAATGAATATGCACAAGCCTTTAAAGATGCTTGTATGGAAGCAGAAGCTGATGGAGAAGAATTAAATTTAGATAAAGCAACTGATATTTTAGATGATATTTTTGAAGAATTTTACGATAATAGTAAAGCTCATGATTTGGCTCGCAATTTAACAGCTCGTATTCCATATATAGATGATTTAAGTGATGAATGTATTTCCAATATATTAACTTTAGGAAAAATGTTTTTATTGGATTTTAATTTTGAGATTTTATATGGATTAGATAAAAATGAGAAAAATGTATATAAAATTGAATTAGGTCGAGAATTAGAAGCTATGGATAAAAACATATCTTATAAATTAGAATTTAAAACAAGTTATAAATTTTATTTAAATCTATTAAATTTGGTAATTAAAAATCAAATATATTTCGAACAAAATGTTATTGCTGATTATACTGTATCTAAGCATAAAGATTATTTAGATAAAATAGAAAATCAATTTGATATTTTAGCTCAAGCAAAAGATTTTGATAAAATTAATTTTGATTTTTTACCAGAACAACTTGTAAAAGAATTAAATATTTTAGAAAAATATGAAAATGTATTAAATGTAGCAGAAAACTCTTTAGATGAATTTATAGATAAATTAAAAAATGATTTATTTAAAAATGAATCAGAAGAAGATGTGGAGTAAATAAAATATGTTAAAATTAATCTTTTATATATGTATAACTCTTATATGTATTATAGGTGTTGGTGTTTATGAATACCAAAAAGGCTATAATAAGGGTTATAAAGATGGTTTAAGTCATAAAAAATATAGATACAAGCAACATAAATCAAAAATAAAACATTTTAATTCTTGAGCTATGTAATTATATGATTTAAATAAAAAATTGTTTTAAAATTTAATTTAAACTGAATTAGATATATTTAAGGAGGTACAAATGAATAATATTGAAGAAATTTGTAAAATTGCAAGCAGTTGGTGGACAAATGTAATAAAAAATCCAAAAATGGATAATGGAGATGAATCACAAGCAGGTATGTTAATAAATATGCTAGCGACTTTAAATACTTCAAAGATTACACCTGAACAACAAAAACAATTTAAACAAGAATTATATGAAAAAATTATAGATACTATAAAAGATTACGAAGATAATAACATTATGTGGTTAGATGTAGATTACGGACCTAATAAATATTTAAGTGAACCAGCAGAAAAATGTGGTATAAATTTACTTAGTTTTCCAGTAAAAACAACAATGCAAGTAACTATACATAGTGTAAGAGTTAAATATGGTTATACAAGCGAATATGAAACTTTATATGCCGATAAATTTTATTGGAAAAATAAAATTAAAGATTGTAAGGAAACAATTAAATATTATAAATCTAAAGATGATTCCTATTTTGAATGTTGGACAAGTATAAGTAAAGAAGGTTGTATTAGGGAACAGAAAAATATGATTAAATACTATGAAAATCTTTTAAATTCTTGTGAGGAGTAAAATTATATTACTTTTGAATAAAAACCCGTTAAAATTGATTGTCATATGAATAAGGAGGATTTAATATGCATATTATAATAACAGTAAAGGATATAGTAACAGTAATAATAATCGGATTACTCATTTTAATTATTGTTGGTGGTTTAGTTAAAATTTGTATAAATAGATTGTTATATAAACTTGGTTATTATAAAAACTGTTTTAAGTGTAAACATTATAAAATAACAGATGTAGCAAGTGCCGGGGATTGTTGTTGGTATGAATGTATTAAACATAATAAGGAAAATAGACATAGTTTTAATGATAGTATTTTATTAAAACATTGTAAAAATTTTGAACCTAAAAACTAAAAAGGAGGGATAAACTATGTATAATTATACAAAGGAACAAAAAGAAAATATTTATAGAAGTTTACAAGAATATATTGTAAAAAGTATTAAATATGGTTTACAAAGAAAATGGAGTAAACAACAAATAAAAGATTTTACTATCGATAATTTAAATATAAAACAAGTACCTGAATTAAAATGGCATCAATTTAGAAGTATCTCTAAAATAGAAAATATTTTTGATGATATTTGGGATGATTACATGAGTAATAATTTATAGGAGGAAAATTAATTATGAATAATAAACAATTAGACTCAACTAAGAAATTTAAAGAATTAGAGAATAATTTAAAAAAATTAGATAAACAATTATTACAACAATTAAAAGATTGTATAAAAAGTAGTAAAAAACATAATATAGCTAAAGAAGATTGTATGAACATATATTTATCTATAATATTAGGTAAATTTAGTGAAAAAGAAATTATTGTTAATTCTATAAAAAATAATGAAAATGTTAAAAAATTATTTAATAAATTGTGGGAGGAAAACTAATATATGAATATTTTTATAAGTTTATTATGCATTTGGCTTATACCTGCTTTGATAATTTTCCTTGTAATATTATTTGGTAATTATAGTGTTAAATTCACAAATTATACTAAAAAAGAAATTATTTATTTAGAAGGTATACAAAAAATTGGAATTAGTTTATTACTTTCAATTTTATGGCCTTATATATTCATTAAAAATATATTAAAAGGAGAACAATAATGAAATTAATTATAGAAAGTAAACAATATCCTAGAAATGATAAATATAATAAAAATAAAGTTAAATTTACAGTAGATGAGTACGAATTATATATTAATATAATATATTTAGAAATGACATTTGAAGCAAATCATTTGAGAAGATTTAACGCATTTTTAGATGATAAATTATATGAACAATGTGAGCAATTTATAACAGCAAGATATCCTAATATTGACTTTGAAGATTTTAAAAAATATTTTATGTACAAATTATATAAATATAGTAGAGGTGTTGGTTTAGATAAAGAATGTTTAGATATTACACCTGAAATAATTAAAAGAATTGAGGAGGCATAAATGTTTAATAAAGAAACTTCACAAGAGACTATGAAAAGAATTTTAAAATTAACTAATATAAAAAATGATCCAGATGTTGTACCATATATCAGAGCACAAACTGCATTAGATGAATTATGTAGGTTTTTTCTAGGTGAAGATTGGTATGTAGTAGATCCTTTAAATACAGAACAAGTAAATGTACATATTGTATACGAAATAGAAAGAAAATTTAAAAATAAATGTATCAAAAAAGGTAAACATTTTAAAAATTCTTAATATATTTATATTAAGGAGGTTGATAAAAATGTTTATTATTAATCAAGATAGGGATGAATTATATTTTATACAAAAACCATATATAATAGATGGAAAAATTGTTTTATATGATAATAAGACTTATTTTGGAATAAACTTATATATTGATAATGTATTTTTAGGTACATTTGATACAATAGAAGAATTTATGCAAGAAGTGTATAACATAAATAATAATAAAAATAATATATACATAATTAATGATAATTGTGGTTAAAATTATAAAAGGAGTTTATAAAAATGGTAAATCCTTATAAAGATAGAATGTTAATAGAATATAATATTAAAAAAGGAGGAGTTAACTTTGGAGATGTACCACCTAGACCTAAAACACCTCCACCTAATTCAATTAGGAGAAAGGAGTTATATATGAATTATGCAGAAATAATAACTATTTTAAGATTCAAAGAATATAAACTATCTTTTAATGAATTTCAAAAAATCTTACCTTATATTCATATTACAAATATGTATAAAGATTTAAATGATGATATAAAAGTTAAAGCTGAAATTACAGAGACTAATAATATTATGAAAATTGAATTTGTTATAACAAATTTATATGTGGAAGGAGATTAATTATGAGTCATTCAGAGATATGTCCTGTATGTGGTGGTGCTGGAAAAATAAGAACATATTTAGATCCTTTGGGATTTGGATATTTAACTTCAGGTAAAACATATATAGAAAAAACTTGTCATGGTTGTCAAGGGAAAGGCTGGATAACTATAGAAGATAAACAATGGCAACCTAATTATTATGGTAGTAATTCTAGAGATACTTATATGACAGATCATATACCTTATAATCATATACCTTATATAGATTAAGGAGAAAAATTATGAAAATAGATAAAGAAGATATAATATATTCAATATTTCCAATACTCTTTTTAGTAATTATAATAGGCAGTATCGTTTATAGTTGTATATATCCATCTTATTATATATGTACGGATACTCAAGGAAATCAAATAACTTGTATAAATGTTATTAATGAAAAAGGAATATATTGGGGAATAATGTCAGATGATACTTATATTGAAATAACTAGTTATAAAAGAATAGAAAATAAGGAGAATAAAAATAATGAATGATAAACAAAAAGAATCAATTTTAAGATTAAGACAAGATATGATAACATCTCTTTATGGTAATGATACTGCTATAGTTAATATATCTGATTTAAAAGAATTATTAAATTTAGTAGCAGAGCAATATAAAGAATTAGATTCAATAAAAAATAAAGTTCATTATGTGAAATGTAGTATATGTGGAAAAGAATTTAGAGCAAAAGGTAAACGTAAATATTGTTCTGATGATTGTAAAAAAGCAGCTTTCAGGCAACAAAATAATGCTTATTTTAGAAATATGTCAGAAGAACAAAGAGCTAAAAGAAGAGAAGCTAGTCGTTTATCTATGAGAAAATATAGACAAAATAAAGAAAAGGAAAATAAATAATGAATAAATGTCAAGAAAAGTGTAATGAAATTAAAAGAAAAATTGATAGTATAAGTAATTTTAATGATGATAAAATTTTAGATTTATTAAAAGATCTTGAAGCAAGTGTAAATGCTTTTATTTGGTATATAAATAAAAGAGTTGTATTATAATGCAAATCAGTATTTCAGCTCATAAATATCTTGGATTACGTTGTATGTATGAAGGTAAATTATGGGATATTATGTATGAAGGTCAAAAATATGTAGAGGGTATAGATCCTTTATCTGGTTTTATTTCTAGTGGTTTTAGACCTACATATACCTTAAGAAGATATGATGAAAAAGAAGGTAAAATCGAAATAGAAGTAAATAAAAGATCAGTATATAATATTGAATATGTATTTTTAATAGAAGATGAAAACGACATAAAAGAAATAGATTTATCATAATTTTAAAAAAGGAGTGGTATAGTGAGTATTAGAAAGAAAATGTATAAGAATTTAGATAAATGGAGAGAATATAAACTTAGACAGCAAAAACAAAATTATGCTAGAGGAAGAATTAATTGTGAAAGACATAAATGGACACCTGAAGAAGAAAAATTATTATTTAATTGTCCTTTAACTGATAGAGAATTATCTAAAGTAATACATCATTCCGTACAAGCTATACAAATAAGAAGATGTAGATTAAAAAAGAATAAGAATATATAAAAATTATTTATTTGGAGGATATAAAAATGAGTAAACAAACAATAGTATTTGATTTTGATGGAGTTATACATAAATATTCAAAAGGTTGGCAAGATGGTTCTATTTATGATGAACCAAATGAAAATATAAAAGAAACTATAAATAAATTAAGAAAAAATAATTATGAAGTAGTTATAGTTAGTACAAGATGTGCTACTGAAGAAGGTAGAAACGCTATAATGAATTATTTGTTCGATTATGGAATTGTTGTAGATAAGGTATGTAAAGAAAAACCACCCGCAATATGTTATATAGATGATAGAGCTATATGCTATGATCCTAAAATGAATAATTTATATGAAATTATAACAAGTTTTAAACCTAATCAACAAATAGAACAAGATTTTGATAATATGGATGAATTCAATTTAAAATTAAATCAAGCTACAATTCAAACTAAATTTGAGGAAGTAAATAAACAAATAGAAGAAAAATATCCAGTAAAAGAAAATCCAACAATATATTTAAAAATATTACAAGAATGGATAGATACTGTTGAGAAATATTTATAGGAGAAATTATGGAAGAATATTCAGATTTAATAAGTAATTGTGATACATGTATTCAAAAGACATATACTACTGGTTGTTTTAATTGTGAAGTATATAAAGTGAAAACAGTTATAGGACAATTACAAAATGAAATAATTAAATTAAAAGCTGACAATAAAAATTTATCAGATTATTGTTGTTTTATTGACAATAAATATTTTAATATAATAGCAGATATGGTTGATTTTAATCGAATTAAAATATACAAAAGAGATTTAAATTATTTATTACCTGAAGAAAATATCATAGCTATATTATATAATAAAAGCTATAAAACTATAATATAAAAAGAAAGGTATTTATTATGAATGATTTTGAAAAATTAAAACAAAAAATAACGTATGATTTAATAATTTTTTGTATGTTACCCAAAACTATTTTTAATTTAAATAAAAAGGAGAGATGATATAAATGTCATTAAAAGATGAAGAATATTTAAACTTACTTAAAAAAGATAATGTTGTGGTACAAAATGTTGAAACTATTGCTAATCTTGATACAATAATACAAGTATTAATAGATAAAAATTTAATTACAGAAGAAGAATATTTAGAATTATATAAAAGATCGAAAGAAAATACATATAAAAGTATATTAGAATCTTTATCGCAAGAACAAAAAGATAGTTTAGAAACCAATAAAACGTTTGATGATTTATTTGGGAGGTTTTTTAAATGAGAATAACTTATTTAGAATTATTAAATAAAATAAAAAATAAAGAAATTAATCCTTATAATTATTACATTATAGATGATTCTGTAACTTATATTTATGATGGACTAGAATTCGTTGATAAAAATAATACTACTTTATTATCTAAATACGCTCAATCTCAAAATTCAATAATGTATTCATTACTAAGTGTTGAAAAACAACCAAAAGGATTTAAAAACCATGAAGATAAAATCATTAGAAGAGCTAAAAAAGATATAATAGAAGAATTATGGGATATGTATTTAAGATTAGATTGGAATATTGATGCTTGTCAAGGATGTATGGAAGATTTAGATAAACAATTTAAAAAGGTTAATTTATATCAGAATTTATTAGAATATATGGGAGTTAATGTTAAAGAACAGAGAGATGAAAAATTTAGTAAATGGTATCAGGAACAAATAGAAAGACAAAATAAAGAAGATGAAAAGAAAAAAGAATTTAAAAAATCTATATATAATCCTATTACTATTCCTTTTGACATTCTAACTGAATCTTTTGAAAATAAAGACAATGAATCTTTGAAATTAATAGTAGATACTTGCCAAAAAATAAATGATCTGTTAAAATATTTAAAAAATAAAAACATATAACGTAAACTATTATAGAAAGGAGCTAATTATTATGGATTTAAGAATGCTTAACATGAATAATATTAACATTATTGATTCGTGGTTACTACAATATCCTTGTAGTTTATTAAGTATGCTTATTTTATAGTAATTAGAATACCTTTATTTCCTTCATATAAAAAATATACAGGTAGAAGTGTATTCTAATACACTTCTATTTTTTTATACATGTTATATTATTATATAATATCTCGGAGATCGGGCTCAAGGTAGGGCCACCAGTTTTGGGAACTGGATAACAGGTAGGTTCGATTCCTACATCTCCGACCACTAAAATAAAAGGAAAGGAAAATAAAAAAATGAAATATATTCCTAATTTAAGTAAAGAAGAATTACAATTAATAGTAAAATCTTGTTTAAATTATTCTGATGTTATGAGAGCTTTAGGTTATAAACATACAAATCATCAAGATACTTTAAGAAAATACATTAAGTTATATAATATTGATGTATCTCATTTTACAAAAAAATTTGCTGGAAAAGATTTTCCTGAAATTTATAGTAATGATGAAATATTTAGAAAAAATAGTGCTTGGCGAAGTAATACTAGTAGTTTAAAAAAGAGAATTTTAAAGTATAATTTATTAGAATATAAATGTTCTTTATGTGGAAATGAAGGATATTGGAATAATAAACCTTTAGTATTGCAATTAGATCACATTGATGGAGATCGTACAAATAATGAAATTACTAATTTAAGATTTTTATGTCCTAATTGTCATACTCAAACAGATACATATGCAAATAAAAGAGGATCATATCATAAAAAAAAGAATTAATTTAAAAATATTTTTAACGGAGTATTAGCTAAGTGGTAAAGCAAGATACTGCAAATATCTGATCATTAGTTCGATTCTAATATACTCCTCCAAAATTTTTTAAAAAAATTTAAATAAAACCCGTTACATTTTTTAAATTTTATAATATAATAAGGGTGATGAAAAAATAAGAAAGGAATTAATATTAAATGAATGCAGAATTATGGTCATATCCTAATGAACATTCACAATATATTAAATTAACTTCATGGTTAAAAAATAATAACATATCATATACTGAAGATATGACAATAGAAGAATTAAGACAATTATACATAGATGCAGAAACAGGAAAATTATAAATAAGATGATGGTGCGGTAAACGACCTTTAAATGATGTAGGATGTACGGCGCATGCATCTGGGCATACAGCCATCACTTATATATTTATTAGGAGTAATAAAATGAAAAATATAAGTCTAAAAGAAATGTTTAATATTTTAATAGATTGTATTTTAAATCAAAAAGAAGACTATCCAACATTTTATTATAAAAGAGAAAATTTTCATACAGGAAATCCTGAATTTATAGAAATAACAGAAGTTGATTTATTATATGGAAGATTTAATACTATTGATGGAGATTTTTCAGAATTTGAATGGGAATTAGAAGATAGTAATATTTATATGGAGGAAATTAAATGATAAAGATTTTTATACAAATTAGAGATAAAGAAAAATCTAAAATATCCAACGCAATTAATTTACAAGATATTGTATATAGGCAAAATGAAATAGAGTTTGAATTTGGAGAATATGGCACAGAAGAATATGAAACTTTATCATATAAAGATTTTCTATTTTATAAAGATAATTATGATTTATTAGTACAAATAAAAGATTAATAATAAAAATAGAGGAGGTATAAAATAATGCCATATATATTTAAATTAATAAGAAGTTGGTTTTGTGAGCATTTTTACGGAGATGGAACACCTTGTCCATTTATAGATGAAGAGAATAATCATTATGCTGTATATACTTGTGAAAAATGCGGTAGAAAAAAATTAGTTGCATTTAATAAGAAATAAGGAGACTACAAATGAATAATATAATTAATTACAAACAAAAACTACAAAATGAATATAACTTAAAAATATTTACAGATAATATAGAATATGAGTGTTTAGAACAAATAGAATTGTTGTTACAACAAGATATGTTTAAAGATTGTAAAATAAGAATTATGCCTGATTGTCATAGTGGTAAAGGATGTGTTATTGGATTTACTGCTAATCTTGAAGATAAAGTAATTCCTAACATTGTTGGTGTAGATATAGGTTGTGGTTTATATTGTGTAAGCTTAGGAAAAATAAGTTTAAATTTTCAATGGTTAGATGAAGGAATAAGAAAAGAAGTTCCATCCGGTAGAGAAAGTTTTAATGAAATAAGAACTAAATTTAAAAAGATACAAGAACTTATATGTTACAGAGAATTAAAAAATCATAAAGAATTTGAAAGACAAATAGGTACATTAGGTGGAGGAAATCATTTTATAGAAGTAGACATTGATTCTAATGGAAATAAATATTTAGTAATACATAGTGGTTCAAGAAATTTAGGTAATCAAGTAGCAAACTATTATCAAAATTTGGCAATTAAATTACATAATGGTTATGATGAATACTTTGAAGAAAAAGAACAATTGATTAAATATTATAAAGAACATGGTATGAAAAACAAAATACAAGATGAACTTAAAAAATTAAATACTAAATACAATAATAAAAAGTGTAATATGCCAAAAGATTTATGCTATTTAGAAGGTAAATATAAAGAAGACTATTTACATGATATGAAAATATGTCAAGAATATGCTGTTTTAAATAGATATACAATGGCAAAGAATATTATCAATAAAGTTATAAATCCTATGATTATGAATGAGTTAGATATAAATAAAATAGAAAAATTTGAAACAATACATAATTATTTAAACTTTGAAGATAATATTATTAGAAAAGGTGCTGTATCTGCTAAAAAAGGTGAAAAACTAATTATTCCAATTAATATGAGAGATGGTTCTTTAATATGTATAGGTAAAGGTAATGAAGATTGGAATAATTCGGCACCACATGGAGCTGGAAGAATAATGTCACGATCAAAGGCAAAACAATTAGTAGATATGGAAGAATATAAGCAATCAATGAGAGAAATATATACAACATCTGTATCAGAATCAACTATTGATGAAGCACCAATGGTTTATAAACCATTAGAAGAAATAGAATCAAATATAAAAGATACTGTAGATATAGTTGAAAGAATAAAACCAATATATAATTTTAAAGCAAATTAAATGAAGGAGTAATATAAATGTATTTTATAACAATGATTCAAATAAAAAATAACGAAGAAGAAGATCGAAGATGTGTTGGTTATTTTGATAATTTTAATGAAGCGGAACATGTTATTATAAATAACACATGTGATTTAAATGAAACAATATATAATTACAGTTTAATAGAAAATATAAAAAGTGGATTATATCAATATGATGAAAATCCTATTTGGTATAAATTTGATGAGAAATCAAATAAATACTTTAAATGTGATAGACCTGAGGGTTTTGAAAATTATACAGGATTTGCAATAGGATAAAATATTTTTCGGCGCTTGTAGGCAATTCAAGCTAAGAACTGAAATATTAAAATGTAAGTAGGTCGAATAACGGAGAGTTACCGTGCTGAAACCCATATATGCCGAGTATGTCAGCGGCTACTGACAACTGGTTTTGAAAACCGGTACATCGAGGGCAACTTCGGTGGGGGTTCGACACCTCTACTCGGCGCCAGAGGTTTAGATTTGTACCTAAAACAAATCAATCCATCATTGAGTTAGGTATTATACTTAATCAGTTCCAAAATCAAATCCATCAGTATAATACCTACTCCCATATTTGGGTTATTAGCTCATCTGGTAGAGCATCGCACTTTTAATGCGGAGGTAGTTGGTTCGAGTCCAACATAACCCACCAGAGGCTAAGGTTTTATAAGGTTTTCTAGAGTATCCTCTGCACAAAGCTAAATGTAGAAAACAACAAGAAAGAACAACTTCAAACTCGTTAGAATAAATTAATACTATTCCATCTAACGTAATAATAAAAAGGCAAGTAGTCCGGTCTAGATAAAGTAGAGATAAAATAACCGGTCTCTACTCCCATATTTGGCTTGTTAGTTTAATGGTTAGAATGCAAGACTGTCACTTTTGCGACACGAGTTCGATTCTCGTACAAGCCGCCATTTAAAAAAGCTTCCTTGGTGTAATGATAGCATCACAGTCTCCAAAACTGTTGGTTATGGTTTGAGTCCATAAGGAAGTGCCATAGTGGAAGATGTTGCTTATTATTAAAATTCTAGATAACTTAGTAATAAGGTTCCTAGCTGAGAGGACATCGTGAAATACTTTTGAGGTTATTGTATTTCTTTTATATGGGTGAGCGGTGCAGATGGCGAGGCACGGCAGACTGTAAATCTGTTCTCATTTGGGTTAATAGGTTCGAATCCTATCTCACCCACCAGCTGGTGGAAGATATATAAAGTCGATGGGATATATCAAGAGAATAAATTTAATAGGGGGTTGTTATTCTCATTTAATATTTTTTAAAATGGAGGAATTAATTATGTCTTTATACACTCAATTATTTGGAGAAAATAAAGAAGCAAAAGCTATTTTAGGATTTGCCAATTTAACATGTGAAATGTTTCCAAGATATAGAGATGTATTTTTAGCAGATAAAGGTACTAATGTTATAGTCTATACTCGTATAGGAGGACCTAATAGAAATGATTACAAACAACAAATAAAAACTATTCGTCAACATAAACAATTTATTAAAGATTATGATGATGAATATGATAATACTTATGCTTATTTTAAATTTAAAGTATTACCTGAATATTTAGATACAACAAAAATAATGTTTGATGAAGAACCTTTAACTGTATGGGAATTATTTGAAAGACATATAGAAAATGCAAAAGATCCTAATTCTGATGAATATAAAAAAGATTTAGAAATTGCAGAAAAACTTATGAAAGCTATTGAAAGTCAACAAAATGGTGGAATTATATATATGTAATTTATATGGTTCTTTAGTTCAGATGGTTAGAGCACTTGTCTGATACGCAAGAAGTCCTTGGTTCGAATCCAAGAAGAACCACCATGGCTACTATCGGTTTAATCTTTCCGAAATCCAAATAAAATTATTTTAGATTATGAGATTATTCATAGCTATACCTCCTTTCTATAATTATTTTTAAGGTATAATGAAATAATTTTTAAAAATGCAATACTTGTGATGTCGAGTATATAAATTGTTATAAATTGTTATAAATTGTATAAGATAGGTATAAAAAAGATAATTTTATATTCGAGAATGGTGAAATGGTATCACACAGCACTTTGACTGCTGGGTTCTTAGTTCGAATCTAGGTTCTCGAGCCAGGACAATTATTTGTCCATTAGTTTTTCTGTATTATTTTTTAGTAATTACTATAGTATATTTAAAAGAGATCTAATATATATAATAATTAGAAAATTCGTTTTATGTAAAGTATATGTGAATATTGTTAATAGTATCCTCTTATACTATAGTAAATAAGCTAACGTTAGGCTGCCTGATACTAGCTGAAGGCCTACATGTTTGATATTCTATATACTTTACATTTTATGGGTATGTGGCGGAACTGGCAGACGCACTGGACTTAAAATCCAGTATCTGAAATAAGGTGTAAGGGTTCAAGTCCCTTCGTACCCACCAATTAAATATTTTATAATAGAAGGAAATAAAAATGTTTAAAATTAAGAAAATAAAATTTAATCTAAAGAAAAGAAATTTTAGATGGGATTCAAAGTTACAAGATTATGTATATGAATGTTTAAATGAAACAGAGTTACATAGATTAATAATAAAATACTGTAATTCGAATAATATAACTTTAAAATCCATAAAAATATTCTTTGATACGTGTACAATTAAAATTAAAGGTACAGAACAAGATAAAATAAATTTAATTTTATATATAACTAATATATGTAATGGTTATATAGATGATTTACAATATTAAAGAAAGGAATTATTCAAGATATGAATAAAAAAGAAGTTAGAGTTTTTGATTCTTACAGTGTTACATCTGAAGATAAAAAATATTATTATAATTTAGGTTTAAATGATTATAATATAATGGAATATAATAATTCCATATTAAAGAAAAATGGTACAATAAAACCAACTGGTTCATTTACAAAACACCTTAAACCTATAAAACCATTAGATAAAAATTTAGTAACTAAGATTAAATGGGAATTAGATTCTATAGAAAAAGAAACTTTATCTATGCTAAAAAGTTCTGTTAAAAAAGCTAAAGATTTATATGATAGCTGTGAAAGAAAATATAATAGATATGAAAGACTTTTAATAGACTCTTTACCTATTGAAGAAGATCTATATGATGGAGATGAATGGGATTGTGAATTAAGTCCTATCGGTAGATGTATTTATAAAATTGATTCCTCTGGAGAGTCTGTATGTGTATTTTGTGGAGAACCAGAAGAAAGGAAATAATTATATGGAAGAGAATATTTACAATAAAACATGTATTAAATGTGGTAAAACTTATTATAGTAAAGGAAAAGCTCCTGTTGGAGAATGTCCTGATTGTTTAAGTAAAGAAGAATATTTTTGTAATAGATGTGGTCAACCTATTGATTATTGGGAATATAATGATAATGCAGAAGGTTATTGCGAAGATTGTATGGAACAAGAAGAACTTGAACTTGAGGAACTTGAAGAAGAAGATAATTAATATTCTTATAAATTAATTATTTTATTATTAATAAAGAAAGGAGGATTTTTATAAATATGAAAAAGAAAAAATTAAAAGATTATAGTGATGAAGAATTAGCAAGAATGGATTATAATACAAAAGAACGTTTAATTTTAGAAGATAAAATACATAAAATTGTGAAATATGTATTATTAGCAATAATAGTAATATTTTTAATAATAACATTCTTCAATTCGTTTAAAACTATTCCAACTGGTTTTATAGGAGTAAAGACTCGTTTTGGACAAGTGCAAGATACAATGTTAAATGAAGGATTAAATTTAAAAATTCCATTCATAGAAAAAATTGTATTAATGGATTGTCGTACACAAAAAACAGAATATACAATGGAAGCTAGTTCAAAAGATTTACAGAAAATATCTAATTATAAAATTGCTATAAATTATAATATAACTAAAGATACTGCAAATCAATTATATAAAAGTGTTGGTGTAGATTATAAAAATATAATTGTAGAACCAGCTATTCAGAGTGTTATGAAAGATTCAGTTGCTAATTTTACAGCAGAAGAATTAATAACAAAGAGAAGTGAAGTTGCTCAATTTGCATTAGATAGATTAACTGAAAAATTTCAAAACAGTGGTATAACTTTAACAGGTTTAGATATTTTAGATTTATCATTTAGCGAAGAATTTGATACAGCTGTTGAACAAAAACAAATTGTAGAACAAGAAACACAAAAAGCACAATATGAGTTAGAAAAAGCTAGAGTAGAAAATCAAAAGAAAATAGAAAATGCTCAAGCTGATGCAGAAGTAATGGCAGCACAAAATGCTCAAATTACAGATAACTATTTAAGACTTAAGGAAATTGAAAATCAAAAAGCTATGATTGAAAAATGGAATGGTCAATTACCTACAACAATGACAGGTAGTGATGTTTCTAGTATATTTAATGTAAATTAGTTATTAATCTTATGTTTAGATAAAAAGTGATGGCTACCAAATTTTGAAATAATTGAAACAACTCGGCAGTGAGATTCGTTGACTGTCCAAACTCACATATAAAGGTTGGAATACCTTGTCTAAACATATTAAATTATATAGGAGGATTAATATGGAAAATGAAGTATTAGATTACTTTTTACAAAAGAAATATTATCCTAATATAATAAAAGCACAAAATGAAAATAATAAATTTGTTATAAAAGGTGAAAATTACACTAAAATGAGATTAGAGCAATTATCTGAATTAGGTAGATTTCAATATATTTGGAGTGCAATATCTGGCACAGATAAAAGCATTAAATATTATGATAAATTATATAATGAAGGTTATATAACTTTTGAATGTGATAAATTTATTAATGAATTCAGAAAAACCTTTAATAATAAATTTAAAACTAAAACTATACAAGGAGTTTAAATAAAATGAGAATATATAATAATAAAGTATTCTTTTGGAATGGTATTTTTAGTAACTGGTATCCTTGTAAATTTACTTATAATAATGTAGAATTTAATTGTAGTGAACAAGCTTTAATGTATGAAAAAGCTATATTATTTAAAGATCAAAAAACGGCTCAAAGAATTTTAGAAGCTAAAACTCCTAAAGAACAAAAAGCTTTAGGTAGGCTTGTAAAAAACTACAATGAAAATATATGGTCTAAAAATAGAGAAAAAATTATGACTGACATATTATTAGCTAAATTTACTTCTAAAAATAATTTTAAAAATGAAATGATGAAATACAAAAATTATCAATTTGTAGAAGCTAGTCCTGTTGATAGAATTTGGGGAATTGGATTACATGAAGATAATGAATTAATAAAAGATGAAACAAACTGGAGAGGTCAAAATTTATTAGGTAAAGCTTTAACTAAAGTATGTAATCAAATTAATAATATGGAGGAATAAAATTTAAATGGAAAATGATATTAAATTAGGAATATAATTCCTAATTTATATGCCTTGATAGTGTAACGGTAACACATCTCGACGGAGAAGATAAGGTTCGAATCCTTGATAGGCTGATGTCTTTTACTTGTTTCTGTATAATAGGTAAACAAGCAAATCAACTATAATAATATAGGAATCTAATTGATATGGAGTATTCCTTAAAAAACTTTGTAGATATGTAACACTATGACCATATCCGAGAAGACTGTGTTATGAAGGTAATGTCCACTCTACTAGGGTGTAAAGTTAGTTGTTTTTAAACCCTATCATTTATATTTGCTAAGGAGTAATGTTAAATGAAACAAAACAAAGAGGATGTAAAACAAAATTTAAATAAAGAAAACTTATTACAAAAATATAGAACAACAGAACCTGGTTTAGAAATAAATAATAAATATTATACATTTTTTCCAGCAGAAAATAATGAACATATTATTATTTTTGAAACAAGTTTAAATGAAAAAACAAATGAATTAAAAACTAGTATTGTTGGAATCACATCTAAATTAATTTTTAAGGAAATTACAAATAAATTAAATATTTAACAAATTAAAAGACAAAAGAGAAAGAGAGGAATAATTATGAAAAAAGTTTTATTAATAATTTTATATACAATTATAATATCATTTATTTTAATAAGTTTAACATTTTTTGGAATACTAGGAGCTATTGCTTATACATTTTGTAATATAAAGTTAGCATTAATAATATTTGGTTTTATATTATTTTGTTTAATTTTATTTATAGTAGGAATTATATTAACAATTAAAGATATGAAAAACTAATTTGAAGAGATACTCAAGCTGGTTAAGAGGCTTCACTGCTAATGAAGTAGATCGAGTAATCGGTGCCTGGGTTCGAATCCCAGTCTCTTCGCCATATATAAAATATTTAGAAGGAGTAATTATTATGAATTATGTTTTAAATGAACAAGAAATTAAGAGATTAAAAGATTGCTGTTTTACTATACAAGATAATTTAAATGCTATTATTGCAGAATTAAATAGTGGAAATGCCTATAAATATTATATATTAGAAAAAACAGAACCTATGTTAAATGATTTAAATTGTATAATTAGTAATTGCTCTAATAAGGAAGATTAAGATGAAAGATTTATTATATATAGATGATTTAAGAACTCCTTGTAATTATATACAAAATCATTATAATATTATAATAGCTAGAACATTTAAAGATGCTATAAATGAATTAAATAAAAGAAAATATAAAGTTATAGATTTAGATCATGATTTGGGAGAAGAAAAAACTGGTTATGATATCTGTAAATATATCATAGAAAATGATATTAAAATAACACGAGTATATATACACTCAAGTAATCCTGTTGGTAGATTTAATATGTATCAACTATTACATAGATATTGTAAATGTGATATAATACCTTATTAGTTTGTAAAATATTAATAGATATTTAAGGTTATAATGGAGGGTAAAAATGACAAATAAAGAAAAATTAACAGAAACTACAATATATTAGTTAAGGAGTAAAATACAATGATGCAATTATTTAAAGATATTAAATATAAAAGACAAAGAGTAAAAAGAAAATACAGTGATGACATGTGTTGGGATTTACAATATACATTACTTGAAATTTTACCTAAAATGATTGAAACATTAAGACAAGGTAAACATGGATATCCAGAAGAAGAATTTGAAGAAGTAGATAATTTTCCACATGATTGGGTACAAAAATCTTTTAAAGAATTAGAAGATGATTTTGATGAAAAAGATTATGATAAACCTAATATAAAAAATCAATTTACGAGATGGCATTTAATTTTAAAAAGAATATCATATTGTTTAATACAAGCAGATGAAACCCAAACAGAAATTAAAAATAAATATCAAAAAGAATATGATAAACAATTATGGGGTGTAGATGATTGGGAAGCAGAAGAAAAATTAAGTGTAAAAGAATGGTTTAAAAAACATACATATGTAAGTAAACGTGATGAAAATGGTAAACCTGTATTACATACATTTGATTTTAAAGAAGTAGACCCTGAATTAAAAAAGAATTATTTTGATGAATCTAGAAGAATTGATGAATATAGAGATAATATGAAAACTGAAGCTTTTAATTTAATCAATAAATATTTTTGGCATTTATGGGATTAATTTATATTAGGCATAAATAGTTCCTTTTTAAAAAGATTAGGGATCCGCTTGTTGTTGGTTCAAATCCAACCCTCCCGACTAAATAATTCGGGAGGTAGCTCAAGAGGTAGAGCAGCGAACAATATTTACTATTCGCCTTATAATATTCAAAAAGACTGTTTTTACAGTCTTTTTTCTTTTTGCTTTTGTAAAATAATATTAGAGTTAGTCAAAGATATTGATTATTTATTTTAGGCTAACTCTATATATTTATATGAATTGTATATAAAAATGCTTTAAATTTAATTTTAAAGCGAATTAAGGCTATTTTAATTGGAGGTAATAAAATGTTCGGAAGAAAGAAAACAAATCAAAAAGTTACTAAAAAGGTTGAAGAAACAGTTTCTCAAGAATCTGAAGAAATAATAAAAGAAGAAAAAACAGAAACAGAAATAGAAACAGAAGTAGAAAATAAAAAGACATCAACTGATAAAAAAGCAAATAAAAAAAGTAAATCAATTAAGATAATTCAATCTTTAGCAGATTTTTTATATTAATAAGGTAAAATATTAATAGGAGATATAATCTGGGGTAGTAATATTAAAAACAAAACTCTTTTTACTTCTTTTGTTATTTATTTTTTAAATAACTAATCAGAAAATTAAAGAGTATGAATTGGATTCAAATACCAATTTAAATTTTAAAAGAGGAGGAATGTTTAATATGGCAAAATTAGATTTATCAAGTGTTCCACAAAAAATAACAATTACAAATAAAGGAACAGAAGATGCAGGATTCAGATATTTTAGAGTTAATTTTGTAGAAGTTGTAAAACCTGGAGATGAAATAGTTATTGCTGCTCAATCTTCAGAAGAAGCCGCTTACTATTTAGCACTTGCAGATGCTAATATTAAATTAAATGTTACAGCTGCTGCAATGGAATAATAGAATATTAAGATAAAAATAAACTTAATATATAAAGTATTTATTTTAAGTTTCTCGCCTATAACCTACCTCCGAGAAACTTGATTAAATACTTTAATACAAATATGTATGGAGGTAAAGTATGATGTCAGATGAAAATTTAGACCCTATTTATAAAGATAATGATATAACAAAACCTCGTACTTATCCTCGTATGTCTAAAAGATTGAAAAAAATAGTAAAGTACATTGAAAGTCAATTAGGAGGACAAGTATTAGATTTAGAATTAACTCCTCAAAATATTAAAGATATTGTAGAACAAGCATTTGAAGAATTAAAACATTATATGACTGATTTATATACAGCAACTGTTCCTTATGCACCATGTATTGACTTATCAAAATATCATGTAGATTCAGTTGAATCTGTTATGAGAGGTCAAGATAGTATTTTAACAGGAATGCCTTTTCAAATGCCTGCTATGGATTTAATGAATGTGACAGGAATGTTTAATATAGAGAATTATGCTAATGCAATTTTAATTAAACGTAATTTAAATATACTTGCAACAGATATGGATTTTGTTTGGGATAAACCAAATCAAAAATTATACATATCAGCTAATCCAAATATTCCAAATAGAGTAACTATTAATTTTAAACCTGAATATTATTCAGTTGAAGATATTCGAGAAGATTATTGGGAAACTCAATTAAGGAAATTATCATTAGCTATGTGTAAAATTGTATTAGGTAGAATTAGAAGTAAATATAAATCAAGTTCTTCTAAATTTGAATTAGATGGTGATACTTTATTAAGTGAAGGTAATAGTGAATTACAAGCCATAAGACAATATTTAGATGAAAATAAGGATATATTTACAGTTTTAAATTAATAAAAAGAAAGGAGAAAAATTATGAATTTAACAGAAGCAACAATACTTGCTTTACAAGGCAAATTAAATTTACAAGAAGATGTTGAAATTGAAACAGACCAAGTAGAAGTTACTGTAGGAGATGATAAAACTGTTATTGATACAGAAGATTCTACAGTTACTGTAGAAAAAAATAATGAAACATCTACAGAAGAAGAACCAGTAGAAGTAGAAATAAGTGAAGAAATTGTTTCAGATGCTGATTTAGCTGATGATAATTTAGATGTTGAACCTGTTGAAACATCTGATGAAGATACAGAAGAAGTTATTTCAGATGAAAATATTGAAACAAATACAGAAGATTCTGCAATAGAAGATACAGATACAGAAACTGAAGAAGATGAAAGTGAAGATTCAGAAGAAGAATTAGATGAATCTAAAAAATTAAATGAAGGTAGTTATGATAATTTTGAAGATTTTCAAAATGAAGTAAAATCTATTGGAAGTTTATATGATTATGTATACAGAAATTATTATCAAATGCCTTTAGATTTTCTTAAAGAAATAGCTTTAAATGCAATTTATGAAGCTAATAATGATGAAGCTATTATATCAGATATGAAAGAAAGAGTATTTGAAAGTAAATCTGTAACTGAAGAATGTGATAATTGTGATGATACAGAAAAAGAAACTTTTAAATATAGTTCTAAAACATTCAATGAAGCTTTTGAAAAATACTTAAAAGAACAAGATGATAAAATTCAAAAATTTAATGTTAAAAATTTAAGTAGAAATCAAAAAGGTGACTTAAAAATAGAAGCTTATATGACAAGAGAAAATAAAATTAAAAAGGTAGAACTTAAATTAGAAGCTTATAAAACTTATAATACTATAACAAAATATAAATTTGATAATTTTACAGATAACAAAAAAGTTGAATCAAAACAAAATAAACTTAAACTAATTACAAGATTAAATAAAGACAAAGTATTAGAATGTAAATTAATTACAAAATAATTTTTAAAAGAAAGGAGAAATAATAAATGTCATTCATTAATATTTATACTAATAACTTATCTAGAGAATTACGTAACTCAACTACATTTGTAGATAATTGGGCTTATGTTCCTGGAACAGCTATTACAGGTGACTGGAAAACTGTTTACCCATTTACAAGTTTAGATGATTTTAATGATACTTGTGGTGATAGAAGTCCTGAAGGATCTATAACACATGAAATAGTAGCTGGTTTATTAAATTCAGGAATTCCTGTATTATTCAGAAGAATTGCATGCGTAAATCAAGATACTTCATCAGAAGAATTAGGAGTTACTAAAGCTGAAGTTATTTTATCACATTATGATTCAGATGAATCTGCAGATCATAATGATGTAAAAATTTCTGAAAAATACGGAGGAACTTTTGGTAATGATATGACTATTACAGTTCGTAATTCTGGTATTGCTTATTGGTTAGAAGTATATTTAAAATATACATTATTAGAAAGAAAAAAATTAATTAATATAGGTAAAGAAGATTCACAAGAACAAACAAATCAAAAACTCATAGATGCATTAAAAACAACAGAATTTGATAGAATTATAATAGATGTATTAGAAGATGATCCTCAAAAGTTTGAATTACAAACAGTAAGTAATAAGGCTTTATCAGGTGGAACAGATTTTGATGAAAGTAAAGTTGCTGCACAAATTCCTAAAAGTTATGATTTTATTAAAGATAAAATTTTATATCAACCAAAATTCTTAACATCAGGAGGATATACAGATGAAGATATGTCTACATCAGCTCCTATTGCAGAAGCAATGTTAAACTTGAGTTTATTAAGACAAGATTGTAGAGCTTTAATAGATATTCCTATTGGAACACCTGCAGAAGATCAACAAGAATTAGCTGCTTCAGTAGCTTATCAACAATTAAGTGATGATCAAGCAATTCCAAGTGGAAGTATATGTGCTCCATGGCAATACATGCAAGTAGGTACTGAACAAGTTTGGATGCCACCATCATATGTATATCTAACAGTTGTTGGAAATGCATTAAGCAAAGGTGGAAAAGTATATACACCAAAAGCAGGTGTAGCTAGTGGACAAGTTGCAAATATATTAAGACCTGAATTTGAAATAGGTTCAGATTTATCTGAACAATGGCAATCTGATACAGCTGTTAATATAAATCCTATAATGAGATTACAAGGTGGAAGATTTGTAATTGCAGGAAATAGCACAATATTAATGCCTGAATCTACATCAGGAGAAGATAATGCTTTTTCTGAATCAAGCGCAGATCTAGCTGTAATTGAAATTAGAAGATTTGTTTATAATTTAGCAACAGAGTTACAATATCAATACAATGCTGTTACAGCATTTGAAACATTCTCAATAAAAACAGCTAAATTCCTTGAAGGAATGATGACTGAAGGAGCTGTAGGTGATTACAATATTTATAATATGAGCTCTGATACAGATCCTAGAACATTGAAAATTAGATTAGATGTTAGTGTAATGCCTACTATTAAGAATATTGAAATTTACTTAAATATTTCTTATGGTAGTGTTGAATTAAATACAGGAGGTGAAGCATAATGGCTGGTATATTTACTGATTCTGATTTATCTTATGATAGCGCAGGACAATTACAAAATGGAATGAACAAATATTTAGGTACAACATATATTTTAAATCACAAAGCTGATTTTGAACCTGGTAGAACTTCAGATTTTATTTTAAAGATAAAATTTGAAAGAGATTTATATGGAATGGATGGTAAATTAGTTGCAACTGCTGATGAAGCAAGTGAAGCCTTAGCTTTATCATTAAGAGATTACACAGGTCCTCAAATGACAATTGAACCAATTAGTATTAGAACTGGAAATGGTCAAGTTAATTATGCAGGTGTACCATCAGTAGGAAATTCTCCTATTTCATTTACTGATTATATTGGTATGAAAACAGAATACATATTACTTGCTTGGTATGCTATGGCACATAATATAACAAATGACAAAATTGGTTTCAAAGAATATTATAGCAATGATGGTATTTTATATAAATGGGCTCCTAATGGAACAAGACAAATAAGTTGGTGGCTATTAGGTTGTTGGATAAATGAATATAATCAAGGTCAATATTCAAGACAAAATCCTGAATTAAGACAATTCTCAACAACAATTTATTATGATAAACCTGTACCATATGCTAAACCTAATTTCAGTTCTTGGTATGTTGGAGACGATGAAACAGCTTACACAACATATACAAAACCAAATTATATTGGTACTCAATCAAATTCACTTACAAATTAATGACCTTCTAAAATATATATAAGAGAGATTTTATTCAAAAAATCTCTCTTATTTTTATACTTGTAAAATATTAATAAGAAGATATCTTGGGAGGAATACTTTTGGAGAACAATTTAGAAATATTAAATAAATTAAATGATGATGAAATGGAAGTAGTTAAAAATATATTATCACAAATTGCTGATAATGGTAAATCTAAAGAACTAGAAGATATCTATTATGAAGATTATGAAGAAATACCAGTTGATTTAACTACTTTTTTATGTGATGAACAATATTTAGGTAATTATACAAATTATGGTAGAGATATTTATGATACTTGGAAAAAAGAATTAGCTTATGTACATGATCCTGCTAATTTTATAGATCAATGGGCGATTACTCGGTTGTTTAGATGGTTCTGTAAAAATTCCTTTATTAGATGGAACTAAACCAACTATAAAAGAATTATATGATAAATATAAAAATAATCCTAGAAATAATGGAAAAGATACTATTAATTATGTATACTCATTTGATTTTAATACTAATAAATTTAAAGTAGGAGAATTAATTAGAGTTTTTTATACAGGACCTAAAAAATGTTATAAAATAACTTTAGATAATGGTAAAGAAATAATCTGTAGTGCAGAACATCCTTTTTTAACAAGAAGTAAACATTGGAGATCTTTAAATACAGGATTACAAGTAGGAGACTCTTTAATGCCTTTTAGAAGAGAATATGATCCTTATGAGAAATTAATAGTACCAGAAAAAGATGGTACATATTCTAAACAATATACTCATAAAATGGTATTAGAGTATAAAAATGGAAAATTAGCTAAAAATAAATATTATGAGGGTCATCATAAAGATGAAAATAAACATAATAATGATCCTACTAATTTAATTTTATGTAAAAAAAGATTACATAATAAATATTATACTAACAAGATGTGGCAAGATTCTGAGCATAACATGAGTGTCAGTGATAAAATGTGTAATTATATGAAAAATAATTCAAATAAAGCTAAAGAGATGTCTTTAATAAGATGGAATAAATACAAAACAAAAGAACAAAGAAAAAAACATTTAACCGATATTGGTTGTCGTAATTTTACAACTGAATATAATAAATTTCAGCATCCTAATTTATTAAAGATTGATCCTAAAGAATTTATTGAATATATGAAAACTTGTTATTCTGCAAGTCAGGTGATAAGACACTTCAATATCTCTAAAGGTGGTTTTTATAGTTATTGTAAACGTTTTGATATAAATTACAAAGATTATTTAATAAAATTAAAAGGTGTAGGAATTATATCTGAACATAAATTAGATTTATTAAATAAATTAAATTCAATATATTGTGAATATAATACTTTGGATTTTAAATTTATAAAAAAATTAAATAAAACCACCAATTATTTTTCTAATGCTACATTAAAAACTATAGAGAGATATTTAGCTAATCCTGAATTTATAGAAACAGTAAAGAATTATAATCATAAAATAAAAGCTATACAATATATAGGTATAAGAGATACTTATGACTTAACTGTGAGAGGAGACCATAATTTTGCTTTAGATGTAGGAGTTATTTCGAAAAATAGCACAGGAACAGGTAAATCTACAGTTGCAACTTATAGTTTGTGTTATGAATTATATAAATTAATGTGTTTGAAAAATCCAAATAGATATTATTTAGGTGCAGATGAAACAATTTGGTTTTTATTCTTTAACTTAAACTTAAAACTTGCTGAAAAAACAATGTGGGGTAAATTTCAAAAAGCCTTACAAAAAAGTCCTTGGTTTCAAGAAAGAGGTACTATATCTGGTAGAACAAATTTAGTATATCAACCTAATAAAGATATTCGTTTAGATATTGGTTCTACTGAAGAACATGCATTATCTGTTGCTGTTATGTTCGCTGCTATGGATGAGATGTCTTTTGGTGATAATGATAATGTTGATTATTTACAAGCAGGTATGATGCAAATATATAATCAATTATATCTACGTTTATCATCTCGTTTTCTTAAAGGTGGACGTATTCAAGGTAGAATGTATTTAATTTCATCTGCTAAATCTACAAATGCTGTACTTGAAAGTTTTATTCGTGACAATGAAGGACAACCTGGAATGCATGTAAGTAGATATAAACAATGGGAAGTATTACCTGCATCTAAGTTTAGTGGTGAATGGTTTAAGATAGCAGTAGGAAATGAATTATTAACTAGTTACATAATGGGAGTTAATCCCAGTGAAGAAGAAATTAAAGAAGCTCAAGAAAAAGGATACACTGTTATTGATGTACCTAGAGAAATGAAGCATAGATTTGAAATGGATTTTAATAGAACATTGATAGACACTTGTGGTATCTCTGTACAATCAAGTTATAAATATATTCCATATAGAATAGTAGAACCTTGTATAGGAGATATGAAAAATCCTTTTAAAGATGAAATAATAAAAACAGGTTTAAATGATTCATTACAGATTAAAGACTTTTTTTATCCTGAAATAGTACCTGAAATCTTATACAGTAAAAAAATATTTATTCATTGCGACTTATCAAAATCTGGAGATATGACAGGAATTAGTGCTGTTGCTGTTCTTGGATATAAAAATCAAGAAAGATTTGATGATACTGGAGATCAGACTCTTTTAAAAGAAATTGTATTTAGGCATGTATTTTCAGTTGGTATTCAATGTCCAGCTAATGATGAGTTAAGTATGATTAAAGTAAAAGATTTTATACATTATTTAAAATATGATTTAGGTTGGAATATAGCTGGAGTAAGTTGTGATGGTTATCAATCATTAATGTTATTACAAAGTTTAAAATTGGATGGATTTAATACAAAAGAAGTTTCTATGGATATAATCAAAAATAAAGAATGTGTTGGTTATACTATATTTAGAAATACTTTGGTTGAACAAAGAATAAAATTAATAAAATGTCATACATTATTAAAAGAAATAACTAATCTTGAAAAGAATGAAACTACAGGTAAAATAGATCACCCTAAACAAACAACAAAAATATTAGATGATGGCACTAAAATAAAATCTGTTGGAAAAGATATTTCAGATAGTTTAGGTGGAGCTGTATATAATGCTACTTTAAGTGTAGATTTAAATGAATTGGATTATATGGAAAATGTTACAATAGCTAATAATTCAGATATGACAACAATTAGTGGTAATAATAATGTTGCTGATGAATTATTTGGATTTTCTCAAAATTTTGATGGTTCTATTAGTCTTAATAAAGATTTTAATAATTCAAATAATCAAGATGAAGATATTAACACACAAATTGATGAAGAAATAAATAAAACTATAAATCAAAATAGATTAGTTGTTAATAAAATTAAACAAAATAATAAAACTAATTTATCTGATCAAGAGATTTTAGATATGTATGATGAGTTAAATAATGATGGTTTTATAATTATGTAAAATATTATTGTAAGAATAAAAATATTATTTTTGGAGGTAGGAAATATGAACAAAGAAGAAAACAAAGAAATATTACCAGATATTAAAAATATCAAAACACAGGATACTTTTACATTACCAAGTAAAGGTCTTGTATATACAGAAGCTGATAATATTGGAAAAAGTATTACATTAAGAAGGATGACAACAAAAGAAGATAAAATGCGTTTAAGAAATGAAAGTGAAGATAAAGTTAGAAAAGACATTTTACAAGCTTGTATTTTAGATCAAAATGTGGACGCAGGAAAATTAAAATTATTAGATGCAAATTTCTTATTATTTAAATTAAGAGTTTTAAGTTTATTAGATGATACATATAAAGTAAGTTGTTTCTGTCCTAAGTGTACTACAACTTTTGTACATGAAGTAAATTTATCTGAATTAGATGTTAATTATTTAACAAAAGAAAAATTAAAAATGTTAAAGGTTGAATTACCTTTAAGTAAGTTACAAGTTGATTTAAAATATCCAAGTTTACAAGATACTATAAACATGGGTGATAAATTAAGAGAATACATTGATAAATTTCCAAATGCTGATAGAAATGAATTAGTATATACTGTATCATCAATGTTGTATATAGATAAAATAAATGGTCAAAAATTATTATCAGAAGAATTAGAAGATTGGGTTGACAATCTAGATATATTAGATAATAGATTTTTAAGAAATAATATAGCTAAATTAGATAATTCTTTTGGATTTGATGAAGTTATACCAGCTCAATGTCCAAATTGTGGTAATGTAATTAATCATGGATTACCAATAACAAATGAATTATTCAATCCCAGTTTATAGAGCTGTAATAAAATTAGATGATAAACATTTAAGTTTTTTTAAAGAAGATGTTGAAGATATTATAGATCAGCAATTAATGATAACTAAATTATGCAGCTCAATATCTTTTAAAGATACAAATGATATGGATGAATATGAAAGAGTATATATATTAAAGAAATTAATTCAAATGCGTAAAGAAGAAAATGAAGCAAAAGAAAAAGCTATTGAAGAAGCTAAAAATAGAAATAAAAGATAGGTATTTAATTACCTATCTTTTTAATTATAATATATTATCTTTAATATAATCAATATAATCTTGCTTTGTACCTTCTTTTATCATTTCACTAATATATAAATAGCCTATATTTAATTTTTTAAATAATATTTCCATTTCTTTATTATAATGATTCTTTCTAAAATCTATAAATTTTTTATATTTATTTAGAATATATTGTTTATTTAAATCCAATAAATCGTTAATTTGTTTATTGATTCCATTAATTTCATTTTCTGTATTATCTAAAGTTGGTTCATAATTTTCTATTAGTTTATTTAATTCATTTAATTTTTTTTGTAATCCATTTCGTTTTTGATTTAATTTAAATATTTTTTGTTTATTAAATAATTTATTAAATATAGATAAATTATTTAATTCATCTTCAACATCTCTTAATTTAATTAAAACTCTATTATATGAATTTATATATTGATTATATCTATTTTGCTCATCATTATGTTTTTTGTTTTTAATATTATCTAATTTTAATGTTAATTCATTTATTTTATCATTAATTTCAGTATTAGATTCATTTAATTTATTTAAAAATAATCTAATGTCCTCATAATCAATACCTATGTCATCACAAATTTTATAATAATGTTCTAATTGAACTCTTTGTGTTTTCATTTCTTCAATTTCTTTTAAAGTTTTATTATTGTTATCATTGATTTGTTTATTTATTAAATTACTATTATTTATAGCATTTATTAAATTAGCATTATTTATTTTTTCTTGTTTTATTTTTTCTTGTTCAATTTGATTTGCTATTTCTTGTTGTTCTAATAAATCCCAAGTATTTTGCATTTGTCTTCTTTCTGCAACAGTAGTTCCTTTATAGTCAGGGTTACCATCATAATACCAACCGCTTGGTCTTACATTTCTTGGCATTTTAATCACTTTCCTTTACTTTTAAATTTTCTATTTTATATATAGCATTTTTAATATCAAAATATTCTATATGTGTATCTATTGGATAAATAGTTGCTACTATTTTATGATTTCTTTCAATATCTATAAAATCATCTTCATCATTTATATTATCTTGCATTATTTGTATATTATGATCTAAGAAATTTAAAACACAGTTTCTAGAATAATAAGTTCTTAATACCTTTCCTTTAGATTTATTATAATTTCTTTTAATTATCTTATACATATAATTCCTCCTCTATATATCTAATATAATTGCTTTATCTAATATTGATTTTAATCTAATTAATTCTTTTTCTGTAATTTGAATAGCTTCTTCTTTTGTCATAAAATAATATTCTTCTTTGTCTTCTTTTATATTATTTAATTTATTTAAAGTTTTATCATAGTCTTTTTTATATGAATCATAATCTTTCTTATATATTGTATTTTCATCTAATATTTTTATTCTTTTTAAAAATTCTAAAGTATTAAAACATCTATAGGAATATACTTTGCCTTCAGCTTCAAAAGCTATGTTATATGTTTGCTTTTCTTCATCTATCCAAAAATCAGTTTTTGGATATTTTGATCTAATTATATTTAAAGCTTTTTCTTTTTCAATTTTACTTGTTTTCATTATAAATCATCTCCTTTATTTATTATAGCTATTTTTCTATAAAGTATTTACTAAATACCAATCATTAAATTTTTTGAAATAATTAATAGCACATTCTTCTGCTTCTTTTTCTGTTTCGAAATATATTGCTTCTGTTTTATCTATAACCCATTTTAAAGATTTTCCAGGTCCTTCTGCTAAATAAACTTCTTTTCCTGATTTTAATTTCATACAAATTAAAGTAAATTCTTCCATAATTATACCTCCCTACTTTCTATATATTAATTATACTATATTTTTTAAAAAATGTAACGGGTTTTTATAAAAGTTTTTAAACTTATTTTTTAAGTAAAATATTAATAGATATTTATGAAAAAGGAGATTAATAATGCCTAGAAAAAAACAAAATGTTGAAGCTTATGGTAAATCATGGAGTCCTATAGATTTACCTAATTTAGAAAAAGCAATTAAATTATATGAACGATTAAATTATTTGCAAGATCATTTTGCTAATTCTTTATCTGGTTCTCAAGCTATAATGCAACAAATTAATGAGAAAACAGATATTCAAAATGAATTACAAAGATTAGGTATTAAATTAACTGAAGATCAAGCAAAAGAAGTTGCGAGCTTATTAAAACATAAACAAAAAGAAAATGAATTATTAAATAAAAGAAATGAGCTATATAAGCAAGGATCTAGTTTTGAAGAAGTTCAAAATAGATCTGGTATTAAAAATGTTAATAATAATATTTCTTGGACTAATGCAGGTTCAGTAATAGCAGGAACTTATCAGCAAAAATATGCTCAACAACAATTAAATAAAAATTATGAATATTACAAAACAAATTCTACTAGTAATAATGGGCAGCTAATTACAAAATTAGCTCAAAATAAAACAGTAAATGATATAAATAATAGTTCATCTAAATTTAGTAAAGCTGCTAGTATTATGCAAATTGCTGTAAACGCCTTTAAAGAAGGTGTAGATATATTTGTAGCTGGTATTAAACAAGGTTTTAATAATCAAGTTAATGCTTATGAAAGTACTTTTTCTAATATTGCAGCTAGGAATGTTACAACAAATGATGTTTATTTATCTAAACAAAGAAATTTAAACAATGAATTAGGAAGTATGGGTTTAGCTGATAATATTAAAACTTCTGATGTGCAAAATATGTGGAATAAATTAGCTTCAAATGGAGCTAGTTCTGAGGCTATGTTTGCTCAAGGTATAGAAAATGTTATAACAGAAAAAATAGTTCCTTATTTAGATACTTCTAGTATTTTATGGCAGCAATTACAACAAAGTCTTGGACCAACATTTGTAAAACAAATGAGAGGTATAAATAGAGCTACTTTAGATGTAGCTGATAATACATATTATACTGAAAAAATTGTTAATGATATGTTACCTTTAATGCAATACTTAAATGATGCTCAAGAAGCTGAATCAGCAAAAGGTATGGCAGAATCTTCTGGATTTACAGCAAAGGCTTTAGATATGGGGTTATCTCAAACAGAAGTAGATAATTTAACTTCTTCTTTTTCAACATTGTTTACAAATCCTGGTAAAGTTATAACAGAAGGTTCTGCTATAGAAAAATATGCTTGGGAACAAATAAATCAAGCTGGATTAAGTATGAATAATCCTGAAGATTATGCTGAGATTTTGGGAATATTAGCTTCTACTCAAAAATATTTTGCTGATATGGTTCCTAATGCTAATGGGGATTTAATGAGTTCATCTGTAGCTGATGTAGCTATTAATAGTGTAGGAGGTAATTATTTATCAGCCAAAGCATGGCAAGATAAAAGTTATGAAGATATACAAAAAATGGTAGAAGCTGGAAATAAAGCTGGTGAATCAGTTTTAAGTTCAGGTGAAGAAGCTACAAATGATGTAAAAAATGGTGAATTACAAACTGCTCAAGATAAGAGAGATACTTGGTTAGAAAATATTACTAATGATGTAGCTTATTTAAAAGAAAAATTTCCAACTTGGTTTGATGTTATTGGAGTAGCAATTAAAGGTATTGTTGGAGGTATAGCAGCTTCTGTCGTAGGTAAAGGAATAGGTGCTTTAGTAGGATCCACTGCTGGAGGTACAGGTGCTGGTATTTTAGCTGGTGGAGGAGGTATTGCCTTAGGTGCTATAGGTACTACATTAGCTGCAGTAGCAATACCTGCTTTAATAGCTTCTGGTATTAATAGTTATCAAAGTAGCAAAAATAATGAACAAACTAAAAATATTAATAATAGATTAAGTAATTTAATGGAACAAGAAGCTAATAAGGGTGTTGAGAATGAAATGGATCAATATGTTAATGCGCTTAATAAAGTTCAATCAAGAGGAAATATAGGAATATGGAATGCTGATAGTGAAGTAGGAGCTAATTTTACAAAAAGAACAAAAATGGCTAATGGTTCATGGATTGATACTGAAACTTCTATGGGAGATGCTACTTCTTTTACAGCTGGAGGTAAAAATATTTTATCAGCTTTTACTAGCTTAGATAAAGATACTAGAGAAAGCTATGGTCTAGAAGCTTCAATGTGGAAATCAGGAGAAGATGAAGCTAAAGATGCATTAAATTGGTTTTATTCACAATCTGATAGTGAAGGTTATAATAAAATTAAAACATATGCATTGTCAAATTATCTTAATCATAACAAAGATAAAATTAATTATGCTCAAGTTGTAGCTGCTTTAAATATAGCAGCGTATAAAAGTGGATTATCAAATGAGCAAGCAATTGCAGGACCATTATCTAGTATAGCAGGAATTAATTTATACTCAGATAAAAATGATATATCTGCTTTCTTACAAAAAGCTGGTATAACTGAAGCATCTAAAATTACTGATGTATATAATATGCTTGGTAGTAAGCAAGTTGATTTTTATCTAATGGATAATAAAGGAGGATGGTTAACTTTTCCTGATGCTTCTACATTTAAAGAAGAATTTAACTTACATAGATTAGGTCTAAATAGAGTTCCTTATGATAATTATCCAGCTTTATTGCATGAAAATGAAACAGTACTTACAGCATCTACGGCTAATGAATTAAGAAATTTAACAGATACATATAGAGAGACAAGTCAACAAAGCATATCATTTGATACTATAATTCAAAATCAGACGAGTGCATTAATTTCGAAAATGGATCAAATTATTACTGCAATTAGTAATTCTAATACACAGCAATTACAACCAACATGGAATACAAACGCTACTTTAAATAATATGAAGCATTTAAGAAATTTAAGTAGTTTTAATAATTAGATATTTATATAAAAAATAGAGAAGGTTTAAATTCTTCTCTATTTTTAGCATAATTTAAATCTTGTAAAATATTATTAGAATTATTTAATATGTTTAAATTAAAGGTACATAAATATATTAATTAAATATAAAAATGTGTTATTTCTATAATTATGCACGAAATAACTATATGATTAAGGAGATAATAAATGAATATAAAATTTGGAACAGATAATTTTTATGTTAAATATTTAAAAAGATTTTTAAATCATGAATTATCACAAACAGGAGCTATTTTAGGTAAATTTGATAAAACAGATCAACAATCTTTAATACATTATTTAAACTTACCAAATGTAAAAGATATGTTCTCTGTTGAAAAAGAAATAACTGAAAAATTTCCTGAATTGAATACTTTATTTAATACGAAATTAAAAGATAACTTAATACAATGGACATCTAAAAATATATCTGATGAAGAATCAAATTTCATAATTAATAATTTAGATGCTATAAAAGATTACTGTGAATCTGTTGGATGGGAAGTAGATACTGTATCTGAATGGGTAGATTTAACAAAAGATATTAATGGAGATAATAAAGTTGATAGTCAAGATAGAACTATTCTTTATAATATAGTATATAGTAATGCTACATACCCTCAAGAAATAATGAATAAAGCTGATTTAAATTTAGATGGTGTCATTGATTCTACAGATGTAACAATAATGGATAACTATTTAATAGATGGAAAATTAAGATTAGATATCAAACAAGGTTCAAGGAAAAATTATTTTCCAAATGAAGATATGCTTGTATTTGTTAATCAATTTGATGGTACGTTTATTTATAATTATGCAATTAGAGATGAGATAGGTAGAGATGATATACCTCATTATAATACATCAGGTTTATATAAAATAGCTTTATATAAATGTACGCCAGGTGAAAAAGTCACAATAGCTCATAACAGTTCACAAGCAGTACATTTAGTTATTGGTTGTTCATTCGTTAGATTAAAACAAGATATTATTGGTTCTGAATCTGTATTACAAAATGTAGTAGAAGTTGATTTAAAAGCAGGAGAAGGTTATCAGTATACTTGTTCTAGTGTTGATATAGGTAATGGTTATGATGCTAATTGGCTTTGTATTCAATGTCCATCTAATTATGATGATGTATTTACAGCCAATGAAAAATCTTTAATACTAGAAGTTGGAGATATCAATTTTGATGGAAGAATTGATATGCAGGATTATACTTTACTTGCAAGATATACAGCTGAAGGTCCTGGTTCAGAACAATTACATTGGGAAGCTACTCCAAAACAATTAGCTGTTATGGATATCAATAAAGATGGTCAAGTTAATATAGAAGATGCTCAAATTTTATATAAATTTGTTGAAGGAGATCCTACTTATCCAAGTTTAGGTACTACTGTATTTACATATGATCAACCTGGAAATGCAAATGTAGTTGCAAATGTTAGTAATTTATTAATAATTCAAGGTCATTATGATCAAGATGTTAATATTCCATTTATAGATTTTGTAACAGATGATTGGATTGTGCATGAAAAATTCTTTAATTATTTATTAAATATGGCAATACATAAATATTCAAATTCTCAAGATATAACATATTTACAGCAACTAATGAAAGAATATTATCCAGAACATATGTATGATGAAGATTTCTTTTATCCAGGAGTATATAGCGATAATATGAAAAAGATTATGAAAGATTATCAATTAAGTAAAGCTTATTTCACTTTAGGAGATTTAAATAGAGATAATCAATTAAATAGTGTAGATTTAAAATTACTGAGAGATTATTTAGATGATGCAACTGATTATAATTTAATTGTAGATTATTTAGCTGGTAAAATTGAATTAACTCCTGAACAAATAAAAAAATTAGACAGAAATAAGAATGGACAAGTAGATCTTGAAGATGAACAAACCTTTAAAGATGAATTAGATTCTAAATATTCAGCTACTTTTAGAACAAGAGCTGATGTAAATCAAGATGGATATATAAATGAAGATGATTATACTTTACTTGAAAAAGAAGTTAATGGAGAATCAACAACATTAAGACAATTTCAAATACCATTTATGTTAGGTTGGTATGATGTTCAAACAGAAGCTTTATTTGAAAGTGAATATAATTATAATGAAACAATTTCGGAGGTAAGTAAATAATGGCATATGTAAAAGATTATCATATCCCATTTATGACAAATATAGATCAAGCTAGTTCTTCAGCTACAAATGGACTAGCTGGATTTAAAACTTGGGAATGTTATATGATTGTTAAATATGGTAAGCCAAATCAATGGGGAGTTGGAGGAGATTATGAATATTTAATCGAATTACCATTATATCCAGATGAAGTAACCGAAAGTATTGGAGCTCAATGGGCTACTCAAACAGTTTTAGGAAGATCATCTCCTTTATCTGCTTATGCTCAAACTGATTTAAAAAATGTAAATTTTAATTTAGATTTACATAGAGATTTAATAACAGGTAGTTTTTCACATGATTATAATACTCTTATAGCAGCTGGAGGAGCTTTAAATAGACAATCAGCTGGTTTGCAAAGTCAAAGTGCTAAAGGTCCTTTTGATACAAGAACTTGGTATACAAATGCAAATAAAATGTTACAAATTGCTTGTTATCCTCAATATACTTCACAAGGATTAATTCCACCTACAACTTATTTTATATTTGGTCAAATGATTTTAAAAGGATATGTAGTATCTTATAGTACTACATGGAAAAAACCTATTTTAAATACATTTTATGGTTGGAATACAGTTACTATAAATATGGATTGTTATCCAGATACAATTATATCTGCAAAACAAATAATTGAAGGAGCAGGTGCTGCTAGTACACAAAATACTTATAACACTTTATATCCTGGTAAATCTGAAAATAGTAACGTTATGGGTAGATATGAAACAAGAGAAAGATCTAATGCTAGAACAAATGCTGCTAATAATGGTGGTACTTTGGGTGGACAAGTATTAGATGTATAGGAGGTGTCTTATAAATGAATGAAGTAGAATTAATTAGACGTTATAATGTTTCACCTACATATTTAGCTGAAACAAGAGAAAAATTTATTCCTATGGAATTTTTAAAACCAAAACAATATGATAATGCTTGTAGATATAAAAATTTAAGAAGAATACAAGATCCTGAAACTAAAAAAATACATCATGAAACTTGGTTTCAGAAAATAGTAGATGAATCAAATGAAGATCAATATATGACTGTTAGTATTGCTGAAGAAGGTAGATTAGATATTATAGCTAATCAATACTATAATACTCCTAGATTTTGGTGGGTAATAGCTTTAGCTAATAATATTATAGATCCTTTTGATATTCCAATAGGTACTACTTTAAGAATACCTGTAATTGTTTCTTTATATAATCAAGGAGGAGTATTAAGTAATGGCTAGTATAACAAGAAATTTTAAAAATATTAAAGCTTTAGTTTCACAAGATGAAATGGTAACTAATTACAATAATATGTTAAATAAAGTAACTAATATGATAGAAAAACAAGGACCTATTTATAGTGTGTGGATATCATTTCAAGTTGGTATTAATAATCCTATAATATTTAATACAGCATCTACTGACTTAAAACAAAACTTAATAGCAGAATTAACAGTAGAAAAAAACGGAGCTGGTGTAGCTAATAGTTTTATTTTAAAAGTAAATTATGATCCATTTAATCATGGTCAAAATCCTTCTGATAAAATTGAAGCATTAGATGCATTAGTAGCTGAAATTTTATCATATGATTTCGGAGAAGATGTAGATCCAAATAAACAATTAAGAGGTTATATACAATATGGTTATAATTATACTGAAGATGAAAATTTAATTTCTCCTAAATATCAATTTATTATAACTAAAGCCTCTTCTGTAGTTCAATGGTCTTCTGGTATGACTGTTTATACATTTGAAGGGGTATCAGAAGTAGCTCCATCCTGCAATATAGAAGCTAGTTTTGAAGCTGTTGAAAATAGAAATTTAATTTCTTTAGTTAAAGATACTTTATATTATTATTATGGTGATCCTGATAATCCTCCATATGGTATTGAACAAGGAAGAGAAACAATAAGTGGAGACACTAAATATCTTATAGATGTAACAGAAGAAATGGAAAGAGATGCACCTGAAATTACTTGGAATGCTGTAAATAAAGCTAGTCCAATGCAATATTGTGAAACAGTACTAAAAGATCAAATGTCTAAATCAGATAAAGAAAAATTAGAGCAAAAATATGAAGAAACTGGTGAAGAAATTAAAACATATGAAAAACCTAGATATATAATTTATTTAACAGATACTGATGGAAATAAAACAATTCATATAGCTTATATTAATCCAACAGATACTGAGAATAATTTAAAAATAGATTATAAATTTAGTTGGAATTTACAATCCAAAAACATTGTTTTAGAATGGAATCCTGAAACTGATTTGTTTTTTTATTTAGTGCAGCAATATCAAATAAACTATGAAAATAGAATGTATGAACAAAAATTAAAAACAGCAACTGATAATGAAAATAAAGAAGAAATTACAAAAGAATATGAATCTAAAATGGGAACTTTATCAGATCAAGCTTTTGAAATGTATAATGCAACTTTAACAATTGTTGGAATACCTGCAGATCCTCCTCTGGCTAGTGAAGTTCAAATTATTCCTAGAATTTTAGAGTCTACTTCTAGAACACAAGGAGTATATATGATTAACGGATGCACTGATAATATTACTACAAAAGGAGCTTATAGCTCACAATTAAAAGTAACTAGAGTAAGAAGTTTATAAGAAAGGTATTATAATTATGAATATTTTAAATGCAGATAGTTATTATAATTCAATATATAAAGCAATAGTAGTTAATGCTGATACAGCACAAGATCCTGAAGCTAATTATAGAATACAGATATATATTCCGCTATTACAACCTGAATATTTAAGTATTTATGAAAATTATATCAAAGATGGTAATAAATCACAAAATAATGATAGAACTAAATTTCCATGGGCTATTAGTTTAGTAGGAGATTTAAAAGAGGGTAATATTGTATATGGTAGTTTTATTAATAATGATACAAATCAATATATAATATTAGGAATGGATGCATATAATCCTGCAAATCAAGACAGTGGAGCTGATGGTTATTTAGCTAATGGTCAAGATTTATTAAATTTAACAATGCCTATTATATTAAGAAATGAAATAGGAATGGATATAAATGCTTGGCCTGATAATATACCAAATAGTGCTTTTACTAGAATAAATCCATATGATAATGGTGGATGGTCAATAGGACTTATTCAATGGCATCATGCTAGAGCATATGATTGTTGTTTTGAAATAACAAAAAAAGATGGTGCTTGGGAAGATAAATTTACAGATAAAAGTTGTCAATTATATAATGATTTAAAAGAAAGTGTTAGAAAAGGTAGTGCTTCTCAACAAAGAAATAGATATGGTTCTAACTTTCATCCAACACCAGGAACTGCTTTATATACAAGTATTTCAAATTTATTAGGATCTGCTGAAGGAAAAGAAGCTCAAAAAGAATACGCTTCTTCAGATACTCAAAATAGTATATCTAATTTACAAGGAGATCCCTATAATATACAAAATCCAGCAATTATTATATTCTTAGCAGATATTATGAATCAATATGGTTCTGGTGTAACACAAACAAAACAAAATGCATCTAAAATATCTCAAAATGGAAAATCTACAATGGAGCAATTTGAAGAATTTGTTACATATTGTAAAAATAACTTAGGCAGTTACAATACATATAAATCTAGAAGAGATAGAACATATTCATATATTGTAGAGTTAGATAAACAAGGTAAATTTAATGCATCTAATTTGACAGATTTAGCTGCAACTGGTGGAGGACAATATTGTATACCATTTATTGGTAAATTTTCTATTACAGCTGGTTATGGTCATTATCCAAGTGGTGCTAAACATAGTGGTGTAGATTTTGGATGTCCAAATGGAACTACATTAGTTGCTTGTACAAATGCCACTGTTTATGCAGCGGGACCTTCAGGTTCAGGATATGGAACATATGTTAGATTAACAGCCGATGATGGAAATACTATTATATATGGACATATGAAAAATGTTACTGTATCTAAAGGTCAAAAAGTTACTAAAGGTCAAGTAATTGGTTATTCAGATAACTCAGGTAATTCAACAGGTCCTCATTTGCATTTTGAAATAAGACCAAAAGGTGGAGGATCAGGAGAATATGGTTCTACAAATCCATTACCTTATATTGGAATAAATGGTTTTGGTGACGGTCAAGGAGTAGGAACTTATGTAGGAGGTTAAAAATTATGAATCAAACAACTTATAGTTTTCCTCAAATAATTAGCAGAGGAACATATAAAACAAATTTATCTTCTGGAAATAAATCAATAAATGAATGTTTAGGTATTCTTTTAAGAACACGACCAGGAGAATTATTAGGAGATCCAGCTTATGGTTGTATGTTAATAGAAAGAATTTTTATGTACCAAGGTATTATTGTAGAAGCTTTATTAAAAGAAGATATTATAAATGCTGTATCAGCTTATGAACCAAGAATTGATATGCAACCTAGTGACATTACTATTGTAGCTGATAAAACAACTGTAAAAATTTATATACAATATACTATAAAAAGTACAGGTCAAATAAATGAATATAATATGGAAATAACAGCTGATGATAATCCATATAGAATATAAAACAAAAAAGCTATCATATTAATTTAGATAGCTTTTAATTTATATTTATAATATATTTTAGGGCTTGTTATAGCGTTTATTATATATTAAATAAAAAAGGATATTAAGAAATTGGCACCTTCTTAATATCCAAAAGAACATATAAAACCTGTTACAATTTTATTTATTCTCTATACTTATGTACATTATATAAAAAAATTTTAAAAAATGCAATATATTTTTAAAATTTTTTCAATTTATTTTTTAAATGAAATATTTCAATAAAAATAATTAAATATCAAATCAAGTAAAATATTATTGAGAAATCAATAATATTTTTTTTATTAAGGAAGGTTAAAAAATGGCAGATATAAATCAAGTACAAAAAACAGATTATAATGCAGTGAAAATAGATTATACAGATAAAGATTATGTTAATATTTTAGATGATTTAATTAATTCAATACCAGGTATTACTCAAAAATGGAAATCTACAGACGAGAATGATCCTGGTATGGTATTAGTTAAATTAATGGCAATGATTGGAGATATGTTATTTTATAATCAAGATATGCAATCATTAGAAGTTTATCCAAGTTCAGTTACTCAAAGAAAAAATGCTGCAAGTATATATAGTTTAATTGGATATAAAATGAGATGGTATCAATCAGCTGTATTAGAAGCAAATATTGTTAATACATTTTCTAATGGTGCTACAATGCCTAGATTTTGTACATTTACTACAGATAATGATGAAATTACTTATACAACTTTTGAACAATATGAATTACCATCTAATACAACTAATAATGGATTAGAAACTTTAATTGAACTAGTGCAGGGTATCCCAGTAACTCCGGTACGAACATCAAATAATCCATATCCAGATTCAGGAAAACCTTGGCATTCTATATATGGTTATAATTATACTACTGATGATATAGTTAATAATAGAATTTATTTAAAAGATTCAAATATTGATCAAGATCATATTATATTAATTGATGATCAAAATGAACAATGGGAATTAAGAGATAATATTTACTTAACTACTAATGTAGGAAGATTTTTTGAATTTGGTGTAGATGTTAATGATACAGCTTATATTGAATTAATTGATTATTATACTAACTTCAATGTATCTAAATTTAAAATATTTTATATTAAGAGTGCTGGTGAATCAGGACAAATATATGCTAATACTCTAAAGAATATAACAGGTAATGTTTGGAGTAGAGGTGGTTCTCCTGCAAGTCCTACAATATATAATGTAAGTAGTTTTATACATTTTACACATTATGATAGCACAGTAGGATATGATCCAGAAACTCCTGACGAAGCTAGAAAAAATAGTGTTAAATATCAAAATACTTTAGATACTTTAATAACACTTGCTGATTTTGAAAGGGCTGTTTTAAGAGAACCTGGAGTTGCTAATGTTAGAGCTACTGATTTAACAAATGATCCAGGAATGGCTGTTAATTATTATGTAGGTGATATTAATAAAGATACTTATATAAATGAAGAAGATGTAACTATTTTAGAAAATTATTTAGCTGATTCAACAAGTAATCCATTGACAACTTATCAAAGAAAACTAGCTGATATAAATCAAGATGGTTTAATTACTTCAGAAGATTTACAATGTTTAAAAAATTATTTAGCTGGAGATTATCAAAATGCAGGTCAAGCAGGTGTTCAACAATTATCAGATATCGAATTATTAGATGGATTTATAGTTAAATTGTATATTTTAAGAACTGAAGATTGGGAAACTGTAGAAGATGATACATATAAAACAATGATTATGTCTGATTTACAAGAATATAAAATATTGCCTTTAACAATAAATATTGATTTACATTCAATTAATAAATATTATTGGACAATTAAAGGAAAATTCTTAACAAAAGAACCTTTAACTAGAGATGAATTACAAACAATAATGATTAATATAAATAATGATTTGAGATATAAATATGCTATAGATAAAGTTAATTTTAATTCTATTATTAATTATAAAGAAGTTATTGAAACAATACTTGCTGTAGATAATAGAATTTTAATGGTAGATTTAGATCCAATTGAATATACAGATGAAGAGGGTAATTCAATTTCTAAATCTCAATTAACAGGAGATTATACAGTTACAATACCAAAATTAAATAATTCAACAGCAGCTGATAATTTACATTATACTTTTAAATTAGCTAATGCACCATTATTGCCTGGTTCTATAATGATTAGAGTTAATGATGGACAATGGACATTAAGAGATAATAATAATGGAGCAATATATAATGTAGATAATATTTTAACTAGAAATGGTAGTGTTGATTATTTAACTGGTGATGTAGATATTGAATTTGTATCTGAAGTTGATACTGATTTAATTGTAGATTATGTTCATAATGAAACAAATATAGCTGTTTATAAGAATTTAAGTACTCAAACATTCTACTTCGATGCATCATCTCTTGTAAAAGATGATATGCAAGATTTGGTGTAATTTGAAATAAAGGAGTAAAAAAATGGCAAAATTTTTAAGTAAAATAAACTCACCAGATTATATAGAAAACAGAATATTAAAAATAGATAGTGATGAAAATTTAATACCATCAGCTTTAACTGTATCAGAATATGATAATAATCAAATTAGTATTTCATTAGCAGATGGGAATGTATCTCAACGTATTTTAATTACTGATGATGCTACATCAAATACTAATGTTTATAATTTTCAACAAAAAAATAATCCTTCACAAGAATATCAAGATTTAATGGTTATTAAAGATAATGGTCATGTTGTAGCTAATGTATTTGAAGGTAATTTAAATGGTAATGCAGATACTAGTACCCAAATTCATGTAACTGAAACAAGCCCTACAACAGCTACTACTTATAGATTAGTTTTTACTGAAGCATCTGCTACTGGAAATGCTAATTTAAGAATCAATAATTCTGATGTACAATTAAGTAATTTAGAAGGAACAGCATCTGCACAAGGATTTGCTAATTTAGTATTAGGTAATGGAGTAGCTTCAGGTACAGCTGGAAATAAATATGGTAAAATAACTTTATATAGTACAAATACTGGATATGATGTTATACAAACTAGTTCTCATACTGGAGCTTTAATCCATACTTTTCCTAATTCTTCAGGTACTTTATTGAATTCAGTTAATTATAATAGATATGCATTACCTTTAACAGGAGGTACTATAACAGGTAATTTAATAGTTAATGGAACTATTGAAGGTGGCAGTACTATAACTGCAGATACAGATTTAATAACAAAATCAGGTATAGTTAATTTAAATGATAATGCTTTAATTCAATATAATGAAACTGATGAATGTATTGAATTTGTATTTCCATAGAAAGGAGTATTCTTAATGTCTTTAATTGCATGGTATCAATTAAATGGAGATTTAACAAATAAAGGTATAGATGATAATGATTTAATAAATTCTAATTCAACAATTATAGTTGAAAATGAAACAGGTAAAATAGGTAAATGCTATGAAGATTTAGTTACTTCTTATGCTTATTTAGAATCTGAAAATCCTATTTTATTGCCTCAAACTCATTCTATGTTTTGTTGGATATATCCTGAAAAATTAGGAAGATCTGCAAACTTAGATGGAGTTCTAGGTAATCATATTTATACAGATTCAGATCCTTCAAATACAGGTATTACATTAAGGACATTTGATGATAATACTTATAGCGTTAGTTTAAATACAGCTAATATTCAAGGACAAAGAACCTTTAATACGTATTATGGTAAAACAATTTTAAAAATTAATGAATGGCATCATATCGGATTTACATATGATGGGAAAGTTATTAAATTGTATGTGGATGGTAAAGTAGATAAAGAAGTTCAATACAAAAATATGAAATTAACTTCTCAAAAACTTAGAGTATTTAGTTGGAGTACTGTATATACAGGCACTACTTATAAAGGTAAAAAGAAAATAAATGATGTAAGAATTTATGATGAATGTTTAAGTCCTTTAGAAGTTAAAAAAATTTATCAAACATGTATATTACATTATAATTTTGAAGATGTTGTAGTACCTTACACTAATGATAAATATAATTATACTAACATTGCAAAATACGCAAATCAAATTGAAGGAATTGCACCTGAAGGAACTTTAACTAAATTAGATGAAACTTTTGAAGGTAGTCCTATTTTTAGATTATCAATGACTGCAACAACTGAAGCTCAATTAAATAATTTTAAGACAATTCTTTATAATCATGGTATATATATAAGTAAATTTGATATTAATGCAGGTCAGACTAAAACCTTTGCTATTTTATATAGAAATATCACTAATAAAGATACTATAGTAGGAGGTCGTGCTTGTAATAAATTTACATCTGTAGATTTGGGTAGTTCTTTATATAAAGATAATTGGTATCGAACTGCTCAAAAAAGAACTAATAATACTACAGAATCAGGATATGATAATTGGTTTGTATCTTTTAAATGTCCATCAGCTGAATTAAATAAAGAAATAATCATTGATTTTTGTTGTATAGAAGAGTATGCAGATATAGATTTTTTACCTGAAAGAATTAGTTATGAAAAAAAAGCTGATAAAACTATATATGATAGTAGTGGTTATGGTCATGATGGATTATTATCTGGAGGACAATATAATGCAATATTTAAAACAAATAATATAGAAGGTAATCATTGTTTAGAGTTTATAGGAGATGCTGCTTGCTATATAGATTCTGGTAAAATTTTTTATGATAATATTAATCAATGTCATACAGTAACAGCTTGGGTTTTTAGAACAGATAATGAAACTGGTAATCAAGAATTAATTAATTGGAATTATGGATATAGAATTAAATTTGGACAAGGAAATACTACTAATAACGAAAGAACTATTTTATATATAAACGCAGGTAGTAATGATTGTTATACATATGGTAAGGCCTTACCTTTAAATGAATGGCACCATATAGCTTATGTATTTGATAGAAATAATAATATAAAGAATATTTATATCGATGGTAAACTATCTAATGATGTAAATACTGGTGATGCAAGTAAATTAACTCCTTATCTTATTAATAAATCCACTTATTTTGGAGTTAGATTTAAAGGTTACTTAGATGATATAAGAATTTATGCTACTGCTTTAACTCAAGAAGAAATATTAGATCTATATAAAAATAAAGCTAAAGTTAATAAAAACAGTAAATTATTTACAAATAATATTCAAGAAAAAAGTAAATTTGATCAATATAATTTAATATATAATGGTATGTTAGAATTAGAAAATGCAGATGGTTTTAATAATGCACAATATACTACTGAAGATAATTTTAGAGGAAGTAAAGGTTGTTTAATTGCTACAGATTCCATTTCTACTAAATATATGATTCCTATTTGCAATACAGATACATATAAAATGGAATTTGATATTAAATTTAATAGTGATTTAAGTGGTAATAAATATTATTCATTAATGCCTTATGATCAATATAAAAATCATATAGATATCACAAGTATAAATAAATATGCTAATACAGATACTACTTTAGCTAAACCTCTTAATAATGGAGATACTACAGTTACTCTTACTGATGCTTCTAGTTGGTATGCGGGAAACTCAAGTCCTACACCATATATAGGAATTTGTGATTATCCTGAATTTGGTACGGAAAGAGCTAGATTATTTAAAGCTTATAATTCTATAGAAAATAATATTTTAACTCTTCAATCTGCATGGGCAGGAGGTAACATTCCAGCTGGAACTAAAGTAGCTAACTTTAGACCTGGAAATGTTGAATTTTATTTAGGTTCAGTTACTCCTTCTACAGCTCCTAAAGAATGGAAACATTATGAATATATTTTTAAAGGAAATAATATAAGAAAGTTTACAAATTATATTAAATTTGCTGTTATTTGGGGTAGTGAATATAAAATATGTAATATGAAATTAACAAATTTAACTTCTCCTCAAACAATAGAAAGTGTATATGGACAAGATATAACTAATTTATCTAAAAATTATTCATTTAATAGTAATCAGTTTAGTGAATGTATGATGCCAATTAGATATATAAGAGATTGGTGTGGAGGAAGTAATGTTAATACAAGTGCACATTGGGTAGAAATACAAGCATTTAACAGTACAAATCAAAATATTGCCTTAGGTAAATCAGTTACAATATCTGCAACTTCTCAAGGACAAAGTACTACAAGAGTTACAGATGGAGATTTAACATCAAGCAATTATTTAGGTATTAATCAAGCAAGCTCAGATCCTAAATATGTTCAAATAGATCTGGGATTTATTGAAAATATAGAAAAAATTGTAATATTTCATTATTATCAAGATAAAAGAACTTATGCTAACACAAAAACTGAAGTTTCTAGTGATGGTAAAACTTGGTATACTATTTTTGATAGTAATATTGAAGGAACTTATCCAGAAACATCTACAGGACATACTATTTACATGAATATTAATAAATTTTTCATAAATAAAAATGGTAAAACATATACAAATAATATAATAGAAATATAAAAGGAGGTACCAATTAAATGGCTAATTTAGGAAATACTATAATTAATGGTATTTTAAGAGTAACAGGTCCTATAAGAGGTAATGCTGATAGTGCATCAAAATTACAAACACCTAGAAAAATTAATGGAGTCAATTTTGATGGTACTCAAGATATAACAATAGAAGCTGGTTCTTCAGGTCATACAATTATAAATTCTTCTGGTACTGCAATGACTCAAAGAAGTAAATTAAAATTCATGAATTCTACAATTTCAGATGATGCTACTAATGATATGACAATTATAACTCCAGCTGGAGTTACAGGAAATTATTTACCTTTGTCAGGTGGAACTATGACAGGTAATATAAGTTTTTCACATGTAAATGCTTCTGTAGATGGACATTTAGAATGGAATAGTGGTACAGTTAAAGAAAGAATAACTATATGTGATAGAACAGCTACTACTGATCCTGTATTTATCTTTGAACAAAGTAGAGATAGTGGATCATCTTATCCTGCTTTATTAACTATTAATGGAGATGGAGAGATTATAGCAAAAACATTTACAGGAGCTTTATCAGGAAATGCCTCAACAGCAACTAAATTACAGACAGCTAGAACAATAAATGGAACATCTTTTAATGGAAGTGCAAATATAACAACAGCAAATTGGGGAACAGCTAGAAATATAGGTATAGTTAATTCAGATGGAACAGGAACTGCTGTTACAACTTCTGTAAATGGTTCTGCAAATGTTAATTTAAAATTACCTACTACTATAAAAGCTACTTTAACAGGTAATGCTTCTACAGCAACAACACTTGCAAATGCAAGAACTATAAATGGAACATCATTTAATGGTAGTGCAAATATTACAACAGCTAATTGGGGTACAGCTAGAACAATTACTATAGGTAATACTGGAAAATCTGTAAATGGTTCAGCTAATGTTACTTGGTCATTATCTGAAATTGGAGCTGCAGCAAGTTCTCATACTCATAGTACTTATTTACCTTTAACTGGTGGGGCTATGACAGGAACTATTAGTAGTTCTAAAACAACTAATACATATTTAGCAGGTAGTCAAGGAGTTGCTGTAATTAATTCAACTGCAAGTGGTGGTTCTTATACTACATTATTAAAAGCAAATTCTAGTAATGGTAAATTTACATTAAGTGTATATCAAACATATATGCTTTTAGGATATATGTCAAATAAGACAATTGAAGCTGGTAATAATAATTTAGATAAATCATGGAGATTTTTAGAAGATGGTACACTTATTCCAGGTGCAAGTAATGTACAGAATTTAGGAAGTTCTAGTACTAAATGGTTAAATGTATATGCAACAACATTTACAGGTAATTTAGCTGGTAATGCTACAACAGCTACTACTGCAACAAAAGCTAATCAATTAACTACAGCAAGAACAATAGCTATAAGTGGAGGAGTAACTGGTACAGCTACAGCATTTAATGGAACTGCTAATATTACAATTCCAGTAACCGCTGTAGATGCAAGTAAATTAACTAATAAAAATACAATTAAAGCTTCTGAAATTAATAATAACAAACATTGGATTCCAAGTAATGACAATAGTGTAACAAATTTTGTATCAATGACAGTTGATGAATATGAAGAATCTGCAGATTCTTTACCAACAGGAACTGTTGTTGCTATTACAGATTCAAATGAAAGTTATGTGACAACTCAACCTTCAAGTATAACTTGTGATTTACCATTGGATTTATAGAAGTATAATTCGCTATTTAATTTTTATAGGAGGCAATTTAATGAGTTTTTCAATAGTAAATGATGCTATATTAAGAATGAATGGAACAACTGAAGGATATGATCCTGGAAATTATAATACAGGTGTTCATATGTGGAATATGCAAAGTGCTTTTCAAGATTACATAAATCAATATTCAATGACAAATATTAACAGTTTTGCCTTATATGTAGGAGCTGGTATTGAAGACAAAGATGTATTTTGGGATCAAGGAGATGATTGGATATTAGTAAAAACAATTGCTACAAATATATCTCCTTCTACTTTTGCAAGTCAATATGATGATTTTACAGTTAATTTTGATATGTCTAAATATGTAACACCTGCCAGTGGTCAATTTGTATGTTGGAAATTCTTATTTAATTATAGTGCTTCAAATGGAACTACTAATAACTGGTTACATTTAAATAGATGGTATTATTCTCCGTTTAGGAGTTATGGTATATTACCTGAAGGTCAATATGCATGTTGGTGTTATACAAAAGTTGGAACAACTCCTCATTCAGCTAATTTAAGTACACCTAATAGCCCTGGCTATCCAAATGTAACTCCTACATATTTATCTCAAGATTTACATTTTTCTTTAGGTAATGAATCATTTAGTAAAGGTACTTTTGATACAGCTTATCAACTAAGTTTATCTATATGTGAAGATGAAAATTTAAGTAATGGAATTTATTATACATTTTATAATGCTTTAAAACCTAATGACTGTTATGGTGATTATGCTTCTGGAATTTTAAATTTAAGTACGTTTAAAAATAATGATATTATTCCAAAAGATCTACCTTGTGTTTATATTAAAGCATACGCTGCAACAACCGATATTTATAATTTTATATATAGTGATAGAGTATCTTCTCCTGTATATAAATTAGTAAATGATACTAAAAAAATGTTTGTAAAGACAGCAGAAGGATGGAAATCTATTAATGTTCATAAGCCTAGTATAACAAATGATATAGCTGTAAAAGGTCATACTACTCTATCAAAAATTAGATGTTTCATTAATACAAGAGATCAAGCTGAAGAATATTTACAAAAATTATGGGGAACTGATATAGGTATATCTATTGGAGGAGCATCAAGCACTATTATGTATCGTCAAGGTGAGACAACTTCATATGCTGTATATCAAGGTAATACTTTTAATTTAAGCACTATAGCTGCTTTAGATTGGTTCGTTTTATTTCCAAATGGAGATATAATAACACAAAATTCAGGAGATTTTACTATAAAAAATATATTAAATAATGATCAGGAATATTTAGATGCAGCGAAATGGGCTTGGTGGGTTAATGAGAATGAAAAGAATGTAACTTTTACTAAAAAAACCACAAAAACAATATCAAATTTAAATGCTTCAGGTACAATAACGTTAGTAGAATTTACAATTTCAAATTCAAAGGTTTATCAAGCATCTGTTATAGTAAGTTCTACAGGGCATGTTTTTACTCAATTTACATTTACATATTCTGGTGGTGGAGTTGCTTGTTTAAACGAAAATACATTAATTAATACCGAAAGAGGATTAATTAAAATTAAAAATATAAAAACAGATGATAAAATATTGACTGTAAATAAGGAAAATAAATTAGAATACAATAAAGTAAATCATATATATAAACATAAACCAAAATATGTATATAAAATTCAATTAGAAAATAATCAAATAATTAAAGCTACTTGGTCTCATGAATTTTATATAAATGAGACAGAAATAAAGAGATGTATAGATTTGGCTGATAATGATTATTTAATTGATGATAATTTCAATAAATATAAAATTATTTCTATTGAAAAAATATTAAATAATGAAGATGTATATGAATTATGGACAGATAATAATAATTATTTAATTGAGAAAAATAGAATTTTAAATCATTGTGAAAATATAAATGAAATAAATAAGGAGGAATTTATATATGAATAACTTAATGCTAGATAAACAAACTGTAAATAAAATATTATATTTAGATGAAAATCATATAATTAAAAGTAGTGATGTAGATGCATTAGAATTACAAAAATTAAATAATTTAAAAACAAATGGTAATACTAATGAATTTTTAGCTGGAGATGGTTCATATGTTACATTAGTAATTAATAATTTAACAAGTGAAGATGCTACAAAAGCTTTATCTGCAGCTCAAGGAAAAATTTTAAATGATAAAATGACTCAATTAGAAACAAATATAGGAAATGTATCTACTGAATTAGATAATATAAATGGAGAAGAAATTTAAGAAAGGAGTATATTTTAATGGGAACTATAAATGATAAAATTGAATATTTAGCAGAAACTAAAAATTTAATTAAGCAAGCAATTATAGCTAAAGGACAAGCAATTGAAGATACTGATACTTTTAGAAGTTTTGCACAAAAAATACAAAATATTTCAACTGGTATAGATACATCTGATGCAAATGCTACAATGAAAGATATTTTAACAGGTAAAACTGCTTATGTAAATGGAGAAAAAATAACAGGTACTATTGCTAATAATGGAGATTTAGTAGTTACTCCATCTACTGATGAGCAAGATAATTCAGCTGGTTATTATACAAGTATACAAGTAAGACCTGTTACATCTGCAATAGATACCAATATTAAAGCTGAGAATATAAAAAGTAATGTAAGTATTTTAGGTGTAACAGGTAGTGTCATAGAATTAAACGGACATGAAGTACAAGTTACTCCTAGTACAAAACAAAAAATAATTACTCCTGAGGAAAATTACAATGCATTAACTAAAGTAACTATAGATGCTGTTACAAATACAATTGATAGTAATATTCAAGCTGGTAATATTAAAAAAGATGTTAATATATTAGGAGTTATTGGGACTTATGAAGGACTTAATACAAATGATGCAAACGCGACAGCAGCTGATTTATTACCTAATAAAACAGCATATGTTAAAGGACAATTAATTACAGGATCAATGAATAAACAAAGTACTGCTACCTGTACACAAGAAGTTAATGCTGAGTTATTAAGTGAAACAAGTGAAGTCAAAGTTGAAGGCAAATGGGATGGATCTGAAACTACTTATATAGATAATACATGTATATTAGGAGCTAAAATTTCTTATGCATCTTTAGCAAATATTATAGGTCTAACTGCTAATAAAATAAAATCAGGAGAAACTATTTTAGGTATAGAAGGAACATATACTGGAGAAACTGTATAATTTTATTTGAAAGGAATTAATTAAAAATGAATTATGGTTGTAAAAAAGAAAGAAAAGATAGAAGAGATTATAAATTAGCTACAATGACATCAAATTTATATGCAGATCAATATAAAATAAAAATACCTAGAGTAAAAAATCAAGGTTCAATTAATTCTTGTGTAGCTTTTGCTTTATCTACTTTTTTAGAAGAATGTTATAAAGATGAAAATTTAAAATTTTCTACAGGATTCATATATGGATATAGACCTGATGATTATAATCAAGGACAAGGAATGTATCCTAGAGAAGCTATAAAAACATTAAAAAATGTTGGAGATGTTTTAGAAAAAGATTTTAATTATAATAAAGAAATGATTGAAATTAAAAATCTAGTAAATGATAATTTAGATAAATTAATAGCATTGGCAGATGAATTTAAAATCGAAAGTTATGCTAGAATATATAATGAAAATGAAATAAAAAACTGTTTGATACAAGATACTTTGGTACCTATTTCTATTCCTGTAAGAGGTTCATTAGAATTAGATGAAAATAATATAATTCAAATAACAGATAAAGAAATAACAGGTTATCATATGTTAATAATATATGGTTGGAATGAAAGTGGTTATTTAATTCAAAATAGTTGGGGAGAAGATTGGGGAGATAGTGGTTGTGCTATTTTACCTTATGAATATGAAATTGATTCTGCTTGGGCAATTAGTACATATACTAATAATATTTTAACCCATCAAACATTATGGCAAAAAATTATATCTTTTATAAAAAAGATAATTGATAAAATAAAAAATTTATTTAATATAAAATAAATTCAGGAGGTTGATTATGTCAACAGAAATTATAGAAAGTAAAAATTATATACCTTGGGTTTTAAGATCTAGTAGAGATATGCAGGCTTTTTGTAAAATATTTGATTTATTAATTAATCATTTTAAAACAAATGCTGATTATTGGATATCATTAATTGATTTTGATCAATGTCCAGATCATTTATTACCTTTACTTGCATCATATGTTGGATATAAATATGATTATGAAGAATCATACTCAACAAATAGATTAATTATAAAACATTATCCACAAATGATACATAATAGAGGATCTGAATTAGGTATGTCATTGGCAACAGCTTTATCAGTAAATGCTTTAGGTGAAATTGATAAAATAGAAGCATTAAGCATGTTTCATATAGAATACGTTTCAAGTGATAGTAAAATAAAAATATATATTTACTTTCCAAGTAATTTAAGTAAAATCAGAGATTTAATTGAAGTTGTTAGACCTGCTGGATGTGGAGTTGAATTAGTACCTGCTGATATTATTCAAACAATTGACGGAATTAAAATTCACTCATTTGCAATTGGAACTAAATATGCTTACGATATAACAAGATATTCTGTTGGTAGTGAAGATAGAGTTGGATTCTCTGAAGTAACTAATCAAAATAGAGATTAGTTGGAGGTTATTATGAGTCAAATAAATGGAAAATATATAAAAGATGAAAATGGAAATATAATAAGCCCTATTACAAGCGCAGAAAGTGTTGTACTTGGGGGGGGGAGCCAATAAGCTCGTATATACCGATTGAATTATGGTCAGGTAATTTAACTATACCTCATACTAATGATTCTAATTATATAACAATAACAACATCAATAAATATTGATAATTTTGAAAGATTAGAATTTACTAGATCTAGAGAGGTTGTAAGTTTTGCTAATTTAACAAATTCAACATCTTGGATAAATGCTACTCAAAGTGCTTTTCAAGCTCAATCAGCTATAAGTACTTCAACTTGGAGTACTGAATTATTTAATATATTTGGATTTTTCTTTCAAGTATATAATAGTACTACTATAAGAATTAAATGGAATAGATTAGTTCAAATATGGGCAGATGGTTCTGTATCTGCAAATAAAAATTATACTGGAATGCCCTTAACAAAAATAGTAGGATATAAAAAATATGCTATATAAAAGGAATGATTTTTATGATAAATAAAGAAGATATATTAGATTATGGTTTTTATGATGAAACTCATAAATATATTGTTAAATTAAATGAAGATAAATTAAAAGAAATATTTGAAGCAGATAAAATTATATTAGAAGAAAATTATAAATAAATTTTATAAAAACACGTTACATTTTTTAAAAACTATATTATAATAAATACAATAAAAATTAGAAATAAATTTTGGAGGTATTTATTATGAAGGTAAAAGATTTAGTTGAATTAATAGAAATACATGGATTAAGAGATTATAGAGGACATTTAGTAAATACAGAAGGAGCAACAAGTTTTGATTTATTATCATATATAGAAGAGACAATTCAAATTTTATTAAGAGAAAATAATATAAAAAATGTAGGAGTTATGAAAGATAAATCAAACATTATACTTTATCCTTATGAAAATTATGGTAATGTAATTAAAATAAAAGTTCATAAAAAAGTATTAAAAGATAGAGATAATAAATTTTCTTTAAATACTTATTACACTTTAAAAGGTTTAAAAGTAATGTGTGATGATGATTATACATTCGAACAATTCGAAAAAGATGCTTTAAATAGTAAACAAGAAGAAATTGATTTCTTTAATGAGCAAAAAGAAGATTTTTTAAATAAATTAAAAGAATATAATATAGATTTAAATTCATTTTTAGATTTAAAAGATAGATATGCAAAACTTTCATATAAATCAAAATATGAATTAGAAAAATTAATGAAATAAATAATAAATTATATAAAGAGATGATTAATCATCTCTTTTATTTTTTGTGTAAAATATTAATAGATATTTTAATTAGGAGGAAAATAATGGCTAAAAATAAAGGTCTATTTGAATTACAAGATGCAGGATTTAATTTAGGTGTTAATGTTAGAATTAGAAAAATAAATAAATATACTGGTCATGAAATAGAAAGACGTGAAGGACATAATAGATGTTTGAAAACACAATTAATGGGTATTGTAAAATGGTTAAATGGTGAATTTAATGATACACAACCATTTTTACTACATTATGATTGGATTCCAAGATATTTAGGTGTAGGAACAAATATTGCATCAGCTTCATCTCCTTCTGGTATTACAACAGAAGTAACTGTTAATGATACTAGATTATTAGATGAAATATCACCTAGAATTAAATTACCTGATAGAAACAAAATAATAAATAGAAGTACACAAAATTATATACAACTTGTAATTTCTACATATTTACCTGAAGAATATTATATAAATGAAAGTATTGCTGAAGCTGGATTATTTTCAGGAGAAACAGGTAATAATTGTTTATTTAGAATTACATTTGATCCTATTGTAAAAGATGTAGATAGTGTAGTAGAAGTAAACTGGACAATATCTGTTATTTCAGTAGAAAGTACAGGAGAAGTATATGAAGAAATCGATAAAGTAGATTTAAGACAAGCAATGAATAATTTATTAGATAAATTTGCAGAATTACATCCTGATTTACAAGAAGCTTGTGAGCATATGAAATCTCCAGGTATTTATGATTATGGTAGATTAGATGCATCTCAACAAGAAATTGATAGTGCAACACAAATACTATCTCAAGATTATAATAATTTAAATAAATCAACAGAGTAATATAAATTTTTACTGTAAAATATTATTGAAAAAGAAATTATAAGGAGGAAAGATATTCCAATGCAACTTACAAAAAAAGAAATAATGCAAAAATTATATGATATTGAAGAAAAAGAAGGGATTAAAGTTGGTAGATTAATTCAAAAAATGGTTCGTAATGAATTAATCCCAATGGACGTTATTAAATTCATAAATAAATATGATAAAGATTTTTTACAAATATATAATACTTATAATGTTATATATAACTCAAGAAATAAAAATCCTTTATATCGTAACTTAAAAAATAAAGATTTAAAAATAGAAGAAAAAGCAATTGCAATGAGCTCTCTAATTACTAAAATTTTAATATCTTGTAGTAAGATAGAAGATATTAATGAAAGAGAAATTTTTGCCAAAGCTATGAATATAGATAAAATTAATCAAGCTATTAACGAATATGCTTTAACAAATAATTCTCAATTATTAGAACAATGTTGTGATGAAGTTAGAGAATTATTGCAAATTTTATATGTAGATTAAAGGAGGTTTATTTATGATATTTGTAATATTTTTAGTTTTATGTATATATATCACAACTGGTATAATTAGAAATGTTTTAGAAATTTATGAATTTTTTACAAGTGATAAAATAAAATCAAATAAATCAAAATTAGTAGAATAAAATTAGCAGGAGGCTTTATTAAATGGGAATATTAACAAAATTAGCTGAAGGTATTTTTAAAGTAAGAATTGTACCTAAAACAAGTCCATCTGAAACAACTGCTTTTACAGATACTAAAGACAGTGCTGCTAATAGAATAACAGATGCTATTGATTCTGGTAAAAGAATAGATTTATCAGATTTATTAAATATAACTTCATTAAAAGGTGATAGAAATACAAAATATGAAATATTTGAAGAAATGGTAGCCGATGGTAGAATTGGAGCTGCTGTTGAAATGTATGCTAATGATACTGTGCAATATAATTCAGAAGGTAAAGTTATATGGATAGAATCTGAAAATTCTGATATAGCTGAATATGGAAATAAATTAATAGAGGATTTAAATATCCCTGAAAATATTTGGTCTTATGCTTATTGTATGTGGTTATATGGAGATGTTTATCTAGAGTTATTTGAAAATACATCAAATAATAATACAAGACCTACTTTATTATTAGAACCTATAAAACAAAATACAAGTGTAAGAACTCAAATACCAATTCAAGGAGCAAAATTAGAAAGATATATTGAAAAAGTGCCTAATCCAGCAGAAGTATATGATTTACAATCAAAAGGTAAAACAAGTGGATTTATTAGAAATAAAGATGATATAAATAGTACTTCACCTGACAATAAAAGTAATTATTGGTATTCAGGTTCAACAAGTAATATTGATGTATTAAGTCCAACTAAATTTGTACATATTTGTTTATCTCCAAATATTAATAGATTTCCTGAATATTTTAGATTAATAAAAGATAATAATATTGAAGATAAAACAGAAGATGGATATATAGATGGATCTAAAACTGAAAACTCAGGAGATTCTTTAACATTCCAAGTTAAAACAGGTCAATCTATACTTGAAAATGTATATGGTCCTTATCAAACTCTTAAATTAAAAGAAGAAAGTGTATTACTTGAAAGAATTACAAAATCTTCTATAACAAGAGTTATTCAAGTTGAACTTGGAGATATGCCTGAATCACAAAAAAAGAAAAAATTAAGAGAAATTAAAAATCAAATAGAACAAACATTGATAATGAATAAAGATGCTGGTACTCTACAAAGTAGAACTGGTGGACAACCTATAGAAAATATATTATATACTACAACTAAAAATGGTAAAGGAACAATTTCTACAGTTAATATTGGTGGAGATGCTGATATAGGTAATTTAGATGATTTAGATCAATCTGAAAATAAAGTATATGGTGCTTTATTAATACCAAAAGCATTACTTGGTGCTGATATGGATGGTTCAGGATTATCTAATGGTGGATCTTTAACTGAAATGAATACAACATATGCAAGACGTATAAAAAGAGGACAACTTGCATTATGCTCTGCTATAAAAAATCTTATCAATATATTTGCTTTAAGTGAAGGATTAGGAGCACAAGTTGTAAATAATTTTGAAGTTAAATTAACACCAATTATTACAGTTGAAGATAATCGTAGAGATGAATTATTACAAAATAAAATTAGAAATGTTAACGATATGTTAAGTCTAGTAGATAATATGGAAAGTATAACCGAAACAACTAAACTTGAAATGATTATACAATGGTTAAGTTCATACTTAAATCAACAAGATATTGTGGATATCATAAATGAAGCAATAAAAGACATTGAAAATAAAGAAGATGAAGAATCTTCATCAGATATTGATAATGAAGATAATGATATAAGTTCAGGACCTTCATTTGGTTCTAGTCCATCTTTTGGTGATTTTGATAATGATTCAAATATGCCTGACTTTGATGAAGAACCAATTGGAGATGAAATAGAAAATAATGAAGAAGATAATACAAATAATACACCTGAATTATCTAATCAAACTAATTTATCTGATATTGAAGGAGAAGATTTATTATAGGCAGTCTTATATACTGCCTATTTTTTAATATAAATATTAGAATAGGAGTTAATTACATATGAAAAAATATTGTTTAGATTGTAAAGAAAGAAGTTATAATTGTCATAGCTATTGTGAAAAATATCAAGAATATTTAAAAGAATTAAATAAAATTAAAAATGAAATAAAGAAAGATAATATTACAAAAAGAAATAGGAGGAAATATTAATATGGGATTTGATCAACAAGTTTCTAATCTTTTAAATCAATTAAATTTAGTAAAAGATAAATTCATAAAACAAGCTCAAGAATTAGAAATATCAACTAGAAATGATGTAGTAGCTGTTACTTTAAAAGACTTAATAAAAAACAGTAAAGATTATGATGATTTAAAAGATAAATTAAATAATTATATTGATATCTTAATGCAAAATAAAAAGGAAGATGATAAATGAAAGAAAATGTATATGAAATAAAAATATGTAAATTTTGTTCTAATTATAATACCTGTGATCATAGTAAATATAAAGTTAAACAAATAAATGATAAAACTACAATTATTTGTACTCAATATGAATATAAAGAAATGGAAAAATAATCAATATATAAAAATATTGATTATTTTTTAGTGTTTTTAAATAATGTAACATGTTTTAAATATATAGATATTTAAGGAGGTGTCTATACATGGATTTTTCAGATCAAGAAAATCTACAAGAAATTATTAAAGAAATTCAAATGTTTAAAGTATATTCTACAAATATTGTAGCTTTGGGTTATGATGAATCAAGAAAAATATTAAGAGTTATTTTTAAAGGTAATAGTAGTTATTTATATTTTAATGTAGAACCTGAAGTATGGGAAAATTTAAAGAATTCAGAAAGTAAAGGCAGAACATTAAGCGAAAGTATTATAAAACAAAAAGATAAATATAAATATATAAAAATTTAAATGATAAAGGAGTTTTTGTCAAATGAAAAATATGAATAAAGTGTGGAATAAATTTTGTAAAGATACATTAAAAAGTGTTAAAAAAATAAAATGTAATGAAGCTGAATTTTATAATAGTTATTTTAATTTTAATAGTATTGTTACTCTTATTGATCATACTGATATTTCAATGATTACAATGTCTGATATATTATATAAAAAAATAAAACGTGAAGAATTAGTAAAGACTTTAATAGATATAAATTATAAAAGAAATAATGATAAATGGACCTCTAGTGTAATAATAGCATTTATGACAGAAGCTCTTTTATTTTCACAAACTGATTCTTTTTATAAAACACAACCAAATAATATAGGTAATTCTTTATTACAAATACATTTTCCAAATATAGAAGAAGAATATTATGAACAATGTTTACAAGAACTTTGTGAAAGATATAATGTTCCAAAGAATAGAATAAATACACAAATTGCTTTATTTATTATGAACTTACAAAAAGGTAATGACAAAGCTGACCTATTATCATATTTTGATTATTATGAATTATTATTATGGAAGTATAGAGATCTTGAAAAATTGCAAAATGATATAGAAAATAATAAAGTAAGTGATTTAGATTTAATGTATTTAAAAAAATATAATATAATAGAGTGAAGGTGATTTAATTGCATTTAATACCTGGTAGTGTTTGGATGGTTAAAAGCTGTAATGAATGTGATACATATTATAATGGAATGAGTGCAGGTTGTTCTAGAATTTTAATTTTATCTGTATTTGAGGATATAGATAAAACTAAAAAATTTACTTATGTTAAATTAAATAAATATAGAAAACATGAAAATGATATAGATTATTTAGAATTACAATTAAAAACTACAAGATTTTTTATAGATTTATCTGAATTATATCAAGGCGTCGAACAGGCTTTAGATTATTATATATGTAATTTAAGTATAGATAATTATAAAACTATTATGGAATTAATTCAAAGAAATTTTAATATTACCATAAAAGATTCTTTTAATGAACAATCAAATAATAAAGAAGAAAATAAATCTATAAATAATACAAAACAAGAAATGATTCATAAATTTGGTATTAATGTATTTGTCACACAAAATAAAGATGTTAAATTATCAAAAAGTAAAAAATTAATATTATCTAAAAAAGCTAAAGATGATATAATTTATAATTCAAAAACAGATGAAGATATAAGAAATTTATGTGATAAATATCAAATATATCCTATAAAAGCAATTAAGGAGATTAAAAATAGATTAGTATATCAACATCGTCAAAAAGAAGGTTAAATTTTTATAAAATATACCTTTAATTCGCTTTAAATTAAAAAATAAAGCGAATTTAAATTAAAGGTATATAATTTTATGCCTATAAATAAAAAGTTTATTAAAATTAATTTTAAAAGGAGATATGCATATATGAGTATTGTTATAGCTATTAAATATAAAAACGGAGTATTAATAGGATCTGATAAACAAGGTACATGTGGTAATATGGCTGTAAATAATGTTAAAAAAATAATGAAAAGTCATTATTCTCAAACAGCTTTAGGAATGGCTGGTAGTATACGAAATATGGATTTAGTATTTTGTAATTTAGATGATTTAATGGATTATAAAGATGTTTTAGATAAAATAAAATTAGATAAAAAATATGTTGTTAATAATATAGTAACTAAAATTTTTAATATTTTAATGAAATATAATAGAGTTTATAAAGAAGATGGAATTATAAGTATTGATGGTGAAGCTTTAATTGTAGATAATGATAAAATATTTAAAATGTATAATGATGGATCTATAATAGATTGTGAAAATTATGGTGTAATTGGTAGTGGATTTCAATTAGTTCAAGGATTTTTAGATGAATTAAATAAAGATTACAAGCAATTAGAAGAAGAGGATGCTTATGATCTTTTAGTAAAATCTATATATAGAGCTTGTCTAAATGAAATATATATAAACACTGGCATTGATTATATAACATTAAAAAAGGAGGAAAACTAATATATGAATTATTTATTTAATAGAGTTTTAATTTTTGATGGTAGTTATATGCTACATCGTGCTTTATCTGAACCTCATAATTGGGAGATGAGTACTATTAATGGTAAGAAAACTGGAGGTATTTTTGGTTCTTTAAGAATTTTAAATAAAGAATTAAGATCTTATAATTATTATCCAATAGTAGTATTCGATGCTGGTTTATCTAAACGAAGATTAGATTTATATTCTAATTATAAAAAACATGATGATAAGGCTGTATTATTAGAAGATTCTCATGAATTTACAGATGAAGAATTAATAGATTTAGAATTTAGAAGAGAATATAATACTCAACGAAATGATTTAAAAGTTATATTACCTTTATTTGGTATTCCTGTTCTTTCTATAGAAGGATGGGAAGGTGATGATTTAATTTATATTTTATCAAAATTAACTAAAAATAGTATAGTTGTTTCTGATGATAAAGATCTAATACAATTAATTCATAGTCAATCTGAAGATGATGATAGACTTTGTCGTATTAGAAGACCTTTAAGAGATGAATTTTTAGATATTAATTCTTTAAATGAAAAAGGAATTAATATTAAAGAATATATTGGATGTAAATCTATTGTAGGAGATCCAAGTGATAATATACCAAGTGCTTGTTATCAAGTAGGAGAAAAAACAGCCTTAGGATTATATAAATTATATATAAATTGTATGGCAAATAATATAGCTTTTCCTGAAAATGAAGAAGCTTTAACTGAATCTTGTAAAAAATTTAATATATCAAAAAGAAAAGCTTATTTAAATTTTAATGAAAATCAATTTTTAATAAATTTATTATTAACTGATTTACAACAAGTTGATAAAGAAATATCTGATGATCTGATTCAAAGTATTTATATTGATATAATAAATCAATTTGAATCAAATCAAGATGGTCAAAGTATAAAAGAAATTTTTGATGAATTAGAGATAAAAACATTTAATATAAATGAATTGCTAGATACAGTTAATAGTTTAAAAAACACTTTAAAAATAGAAGATAGTGATAAAGTACAATCTTTAAAAGATATAAAAGAACCTAGAAAAACTCTTTTTTAAAAACAACTTACGTAAAATAATAATATAAAGAAAAAAATTAAAAATTTTTATATATTTTATCATTTTTTAATATCAAAAGATGTTATATAATATATAAATAGAAATAAAGGAAATTGGAAACCGTCCTTTATTTTATAATAAATTAAATTACCCTAAACAAATAAAATTAAATATGTTATAAATTAGTAGAAATACTATTTTATATAAATTTAAAAATAATATTTAGTTTAAACAGGGTTTCCAAACTGTTTGGGGTAATGCTAGATATTATTTTTATGTAAAAGATGTCTAGCGTTAAGTTGGACATCTTTTTTTATTGCAACATGTTATAAAATATAAATGAGCTTTAACTTTAATGAAAGGAGTAGTAAATATGATTAATTATCAAGACAATGAAATGTATTATGAATTAGATGCAATGATTTTAAGTAATTATAGTGATATTCCATCTCTAAAAAATGCTAAAAATAGATTAAATAGTTTTGATAAAATAGATATTGCTGCCTTATACGTTAAAGATAAAGAGCATAAACAAAAATGGACCTGGTATGCAGAAGAAAAGAAAATGTCTACTATACTAGGTTCTTTAATTGACCAAGAATGGTTATTAAAAAAATACAATATTACTATTGAAAAAGCTATATTAATAATATGTTCTTTGTATAACTTTTGTAATGGATCTATAAATACAAAAGTTGATACATATTTTAAAGTACCTGATAGATTTTTAAGATATAGAAGTCAGTTATCAAGAAAAACAATAAGAAAATTATTATTTATATTAAAAAGAACAGATATATTAGAATTAAAACAGTTTAAAGATGGTTTATATATTAAACTAAATAAAAATTTAATATCAAAGGATTTATATATACTTAAACGAGCTAAAAGAGAAAAAAGAAAAGATGCAAAAAAATTATTATATTGTGCTGAAAAATATAATAGATATTATTATGAAGCTTATAGCTATCAAACTGCTTTAAATCAATTAAGAAAAGCCATATTAGGAATTAGTATGGCTTATTCTCAATTAATGGAAAAAGAAATATTAAATAAAAGATATGAAGACAGTCAATTATATGGAGAAAGAAAAGATATTAAATATATAGAAGTTCCGGTACATCTTATTGCTCATATTCTAAATATATCTGAAACTAAAATTACAAGATATTTAAGAATTTTAGTTAAAAGTTGTAATTATATAGCTAAACATGATAAAGTATATGTTGAAACAAACAATATGGATAATTATTATAATGATTTTTATAAACAATTTGATTTATTAAATATTAAAGAAACTAAATTAGACAATGATCATCCAATTATTACTAAAAATTCATATATTTTATTTATGGATAATTTTGAAAAAACAAAAACATATTATGATATTTCTAAACATTTGCAAGAATATAAAGATTTAATAATAGAAACATTAGAATTAAATCAATTAGAAATAGATTTAAATACAATTAAATTAGAAGAAAATGATAAAGATGATAATATTACATATTTTAGTAAGGGATTAAAAACAGAATTAGATCACGAAAATGAAAAAAGCGAATATATATATCGTGATGATACTTCTGTTATTCATGTTGATAAAATCAAAGGTAGTAAGAAACAATTTTCTAAAAATTATAGAAGAGTAATTGTGGACTTTGATAAATTATCTATCAAATCTGCTTTAAATTATTTAAAAAAATCTATTAAAAAAATCTATGATTATGAATTAGAAGAAAAAGAATTTAATCATCATAAAAATTTAATTATTAAATTAACTAATTGGGTGCAAGAAAAATTAAATAAATGTAACAAAAATAGTGATTCATATAAGAATATTAAAAATTTAATTTATGATTCAAATTTAAGTTATAATTTTGTTTTATAAAAAATACATAGACTATAAGTCTGCTTATTAGTCTATTTTTATTCTTTGATTATATTCTATTTATTATTTTTATTCGTAAAAATACGTTCCAATATTTAAAATATTTTTTTAAGATAAAAAATAAATTTTATAAATTTTAAAAAAATTTTAAAAATATCATTTAATTTTTTAATTTTAAGCAATATCGAATACGTATATATTTATGACAAGAAGAATAAAAAACAAAGCTGTCATATCCTTCCGAAAGCTAAAGCTTTCTCCAGATATAAGCTCCAAATCCTCCAGGTCCATAAAGGACCTTTCAGATTTGAATCTTTTATCATAGACTATATTGTTTTTGTTTTATTGTTTCTAATATTTCTTTTTAATTCTAAAAATACATTATGATATGAGAATATGAGAACTTGTTATATTATATAATAAATTTAAAAAATTTATTAAAAACCCGTTACATTTTTTAAATTTTATAATATAATTGGAGTAAATTTATAGAAAAGAGGTATATAAAATTATGAGTTCATTTGAATTAAGTACATATCAAAAAAATATTTTAGATAATGTGAATAATAGCAATACCAATTTATTGGTTAATGCTAAAGCAGGATCTGGAAAGACTTCTACTTTAATTTTAATAGCAAATAATTTAATTAAACAAAATAAAAAATGTCTATTTTTAGCTTTTAATAAATCTATTGTAGATGAATTAAGTACCAAAATTATTAATGAAAATTGTCAAATTAAAACAATTCATGCATTAGGATTATCTTTTTTAAGATCTTATTTATATAGAAAACATAATACAAATTATGAATTGAATATAGATGATGGTAAAGTAAGAGATATTACAAAGAAATATTTTATGGATATTTTATATAATGATTTTATGAAAGCAAATAAAGATATAGGATTAGATGAAGAAATGTTAAAAGATTTAATGAATGATGTTATATCAGAATTAATTAAATTATCTAATTTTTGTAGATTATATAATATTAATTATCATGATGAATTACAAGTTAAATTTTTAATGAAACAAAGTTGTAGAGAATTAAGAAATTATGATAGTTATGGATTACAAAGATTTCCAGAAGTAATAGAAAATATAATAGATAAAATAAAATTTGATTTTGAACATCCAGTAATAAATGATGATGGAAAAGCTTATTATAATATTGATTTTTTGGATATGATATATTTTCCTTGTTATTATAATATGTTTGTTCCTTTTTCAATTAAACAATATTTAGATTGTATAATGGTAGATGAGTGCATTCCTGGAAATATGTTTGTTACTACAAATGAAGGTAAAAAAACTATTAAGTCATTATATGATAAGTATCAAAAAAATAAATTAAATAATATTTTAGTTAAAACATTTAATGAAACTACTGAAAAATTTGAATATAAAAATATTATTAATATTAAACAAAAAAATGTAAGAGATATATATGAAATTGAGACATATGGATTAAATAAAGTACAAGCAACTGATAATCATCCTTTTTTAACTCAAAATGGTTGGAAAAAAGTATCAGATTTAATACCTGGTGAAGATTATATTTATTTAGATAATACGATTAATCAAAAATGTAAATTAATACCTAATGAAGATCAGTTACAAGTTATATATGGTACAGCATTAGGTGATGGATCATTAAGAAAAAATAATCAATATGAATATAGATTACGTATTACTCAAAGTGAAAAACAATATAATTATTTTAAATTTAAAAAAGATTTATTACAATGTAATTCTGAAATAGTTACAAAAGGAGGTTATACTAATTCTAAAATTTATAATACAAATACTAGACAATTTTTATTACCTGTAAAAAATAAAATTGACATAATAAATAAATTAGATTTAAGAGGATTAGCTATTTTATATATGGATGATGGAAGTTGTACTAGACAAAATCCTTATTCAACTATAAGAATATCTTGTAATGATTTTAATGCTGAAGAAACACAAACTTTAATTAATAAATTTTTAGAATTTGGTATAACTGTAATAAATTATCCTCATTATAATAAACAAGGAAAAAAATATAATGAATTAAAAATGAATTCTGAAAATGGTCATAAATTTTTAAAATTAATAGCTCCTTATATGAATAAAGATTGTTTTTATAAAAATCCTGAGGCTACAGGTACTTATAAATGGGATGATAAATTTAAAGAATTTGGGGGAAATATTGTTAAATCAGTCATTAAAATTAGAAAAGATGTTGTGTATGATATGGAAGTTGAAGATAACCATAATTTTATCATATCTAAATGTAGTACAAATAAAAAAGGTAGTGGAGCTATAGTACATAATTGTCAAGATCTTTCAATATTACAACAAAATTTTTTAAGATTATTACAAACTAATGATAATAGATTTATTTTTGTTGGAGATGAAAAACAAGCAATTTATGGATTTGCTGGAGCAGATACTAAATCGATTGAAAATTTAAAACAAAACTTTATTCTAAAAGAATTGCCTTTGAATATATGTTATAGATGTCCTGAGAATGTTATTAAATTATCTAAATCTATAGTGCCATCTATTGAATGGAATCCTAAAAGAGAAGATAAAGGAGTTGTAGAATTTATAGATGATATATTTAAAGTAGACTTACAACCTAATGATATGATAATAGGTAGAAGAAATAGAGATTTAATTGAAATATATAAAAAATTTGTAATAGATAAGAAAGTATCAGTTAAATTTAAAAATTTAAAATTAGTTGATAGTTTAGTAAAAGAAATATCTCAATGTATAAAGGATTATATTAAATTGTATGTAAAAAATTTAAATGTTGATATGAAAGTATATGAATATCAAAAATTAAATCATATGCCTTTATTAGATAAAGATCTTTCAGATTCTGATAAGAGAGAATTAAGTAAAGTTAGAAAAGAATACATAAAACAAAAATCTAAAGAAAGTAAAAAAATAATGAAATCTAATTATACGTTAGATTATTTAAAAGAATGTATGGAAGAATTTAGAGACGAAGGATTATATTTTATAGATAAAGAAGCTTTATTATCTCAATATTTTGATATTATAGATTCATTTATTGTAGAATTTATGAAAGATCATAGTTCTATACTTGTAAAAGATTTATTAGATTATATAAAATCTTTCTTAAAAGGTAATTTATATGAAGAAGCTCCTGTTATTTCTACAATACATATGATGAAAGGTGGAGAAGCTGATACAGTATATATTTATGATTATCCTAAATTTCCTTATAAATTTAAGGAACAATCTGAAGATGAAATGCAGCAAGAAAAGAACTTATTATATGTTGCTATAACAAGAGCTAAGAAAAATTTATATTTATGCTTATTAAAAGAAGATGATGAACAATCAATAGAAGCTAATTTAAAAGCTAGAGTAAATGTAAAGAATTTATTGAAAAAATAAATAATTATACACTTATAAACATGTTATAATATAAAGAGAATAAATTATTAATTCTCTTTATTTTTATTGTTTTATTAATTAAAGAAAGAGGTAGGTACTAATGAAAATCTTTTTATATTCTGATTTACATATTAGTAGAACTAGTTCTATATTACCTCAAACTAGTTCAAATAATTTATATACATATAGACAAGATATGATTTTAAAAACAGGGGAATTTTTGGCTGATATTATAAAAAAAGAAAATCCTGATTTAATAATAAATTTAGGAGATACTTTTGATCAACATACTATAACTAGTTATGATATTGATGTAGCTAGTAAATTTTTTAAATACTTTGAACAATTTGATATTCCTCATTTAGTATTAGTTGGAAATCATGAAATGGTAAATCAAAATTTTAACGCTATTGAAATTTTAAATAATATAAATAATATTACAGTTATATCTGAACCTACAACAATAGATGTAAATGATCTTTTAAATGTAAATGAAAAACTTACATTAGGATTTTTACCATATTGTAATTATAAAGATATTATTATGTTTCCTGAAGCATCTTATTTATTTTCTCATCAAGATATACAAGGTGCTACAATTAGAGGTGATTTTAAATTACCAGATGGTATCGAACCAAATACTTTAAAAGATAAATATAAATTAGTATTTAATGGGCATATTCATAAATCATCTATATTAGGTAATGTTATAAATGTAGGATCTATTACTACACATAGTTTTAGTGATGATGAAAATAGTATTCCACAATGTTATATTTTTGATACAGTTACAAATGATTTAAAAATATTTAAATCTACTGTATGTCCTTTATTTAGAAAATTTACAATTCAAAAAGATATTAATGAATTATATACATATATTAATTCATTAGATACTCAATATAAATATATTTTGCATATTATTTGTCCTTTTGAAATTAAAGAAGATGTAAAAAAATATTTAGATGATAATTCTTTAATAATAGCAAATAGATTAAATGTAAGAATTTCAAAAAAGGATGTTTCTTTAGAAGAAACTCAAACAAATTTAAATTTACAAAGTAATATTGATGTAAAACAATCATTTAAAGAATTTTTAAATGAAGTTGAATTAAAATACCCTATAGATATTTATAATAATATTTTAAATGAGGTTGAATAAAATGAAAGATGATGAGCATGTGAAAATATAGAGCTGAAAATAGAAATAATATAAATGAGAAAGAAAGAGAATATTATTATAAAGTTCGTAAACCAAGAGATAAAAATAAAAAATGTGAGAGAGGTAACTAATATGAATATAAAATTTGAAGAATTAGATATAGAAGGATTTAGAAGTATAGATAGAATTTCCTTAAATTTATCAGATCAAGGAATTGTTATTGTAAAAGGAATTAATAATTATGAAGATCTAGCTTCTTCAAATGGAAGTGGTAAATCTTCAGTATTTGAAGCTATTATATATGCTTTATTTGAAGAAACAAGTTCAGGAGATAGAGATATTGAAAATAGAATATTAGGTCAAGGATGCTCTGTAGTATTAAAATTTTCAATTGATGATGTTTCATATAAAATAATTAGACAATCTAAAAAAGGTAAAGGTACTGTTGTTTTATATAGAAATGATGAAGATATATCAGCTAGAAATAAATCAGATACAAATAAATTAATAGTATCAATATTAGGTATTAATAAAGCTATTTTCTTGGATAGTATTTTCTTATCACAAAATGCTGTAACTAATTTACCTTCATTATCACCAACAGCTAGAAAAGAAAGATTAGAAATATTAACAAATACTGATAATGCTATTAATAATTTTAAAACCTTTTTAAAAGAAAAACAAACTATGTATGAATCAAAGCATGTTGATTGTCAATTAGAAATAAATAAAATTAACGGTAAAGAAGAATCATTACAACAACAAAAAGACAAATTACAAGCTCAAATAAATGATATTAAAATTCAAATTGAAGAAAGAAATAAATTAGGTAATATTGAAGATTTAGATAAACAAATACAAGAATATAATGTGGAGATAAATACTATTAATAATCAAATACCTGAAATAGATAACAAAATAACAATAATTAATAATAGTATAAAAGAATTAAATGTAGAACAAGGAATTAATGAAACACTTAAACACGATAAAGATTTAGAAATTCAAGATCAAAGAAATATATGTAATAATATACAAAATGAAATAACTAGAGTAACAAATGTAATAGGACATAATAAAATAGATATTGATAGAATAAATAAAGAAATAGAAGAAATAAAAAATAGTGATACTTGTCCAACGTGTGGAAGAAAATATGATAATGTAAATGAAGAACATATACAAAAGGTAATAGAAGAAAAAAATAAAGAGATAAAAGATTTAGAAGATAAAAATTTAGAAAATAGTGAATATGTACAAAATAAACAAACAGAACTAGATAAAGAAATAGAAAAAGGAAAAAAATTAAGGGAAGAGTTTGAAAAATTAAGTGAAGTATATAAAGATAAAAATAACGAAATAGAAGAACAACAAACAAATTTATTAAATACTAATAACAAAAAAACACAATTGTTGAATAGTATTCAAAATATACAAGTTCAGATAGATGTTATAAATAAACAAAAAGATGATATATTGAAAATTGAAATACCTAATAGTAAACAATATGAAGATATGGTACAAGATATAGATACTCAATTAAATAATTTAAATAAACTAAAAGAAGATAAAAATAATGAATTATATGAATTAGATAATTATATTAATGCAATAAAACATTGTATTCAATTAGTTACTAAAGATTTTAGAACATTTTTATTAAAAAATAGTTTAAGTTATTTGAATAAGATTTTAAAAGATTATTCTTCTCAATTATTTAGTAATGAATCTGATTTAATATATATTTCTGAAAATGATAATAAATTAGATATAATGTTAGGTAATGCTACTTATGAAAGTTTATCAGGAGGAGAAAAAACTAGAGTTAATATAGCTTTATTAATAGCTCAAAAATCATTAGCAAATATGATTGGTAATATTTCATGTAATATAATTATATTAGATGAAATATTAGGATATTGTGATGCATTAGCAGAAAATAATGTTATTAATTTAATAACAAAAGAATTAGAATCTTTAGAGACTATATATATGATAAGTCATAAAGAAATTCCTATTGGATATGATGCTGAATTAATTGTTGAGAAAAATGCTAATGGTTTGACTCACTTAAAATCTTATTAATATTATTAATAAAGAAAGGTGGTCATCATGACAGGACAACAAGGATTATTCTTATTGGTTCTAGGTCAGTTATTAGTAATTTTATTTATTATTATATATAAAGTAATTAGATATTTTTTAGAAAAACATAAAGTAGATAAAATATTAAAATTTATGAAAGCTAATATGAATGATAAAAATAAAGATAATATTAATATATTTATTGATAAAATAAAAAATAAGGAGGAATTTAAAAATGGCTAAAGAAATGGAAGGAATAACAACAAGTAATAATTTTGAAATTGGTGTACTTAAAAAGGAAATTAAATTCGAATATGTATCAAGAGTTTTAGAACAAAATAATAAGTTTTCTTTACCTGTAAAAGGAAGTAAAAATGCAGCTGGATATGATTTTATTAATCCAGAAGAAGTAACAATTCAACCAAAAGAAATTAAATATGTAAAGACAGGTATTAAAGCATTATTTCCTGATGATATTGTATTGTTATTATTTAATAGAAGTTCAAATCCTAAAAAGAAAGGCTTAATATTAATTAATGGGGTTGGAGTAGTAGATGCTGATTATTATGATAATGAAGATAATGAAGGAGAAATAGCTTTTGCCTTTTATAATATAACAGACAATCCAATAACTATAGAAAAAGGAGAAAAATTAGGACAAGGTATGTTTACAGTTTATGCAAATGTAACTGGTTATAATTCAGAAGCTGTAAATGAAAGAAAAGGTGGATTTGGAAGTACTGGAGAATAAATTATATATTTATTATAAATATACCGCACAAATGTCTAAAAAATCATAAAAAATAGTCATCAATATATACAGTCTCAATACCTATACAAGATTAATTTTTCATTAATTTAAATTCATTAAGAATTTTACATATATTTAAATGAACTTATTTATAGAGGTGTATAAAATATGGCTGAAAAAGAATTTGATTTAAAAGATAATTTTAAAAGAAGATATGCTGGTTTAGTTAAAATAAAAAGTTATATACGAAAATGGAGAAATAGTAATCAGCTTAAATTTAGTACTAAAGAAATACAGATGTTTGATAGAATGTTTATTTCTATAGATAAAAAACTATCAATGTTAGAAAGTGATTATTTATTTTTATTTAAAAATGGAGATATTGAAGATTTAAGGAAGTATTTAAAAAATGATAATGGAAATAAGAACAAATGATTTTAAAAATAAATGCGGAAATTGTAAGTATTTTAAAACTAATAATCATATAGATGGTGAATGTATTAATAAAGAAAATAAAATAAAAATACGTCAACGCTATTATAACAGTAAGTCTTGTGTTTATAAAGAATTAAAGGAGAATTTATAATGGAAGATCATTTAACTCAAATTATTAAGAAAAATATTCAAGATGAGATATCTCACGAAATTGATAAAGAAATAGAACAAGAAGTATTAAAATTTGAAAGAAAATTATTAGATAGAAAAGATAAATATATAGCAGAAGTAATGAAAGGTATAAGAATATATCATGAAATTAGTCCTCAAACAAATATAATGCAATACACAATTGTTTTTGAAAATATAATAAGGAGAGAAGATAATATATGAGAGAATTACAATCTTATCATAATTTAATTTATATATTTTTAGATGTAGATGGAGTACTTAATGATGAGAATTATATTGTTAAATGTTATGAAAAACATCATAAACCAATGCATATGAATCATGTTCCATTTGATCCTAAATGTTTAAATAATTTAATGATACTGGTTCAAACTTTAGAAAATAATAATTATCGTGTTAAAATTATACTAAGTTCTACTTGGAGATTAAGTGAAATAGATTATGAAATTGTAAATGCAAGACTTGCTGAATATGGTTTAAAATTAAGTGGTAAAACTCCAAATTTACAAGCTATTAGAGGAGAAGAAATAATGTCATATTTAAGTGATAAATTTTATAATGATATTATTATTTTAGATGATGATATAAATGATATAATTAACTTTTATCCTCATAATGTAATTAAGACTAATTTTAAAAGAGGTTTTACTAAGTCTTGTTTAAATAAAGCTATAAAATTAATTTTAGATAAGAAGGGAGATTAAAATGGCTTTTGATTTAGATGATCAAGAATTAGAATATACTAGAAAGTTTTTAAAAAATAATCCATTTAAAAAACAAAAACAAATTGTATTATGTGGTAGTAGAAGATTTAAATCTACTATATTAAAAATTCAAGAGCATTTAAGTAGATTAGGGTATAGAGTATTAATACCTGAAGAACTAAAAAGTAATATTAATAAAAAGGATGCTATTAGAATTCATTTTGATAAAATAGCTGATCCTAAAACAGATATAGTATTAGTTATTAATGAAAATATAGAAGATACTGATATTGAAAATTATATAGGGCCTAATACTTTTGCTGAAATAGCTTTTGCTTTCTATAAAAACAAAGATATATATTTGTTAAATGATTTATATAATTATTGCCAAGAAGAATTAGAAGCTTGGAATGTAAAATGTTGTAAAGGTGATTTAAATAAATTAGATATTGGAGGTAATAATGAAAATAATTAATCCAAAAATTTATGTTGAAAAATTTAATGGTATTCAAATAATGAAAAGAATAGAAAGAGCTTGTAGAACTTGTTATCGTTCTGAAGGAAAAATCACAGAGGATAGTTATAAAAAATTATTAACAAATTGTATTACAAGAGGTCATGAATCTGTATTAGAACATGAAAAAATAACAATTCAAATGATTTGTGATATAGGGGTATATAAAGATTTAACAAGACATAGAATAGCAAGTTTTAGTATTGAAAGTACAAGATATTGTAATTATAGTAAGGATAAATTTGATAATGAAATTAAATTTATAAGACCTGTATTTTATACAGATAACTGGGTACATACTAATTATGAAGGTAGTGCTATGACAGAAGAGGAATTGAAGTCTATGTATTGGTATAATTGTATGGAAGAAATACAAGATACATATATGAAAATGTCTGAATTAGGGTGTATACCTGATGAAATGAGAATGATTTTACCGCATAGTACTGCGGCTTATGTTACAATGACAGCAAATATAAGAGAATGGAAACATATATTAACTTTAAGAACATCTAAACATACACATCCAGCAGTGCAGCAATTAATGATTCCTTTATTATTAAAATTTAAAAAAGAGATGCCTGAAATATTTGATGATGTAGAATATAATATTGATTTTCCTCAAGAGAAATATGCTGAATTATCTTATATAGAAGAAGGTGATAATATTGAATAAACCTACTTTTAAATTATCTTGTGTAGAAAAATATGATTATAATCGAAAACATTATAACAGTTGTTGGGATATTCAAGTATTTTTAGAAGAAACAGCAAGATGGATAAGATTATATAGTTCTTTTTCTGAATATAAAGCTAGATTAGCTTATGAAAAAATTAAAGATAAATATGATTTATATATAGAAGATTTTTTAAGATTAGAAGGATATCTACCAATGAAAGATGAATTATATACAAAATCTCCTATTATGTTTGAATTACATAATCAAATTTATAAGATAGAATATATTTTTCCTGAACAATCATGTGTAGTTGGATTACAAATCCCTGGTAATAAGAGATATGTTCAAGCAGAGCCTGATGGTTCAAAATATGATTATATAGAAGATGATATATTTTTCTATAATTTAGGTACTATTTTAGTTAAAGATAATCAGGTATTTTTAAATGGTGAATTAATATTAAGTGGTAAAAAATTAAAAAAGGTTTGTGATTCAATAGATCAACCTATTGATGGTTTAGATTATAATAATGATAAATTTTTAGAATATATAAGAAAAACTTATCCTGATGCTGATTCTTATATATGTAATGGTTATTGTTGTTTTAATTTAAGGAGGAACTAAATCAAATGATAACAACTTTTATAGGTCCAATGTTTAGTAATAAATCACAAAAATTAATTGATATTTATAATAATATATATAATAAGAAAACTATTTTTACTTTTAAACCAAATATCGATAAAAGAGATATGATGTATATTAAATCTAGAAATAATGATTTTGAAATATATTCTTTTATAGTTGATTATTTTGATGAGATAGAACATATTGTACATAATAGTAAAGATTTTTGTGGAAATATAATACTTATAGATGAAGCTCAATTTTTAAAAGGTAGTTATACTCCATTATTAAATTTATCTTTAATCGAAAATTATAATATTTATATAGCTGGATTAAATTTAACAACTGAATTAAAGCCTTTTGGAGTAATGCCTGAAATATTAAGTATTTCTGATGTTATAATAAAATGTCACAGTACCTGTTATTATTGTGGTAAAGAAGCTGATTATACTAAATGTTTAGTAGAAAAATCAAAAGATATTTTAATTGGAGATAAAGAATATATTCCAATTTGCAAAGATTGTCTTAGAAAGGAGGTTATATCTAATGGCAAAAATAACAATTGAATTTGATGATACACAAGATTCATCTCAAGATATTAGTGCTGTTGTAAATAGACATAAGTTATTAAGCGCTGTAAATGATCTAAGTGATTTATTTAGTCAAATATATAATGGTAAAATTTATGATCCTAATGTGGAAATATATTTAAAATCAGATAATTGTAAAGCAACTGAAGAAGATTTTAAAAAAGCTTCAGAGACAGGTAAGCTTCTATCTGGTGGAAAATATTATTTAGATAGAGAGTGGGTAGAAAACGAATTAGATCATATATTAGAAAATATAAGAGAATTTTTATATTAAAGGAGGTTTTATATATGCAATTTTTACAACCAGCTGAATTTGAATTATTAAAATGTTTAAAAGAAAATTATAATGCTATAGATCTTTATTTTAGTGATTCTTTAGGGAAATGGATTATAATATCTAAAAATAAAGATGGTCTTTTTATAAGAGGTACTTTTGATGAATGTACTTTTACTTTAAATAGAATAAGTAGTCATAATATAGAAACTTTAATAGAAAATTATATAGCAAGTAATACAAAAGATACATCTGAAGAATGTAAAAAATGTGGGGAATATAAAATTGATTTTAGGAGGCCTGTATAATGAATTTATATGAATATGCTAAAAATGAATTAAATATTTTAGAAAAAAGTTGCAAAAATGAAGAATCTTTAAAATTGCAAAAAGCTATGAATGATTCAATATTAAATGTAATAAAAGTTTTTGCAGATCAAAATTACTCTGGATCAACTGCTTCATATGCTCTTTCTATATTAAAAAGATTATTAACTTATAAACCATTAACTAGTTTAACTGGAGAAGATTCTGAATGGGAAGATATTTCACAATATCAAGGAAAACCTGGATGGCAAAATAAAAGATGTCCTTCAATATTCAAAGATGAAAATGGTAAATGTTTTTGGGTAGAAGGTAAGTATTTTTCAGACGATGAAGGACATACATGGTACACTTGTTCCGAAAGCAGTGTTCCTGTTGAATTTCCATTTAATGTTCCTGATGAAAGTGATTTAATTATAATAGATAATAAAAAGCAAAGAGATTTAATTTATGATAAAATTTTGTTAATCTTAAAAGATAAATTTAATGTAAATCAATTTGAAAATATAAATCAAGAAACAAATATAAGTGATATTTTAAATGTAAATGATAATGAAAATATATTAAAAGAGCTTGCAACTTATTTAGAGGAATTATTCAAAATAAATAAAGTAAGAATTTATTCAGATGATAAATTATGGAATATTATAAATGATATTATGAACCAAATAGAAGTAGATGAAAAATAATTTTGATTTAATTAATCTAAACATGTTATAATATATAAGTAAAGAGCATTTTATAGGTTTGGTGAATTAATATGCAATATTATTTAAAAATTTTTAATAAGAAAACAGGAGATTTGGTTGGTTATTATAAAGAAACAGGTCGTAATTGCGTATCTAAATTACCTAAAGGAATTAAATATTGGAATGATTTAGAATCTGCTATAAATACTATGATAGAGTTAGATGATGGTTTTTTACGTGATAAAGATAAACATTATTATGGCTCTTTTGTATGTGTTTATGGTGATAGTTCTTTAAAACCATCCAAAGAAGAAAAGAAAACAGTTGAGCAGGAAAAGGAGGAATTAGCAGATGAACTTGAAGCCTTTATACGAAAGAATCGTAGTAAAAATGAAAGACAAACAGGAAATTAAAACAGAGACTGGAATTACATATACTCAAAATATGAGTTTATCTAAGAATACAGTTTTACAAGGTGAAGTTGTAGCTGTAGGTGATGGTAGACTAATGTCCGATGGTACTCTTGTACCTTTAAAAGTAAAAGTGGGGGATATTATTTTATTTTCAAAAATGCAAGGAGAAAGTTACAATGATGGAATTGATAATTATACAATTCTATCTGAAAGTAATGTTTTATCAATTGTACAGGAGGCTATAGATGAGAATAACTAGTATTAGAATAAAGAAAAATAATAATCCTGAAAATAAAGTCCTATTAGGAGTAGCTAGTGTTGAATTTGATAATTGTTTAGTTATTCATGATTTACAATTAATACAATTACAAGATAAAAGAATAGTTAGTTTTCCACATAAAAAAGCTAAAAAATATATTTTAAAAGAAGATGGATATGATCAAAATTATGAATATACAGATATTGTACATCCTTCAAATAAAGAATTTAGAAATTATGTAGAAACAGAATTATTTAAAATTTATGATAGTGAAGTGAAGGAGGAAAAGTAAAAAATGAATAGAATAATAAAATATGGAGAAGACGCTAGATCAAGTGTTTTAAAAGGTGTAGATTCAGTAGCTAATATAGTAAAAACTACATTAGGACCAAAAGGAAGAAATGTTTTAATTAGAAATAATTTAGATGCTCCTATAATAACTAATGATGGAGTAACTATTGCAAAAGCTATTCAATTAAAAGACAATGCTGAAGATGCAGGAGCTCAATTAATAATTCAAGCAGCTAATAAAACAAATAAAGTAGCTGGAGATGGAACAACAACTACAACAGTTTTAGCTCAAAATATGATCCATGAATATTTGAATTATGTTAATATTAATTCTGATGTTAAAGAAAATGTAGTACAAGTCCAAAAAGAAATGATTAATACAAGTAATCAAATTAGTGATTATTTACGTGAAATAGCTACACCTATATCTAGTAAAGAAGATATAACAAGAATTGCTTCTATATCAAGTGGATCAGATCAAATTGGAAATTTAATAGCTGATGCTTTTGAACAAGCAGGAGAATATGGATCTGTTGTGGTTGAAGATAGTAAAACTGGTGAAGATGCTTTTGAGAGTATTCAAGGAATGAAAATTCCAAATGGTAGTGTTAGTTCATTTCTATTAAATGATAGAGTTAGCATGAAAACAGATTTTTATGATGTTAATGTTTTAATAACAGCTGATAAAATTGATGATGCTAGTGAATTATTACCAATTTTAGATTTTATTGTAAAAAGTGGTAAAAAATTATTAATTTTATGTGATGATATAGAAAATGAACCATTAAATATGATTATAGCAAATAAATTAAAAGGATTACCATTAAATGTTTCTGTCATTAGATTACCTGGTTTTGGTCAATTAAGAGAAGATCTAATTGAAGATCTTTGTATTGCAACAAACAGTACTTTAATTAGTAGAGATAAAGGAACTACTTTAAAAGATTTTAATCCAAACTTTTTAGGAGAAGTAGAACAAATTGTTATTACTATGACAGATAGTATTATTAAATTTAAAGATATATCAAGTACAGGTATTGACCTAAAAACAAACAGACAAGATAGAGTAGATACTATATCTAATCAAATGAATCAAGCTAATGAAGATGAATCAAAACAATATGAAAGAAGAATAGCTAATTTATTAAGTGGAATTTCTGTTATCTCAGTTGGAGGAAATTCAGAAGTTGAAATTCAAGATAAGAAATTAAGAATAGAAGATGCTATTAATTCTGTTCAATCAGCTAAAGAAGAAGGAATTATTCCTGGTGGTGGATATGGTTTCTTATTGGCTTATATGAATCTTGTTAATGAATCACAAGGATATACTTTAGGTCAATCAATAATATATAATTCTTTGAAATCTGTAACGGAACAAATTGCTGAAAATGCTGGATATGATAAAGAAGAAGTATTAGCTGATTGTTTTGAAAAGAAATTAGGTTTTAATGCTTTAACTGGAGAATATCAAGATTTATTATCTTCAGGAGTTGTTAATAGTGTTAAAGTTGATAGATATAGTTTAATAAATGCAGCTTCAGTAGCTTCTACTTTAATTACAATGGGTGGATTAATTGTAGATGAAAATGAAAAAGATCAAAATATATTACAATTACAAACAGGTTCAACTATTCCAGTTTCAATATAATATAAAGTAGGGTGTTTATATGGAAGGAAAAGAATATAAAAGATGTTTAAGATGTAATAGAATTTTAAAAAGTGAAAAAGCACGCCAAAGAGGTTATGGTGACCATTGTTGGGCTTTATATAATATAGAAGTTAAAAAACAAAGAAAAAGTCTATTTGATATATATAAAGCTGATAAAGTTAAGTAAATTATAAAATAGACTATCAAAATTGCAAATATTTAGATAGTCTATTTTTTAAAGGAAGATAAAAATGAATAAAAAGATAATAGTCAAGAACACAATAACTTTAGATATACATGGATATAATAATATTCCAATAATAGTTAGAGATAAAGAAAATATTTTAGCCTATGCGCAAGTAGAAAAATTAGGACGTTCTAACTATTCTATTAGAAGTGAAGTAATTAAATTATTAAAGTTACTAATAGTACAATATAATATAGATACAATAATATTTGAACAAAATAAATTATTTATAGATAAAATTGATAGACATCCAGATCCTATTGTATATAGAAATATCTTATGTGGATTTGGAATACAAATAGCTATTCAAGATAATTTCTATAATAATGTAACGTATATTTTTTCATTACCTAATAAAGATTGGCAAAATACAATATTAAATTCTTCAGTTAAATACTCAGTTGATTTATACAAAGCACATATATTAAAACAATCATTAAGTAAGGAAAGTTTAGATTTAATAGATAAAAATAATTATTATAAAGCTTTATGTTTAAGTGAAAGTATATGGTTTCCTAATTTAATGAATGTTAAGTATCAGATTAACAAAAATTAATAAAGGAGCTTGTGTGTTTTGAAGAAGAATAATTTAGAGAGAAAAATAAATAGGATACTATCTGAAGAAGAAACTTTTTTCTTAAGTTTAGTTTTATTATCAAATATGCATGATAATGAAAAATATAAAAATTTATCAGAATTAATATTTTTATTTGATAATTATAAAGGATTTAAACAATTTATTAAATATTATCAAGGAACAACAATAGAAATTCCAACAGTAAAAGAATTGAAACAAGCTTTAAGATTATTAGCTTTGTTTCAAAAAGTTAATATAGATAAAAAAGATTTCAATGAATCATATAATGCTTTAAAGTTAAAAGATTTAGGATTGACAAAAGAATATTGTATGCAGGAATTAAATAGTTTTAATAATTATTTAAAATCTAATGGAAATATAACTTTAAAACAAATTAGAAAATTAGATAAATTGTTTTAAAGGAGTATATTAATATGAATATAAGAAAACATTTTAGAACAAGTAATGCTACAATAGATTATATCATATCTGATTTTAGTTTTAATAGAATAAGTGATAAGGATATTTATTTTAAATATTGTGTGAATAAGAGAATAGAACAATTAAACAAAAATTATGATGAGAAGATTGATAAAATATTATCATTTATTATATTGAATTGTGATTATGATAATATGCCTTTACATTGTTTAGCTAAAATCACTTTATCCTTATCTAAAGTAACTACAGCTATATCTAAAGGATTTATTAATTTAATATAAGAGGTGAATATTAATGTTAATTGTTGGTTTTAAAGGTATAGGTAGTTCTTTTGTAGCAAATAAATATAAAGATAAAATTATTGAAATGTATATAAATCCTGCTATAAATCCAAGTAATAGTGATATGATTGTAAATTTTATTAATCATATTAAACAAAATATTATTGATTATGAAGTTGTAATAATGAATTTTTGTGAACCTATTTTAAATTGTTTAAATGCATTAAAAATAAAATATTTTTTAGTATATCCTGATATTTCAGCTAAAAATGATTTTGATAAATATTGGGCTGATTGGGATATTTTTGATAAATTCTCTGCTGAAAAAATAAAATTACAAAAGGGACAGTATTTAGAAGATCTTTTAGCTTTAAAATTTGATTGGATTTCCAATAAAGAACTACCTGCTATTACTGACTCAAATAATAATCATGAATTAACTTTTGATGATTTAGTCAATAAAGATGTTACTATAACAGAAGCAGATATTCGTAATTTAAAAGGCGTTGAGAATAAATTAAAAGTTGGTATGTTATTACAAGCTAAGACTAGTTTAAACAGAATATTAAAATTATCAAGAACATTGGATAAATTATATGATGAATTAGTTACTAGAATTGATACTGATTTAACTAATACAGATACTGCTAGTTTGATGTATACAGCTGATTATATTTCAAAAGCTTTACAGGATACAAATCAATTTATTGTTTCATTAATAAATAATGATAAAATTAAAAATTTCTTTATTATTGATAATAGTAATATAATTAATGTAAATGATGATGAAAATATAGCTGTTGGTAAGAGAGATAAAATCAGAAAAGCTATTCAAATAGTATTAAGTAACATAGATAAATATGAACAAGGTGATTTATCAAATTTAATAAATCCTAATATAGAAGCAGAAGGAGAAGTTATAAATGCCGATAATCAATCCTAGTCAATATGATTGTAATAAAATGAAACCAGGAGATACTATATATATAAAACCAAGAAATATTTTTTATAAAATATATAGAAATATTTTTATGAAAGATGCTATAAAAATTTTAGTTAGAAAAGATTGGAAAAAGGAAAGACCTGATTATATAGAATGTTATCAAGAAGATTGTATATTATTTTTTAATTATGAAAATCAATGTATACAAGTTTTTAAAGATGTACCTTATCAAATTTCTAATAAAAGTAATAAATTTCATCATTATGATAAATTAGATAAATTAATTGTGAATTTATATGAAGTTCAATTAGTATTTAAATCTGGAGAAGTTTATACATTACATTTAGATGATATAAAAAGAGGTATTGATAAAAATAATTATATTTTAAAGCAACTTGATAGAAATGAAATTATACAACAAAATATTAAATTTCAAAAATATAAAGGAGATACTTTTAAAAATATTGTAAAAGAACGAAATATTAAATCTTGGAATTTTAATTATTGTTTTTTATGCGGAAAACCTTTAACTTGTATTTTTGAAGATGATAAAATATATATAAAGAATGAATGTGATTGTGGTAATACTAAAGTGGATATAAATAGTCTGTCTTATGATGATTTTGCTATTTGGTTTTGCAGTCAAACAGATTCAAATATTATAAAAATTTATAAGAAGTTTTGGTTTAATAAAGAGGAGTAAATTAAATGAATAGTCATGACACTCAATGTTTATTTAATGAATTAAATAAAGATAATCATATTTTTTGTACTAAAACAGAATTAAATGATTTTATACTAAATGGCTTTTTATTACAAGCTAATAATAATTATTATGATAGAGCTGGTAATAAAATAACAATAGAATTGTTTAAAAAAGAAAATATGAAATTTAATTTAGATTTTAGTAATTTAATACAGATTGCAAGTGAGCTTTCTTATAAGAAAGTGTATTATATGTCTGAAACTTCTTATAATAAATTAAAAGCAGAAGGACTAATTTTAACTAAAAATAACAAAGAATTTTATCGTTTTTTTGATAATGATTTATGGTTAGTGTATAAAATTTAAAAAATTTAATAAAAACCGTTACATTTTTTAAATTTTATAATATAATATGTATAGATTTTTATTTGGAGGAAATAGTTATATGGAAGATAAAGAAATTTTTGAAAAATGGGAACAATTCAAAGATTTATTGAAAAGTACAAATAGAGAAGGAATTGAAAATGTTATTAAATGGTTAGATGAAACTGATTTTAAATTTGCACCTGCAAGCACTCAATATCATAGTAGTGAAAAAGGTGGATTATTAAAACATTCATTAAATGTTTATTATCATATGTATGATTTTGATAATTTAATTAAATTTTTTGATTTACCTGAAGATAGTATTATATTAACTGCTTTATTACATGATGTATGTAAAGTACAAACATATGAGACTTCTTATAGAAATACAAAAAATGAAGAAGGACAATGGATCAAAGTTCCTTATTATACAGTTAATGATTTAATGCCTTATGGCCATGGTGAAAAATCAGTAATATTATTACTAATGCAAGGATTAAAATTAAATCATATAGAATGTATGATGATCAGAAATCATATGGGAGCCTTTAGAGATAATCAATATTTAAATGATATTTCACATAGATTCAGTAAATGTCCTCAAAGTTTAATATTACATTATGCTGATATGTTATCTACATATACAACAGAAAGTTCTGATTTACAAAATAGATTTAAAGAAAAATTATTAGGTAAAAATATTACAGAATGTTTAAAAGAACTTAATAAGCCAAAAATAATAAAATTAGATAATATAGAATATGAAATAGCACCTGAAGATAGTATTGTAGATAATCAAAAAATAATCGAGTTAAGTTATTTAGATAAAGGAATAACAAAAAAGATTAAAGTTTTTGCTCCACATAAAGATGGTTTACCTTTTTAAAGATGTTATAATAAATAAGTACCTTATAGTGCATTTTAAGAAACAATTATATAATTATTTTTTGTAGGAGTTATTAATTATATAATATCAGGTTTTTTTATTTAAACTCCTATCCCATCTCACTTTTGTGAGAGTTGGATCTAATCAATTAAGTAGAGTATTTTTAATTGTTTGGATGCTCAATAGAACAATTCGCAGCTATGTGGGAATAGTAGGTTGATAGTAGAGCTGACCTTGGAACTGCAACCAAAAGAGAGTTCAAGGGCCCTTTGTACCTGATTTTGCAGTCAAAGCGAAGGTGACTAGAATTCAAGATGAATCGGTTTTTATAATATCTAGTGTTTAAGTTTTTTCCATATAAAACTTCTAGATTGCAATTTAAAATCAATATAATAAAATATATTAAATAATTATGTGTTGGGTAGTAGCTTGATTTATATAATAGTATATGGAGTGTCCGGACGCAAAGTATTTCTATGTATAAATGACCGTATCTTAAGTGAGGTTATTGTGCTATTATACCCTCAGCCCTTCACCAAATATAATATAAATTTATAATAGGTAATTAATATGGCAACTATAAAAGTATATATAAGATTTGGAGAAATTCCTCAAAATGAAAGAAGTAAAATATATAGAGGAGATGAAATTTCATTACGAGATATGAAAATATTAAAAGAATTACCTTGTTATAAAGATTATTATTAAATAAAATGCTGGAGTACCGAAGTGGTCAAACGGAACGCACTTGTAATGCGTCGACTATGTCTTCGTGAGTTCGAATCTCACCTCTAGCTCCACTTACTTTAATATAAGTAAGATTATTTTTATAATTTGTTATATAATTTTGAATAGTCATTATTATTTAACGAATATTAAGTTTGTTTCTAGTAGATAGTTTTTTACTAGAAGCATTTATATAGCGGAGGTGGTGCAAAGGCAGCACATTGGGCCCATAACCCAAAGACGAGGTTCGAATCCTACGTCCGCAACCAGTTCGTACCGCTCCTCACTGTAGGTACCCTATTGGAAATTGGAGGAGTAATGACAATAGCTCAGATTGTACACGGGAACTTTGATGGAATGTTGGGGAAAACACAAGAAGTACTCTAAATAGACCAATGACAGCTTGGAAAGACAAGCACTTAATTTGGGTCAGTAGCTTATTGGTAAAAGCAAATAAAAGTTAGGTAATGTATATACTACAAAGTACAAGTAGTTGAGAATAACAAACCTTTTATATAAGACAATTAGTTCGATTCTAATATGGCCCACCAACTAGGTGACAATAGCACCTAGACAACGGAAACAGGATTTGGTACTTTATCACTGTAATTCCGGGCAAAGTATCCTATTGTAAAAGTCGAATGCCCTCTCGACTTCGCTAAAAAATAAATAATAGAGGCTTTAATATATTGGTATATAGCTCAGTTGGTAGAGCGCTTGGCTGTTGAATGTTAGCAGCCTTATAAAGAAATCTATAAGTGAAAACTTCGCTAAATCGGTGAAACCTGTAAAATGGTAACGCCGAGCAAGAAATATTATTAGAAAGGATTTTAGATTGAATACTAAATCAATAGGTAATATTGGAGAAGCTAAAGTATTATCTTGGTTTGTAGAACATAATATTCCTGTATACTTACCTTTTGGTGATAATGAGAGAGCAGATCTAATAGCGGAATTTAATAATAAACTAAATAAGATTCAAGTTAAAACTAGTAATCATATAAAAAATAATACAATTAATTTTGATTTATTTTCTAGAGTTCATAGCATAACTATTAACGGAAATACTCATAAAAATTGTTATTATGATAATAATGAAATTGATTATTATGCTTTATATAATATGATTGATAATGAAATCTATTTTATCAAAAATTCTGAAATAAATACTAAAAGTATTCGTTTAAGATTTAAAATTCCTAAAAATAATCAAAGTACAAATGTTAAATTTGCCAAAGATTATATGATAGATAATATTTTATGTGTAGAGACTTTACACGAAGTACCTAAGGATAAAATCTATGGTAAAGACAAAGTCCAGACTACAATGTGAAAACAATGTAGTAAAGTAACCAAGATGTCGGGAGTTCGAGCCTCTCTATACCAGCCAATAAGGGAAATTAGCGTCATTTCCTTATAAGTCAATAGTCATAGTTTATACAGTAGATCTATGTGAGGCTTTAAAAACTGTAAATTGGACGTCAGACACATGTTGTTGCAAGTTAGGGTTATCAGATAATGTATATTAAGGCAACATATTTCTAATATTTCAATTAATGAATTTTATTAGAAGTGGTATACGTTTGGTAATCTGGTAGGGTAGTAGTGTGTCTCTCTACCACATATATTCTTTGAAATATATGTTATGGCTATGTTTAATAAAAACTCATAGCGTGATAAGTGTAAAGGCCTATTCACTTATTGCAGTTAGGATAATATATAAACCTAACAAATGAATATAATATTATTCAATTATTTGGAAGGTTTCATTTTTTCGTAAAAGTGTTTTTGATGTACCTTAAACAGCAAATAACTATGCTATATATGGCGCTAGGGACAGTTGGTTAAAGTCACCAGGTTTTCATCCTGGGGTGCTCAGTTCGATTCTGGGTAGCGCTACCAACTACTTGCTATTACTTTATTGAATAGTTTATATCCCCACTCTATATAATAAAGTAAAGCAAGTTATTTTTATTATAAGGGGTTTTATATATGATATTTAGTGGAAAAAGTGTTGATGAAAATAATAAAATGGAAACTAGAATGATTATAAATACTTGTAATTGTGGTTGTGGATCTGAATTACATATAACTAAATATGTAGATACAGATATACCAAATACTTTAACTGAATATTATTTATCTTTACACTCAAGTAAATTTGATGAAGAACAATTAGGAATATTTGGAGTTTTAAAAAGAAGATTAAAAAGAGCTTGGTATAATTTAATTGGTAAAGATTATTTATATATGGATATAGTTATGTCTGAGAAAGAATATAAAGATTTTGTTAAAAAGTTACAAGATTTGCAAAAATAATGCATTTATTTGAGCTTAAAATCAATTTTAACAAGTTTTTAAATGAAAGGAATATATTTATATGAATATTTATTTTGATACTGAATTTACTGGATTACATAAAGATACAACTTTAATAAGTATGGGATTAGTAACTGAAAATGGAGATACTTTTTATGCTGAATTTGATGATTACGATAAAACACAATGTAATGATTGGATTCAAGAAAATGTTATAAATAATTTATATGGTGAAGAAAGAATAAAAGAATTAAGAAAAACTGAATATAATGCTTATGTTTATGGTAATAAAAATGAAATAACAGAAGAGTTAAAATTATGGTTAGATCTTTTTAAAGGTGAAGAAATACAATTTGTATCTGATGTGTGTCATTATGATTTTGTATTATTAATTGATTTATTTGGATCTGCTTTTGATTTACCTAAAAATATTAATCCAGCTTGTTATGATGTAAATCAGGATATTGCTAGATTTTTAGATATATCAAATAAAGAGGCTTTTGATAAAAGTAGAGAAGATTTTTTATGGGATTATGGTATTAATATACCTGGAGAAAAACACAATTCATTATATGATGCTCTAGTAATAAAAGAAATATATCAATTTATTAATTAGTTCAATTTTGTATATTTTTAAGAAGTTATTAAAAATAACTTCTTATTTTTTTGACAACTTTTATAAAAACCCGTTACATTTTTTAAAAAATATAGTATAATTAATATATAGGAAGGAGGATATATTTATGCAATTTGTTAAATTTAATAATAATCCTAAACAAAATAAAACTAACGATTGTGTAATAAGAGCCATATCTTTTGCAACAAATAAATCTTGGGAGGATGTATATAATGACTTAACTAAATTAGGATGTAAAAAAGCATTAATGCCAAATGATAATAAAGTGTGGCAAGCTTATTTAAAACAACTAGGTTATACAAAAGAGAAAATGCCTAAAAAGTTAAATAATAAAAGATATACCTTAGAGGAATTTATAAATGAAATAGCCTATAAGAATTTTACATATATTATAAGTATTGCAAAACATTTAACTGTTGTTAAGGATAAAAAATTATATGATACTTGGAATTGTGGTTATAAATGTGTAGGTAATTATTGGATAGTATATAATAATGAAAATAAATTATAAAATATGAAGGAGAGATAAAAATGAGTGTTATGAGTAGATTAGATGAATTAGAACAAGAATTATATGAGAAAGGTGTTTTAGAATTAAATAAATCTAATTGGTTGACACCTACTGCAAAATCTTGGTTTAGTAATACTTTAAAACCAGAAGATTATAATGGATTATTTAATGGTATAAAATTAGATATTAAAGAAACTGATACAAATGTAATTATTAAATATAATAAAGAAAATGTTGCAGATGTTTATAATGCATCAATGAATGGATTAAAAAATTCATTAAATGATGTTGTACAAATTTTATTAGAAGATAAATTAAATGAATTAGAACAGCAATTATTTGATAATAAGAAATTAGTTATTAGCAAAGAAAAATCTTATTGGAAGGATTGTAAATATTATTTAGCTGAAACTCTTAGTGGAGATTATCTAGGAATTTTAAGAGGAGTTCCTGTGAATATAGAAGAAAATGATACTGAAATAATATTTACTATATAAGGGGGTTAAAATGGAAAATTTAATAAAAAAATTTAATAGTATAAATTTTAATAATGATGATAGTATTATTGAATTTATATGTTCTATTAAAAAATCAGATATTTTTAGTGGTACAAATGAATGTGGTGAAACTTTTGTGTTAAGTGTTAATAATAAAGGTTTTAGAGTATCTACATATCAAAGTAATGGATGGATTAGAATTAATGATTATAGTATTAGTTACGAGTATGGTAAACCTGAGTTAACTAGAGGTGAGTTATATGAGAAAGGAGATGAATAATAATGATTATTAAAGTTACATTAAATGATAATGATTTTACACAATTTATAGAAAGTTATTTTAAAAGATTTGCATTCGATAATTATTATTACTATATTAATAAAGTATATAAAAATGATACACAAAAATGGGTTTCTTTACACATAGATATGGAAAATAAGCTAAATAAGGCATTTTATAAACAGGATAAAATGGATAAAAATGATTATACTATATTTAAACAATATATAAGACAAGGATTAGCTGCTTATATTTATGATAATATTTCTTCTATCACTAATTATTCAGAAAAATCTATATATAATGATTTACAAATAGATTTTGTAGATGCTATATATGATAAAGATATTTTAAATGGTAATGGTGAAGTTGTATTTTATATTTTACAACAACATAAATATGTAACTTATTAAAGGAGGTATTAAATATAAATGAAAGTACCAAAACATATTATTAAATTAATAAAAGATATAGAAAATAAAGAATCTGTCCTAAGGATATATTGGAGAGAATTGTATGAATATTTAGATAAACATAATATAGATTGTCAAGATGATATAGTTGCTGATTTACAAGATGGTATAGGAGCTGATCATTTAATAAAATATTTGGAGGATTTGTAATTATGAATGAAGTAGATAAATTATGTAAAAGAGTTAATGATAAATTTGGACTAAGAAATAGACAAATAGGTAGTGTTGAAAGATATACTGATGCTGTAACTAATAGTATTGTGCAAATAGGAAATGATTATGGAGGGCATACATGTTTAATAACTGGGACTGATAAACAATTAATTTCTTATTTAGAATCAGTGTTAAATGATAAATTTAAGTTTTATAATAATTTATTAAGATTGGTATAAAAGGGGAGATTTGAATGGATTTAAAGATATATAAATTAACTGCAAAATCTGATTTATATAAAACTAATTATATTATAAGAGCTCAGAATTTACAAGAAGCTTCAAAACAAGCTAAAATTAAATTTGCTAAAAGCTATAAAGTTTTTGGTGATAATGTGAAAATAGGTATACAAGAAAATGATTTAGCTAATCATATTGAAGAAATATTAGGAAAATTATATAAAGGAGGAGATAAAAATGATTAGTATTGGTATTACAGGTGTAAGAGAAAAAATTAGAAATGGAGCTTATAATCATAAATTAAAATATCCTAAAAAAGATGTAGAAAAAATGAAAGATACTTATGTTACAGATGAAAATAAATCTGTTAAATGGAATAGAGAACAAGTAGAAATGAATAAACAAAAATATAAACAAGAATTAGATGCTTTTGTTCAAGAAGGTAAAGATTTAAGAGATTTGTTTTTTAAAGATTTATTAGGAGTATTAATGGTTGGATTTGAATTTACAGAAAAAGCATCCAATTATTTATTAAATAAAGCTTGGGATGAAGGACATTCTGAAGGATTAGAAAGTGTAGTACAAGAATTAGCAGATTTGATAGAAATAGTACAAGATTTTAATAAGTATAATAAAAGTTAAATATTTTTATAATCTTCTATATAGTTAACATGTTACTATTAATATAGGAGGTTATATTATGCAAGATAAAGATATTCAAGAATTAATAATGATTGTTACAAGCGTAGAATTAAATAAAAATAAATATGATAAAGCTTATGAATTTAAACCACAAGTTATTATTCGTTGTAAGGATTTTTGTAAATATCATAATATAAATGTTACGCATGGTTCGCCTTATAAAGAATTAAGACATAAATACTATTATTATTTAGATAAATATATAAAAAATTTGTTAGATAATAAAACTGATTTATATAAATTAAGAGAAAATCATGTTATAACTGATAAAGAGATTGTTGATAGAATTTTAAGAAAGGGTTAGTTATTATATGGAAGTGAAAGAGTTAGAAGAAAAAATTAAATATTATGCAGAAAATTATTATCAAGGTAATAGTTTAATACCTGATGAAACTTTTGATAGTTTAGTAGATACTTTGAGAAAAATAAAACCAGATTCACCAATATTAACAACTGGTTGGGGATTTGAAGTACAAGGTAATAAAATTAAACATAAATATACTCATATAGGAAGTCTTGATAAATGTAAAACATATAAAGAAATTCCTGATATGTTTAAAGTAAATCAAATGATTTATGTTTCTCCTAAATTAGATGGTTTATCAGCTGTTGCTTATTATAAAAATGGTAAATTAATAAAAGGAATAACTAGAGGTAATGGAGAATATGGTAAGGATATTACAAATAAATTAATTAAAATTTTAGGAAACGAAATACAAGATAAAAGTTTTACTGGAGGTGTTAGAGGGGAATTAATTATTTCTAATTCTAATTGGGAATTATTAAAACAAAAATATAATGATTCTGATATGATAGCACCTAGAAATTTTGCTGCAGGAATAATTAATAGAGATGAAATAGAAGAAGATATACAATATATTGATATGGTTGTTTATAAAGTAGTTGGAGATGAATCTAATAAATTAAGAAATAGACATCAAGTATTAGAATGGTTATCTCAAAATTTTAAACATCATATTCCTGAATTATGTATATATATAACTCAAGATTGGGATAGTAATATAGCTGTTAATATATTTAATTTATTTAAGCAAAATGGATATAATTTAGATGGCTTAGTATTAACTTTAGATAATATTCAATATACAAATAATAATGGAATATTATATACAGAAGTTGCTTATAAATTTGCAGCTGAAACTGTTAATACAATAGTTAGAGATATTAAATGGACTTTAAGTCGTTTACAAAGATATGTACCTGTTGTAGAAATTGAACCTGTAGAATTATCAGGAGCAAGAATAGAAAGAGCAACCGGGAATAATGCTAAAATGATACAAGATTTAGGTATAGGTATTGGAGCTGAGATAAAAATACAGAGAAGTGGTGAAGTAATACCTAAAATTGTAGAAGTAATATCCCCAGTTGAAAGTAATTTACCAACAACTTGTCCTGTTTGTAATGAAGCTTTAAGATGGAATGGTGTAGATTTAGTTTGTAATAATAAAAATTGCCCTAATGTTAAATTAAGTGATTTAGAACAATGGTGTGAAGTAATAGGTGAAACAGATGGATTACAATGGACAATAATGAAACAATATTTAGATATGTATGGTATAAATAGTATTGAGTCTTTATATTTAAGAAGAGGTTATGTTGAAACTGATTTAACTTCAAGACAATTAAGTATAACTGATTTAAAAATAAAAGAATTTTTTAAAAAATTGTATGAAGATGAAGTTAGTTTATATAAGTTATTGATGGCATTAAATATTCCAAGATTAGGTGATAAAACTTGTAAAGAATTAAGTAAGTATCCTGGTATATGTAAAAAGTTATTTAGTTATGTTTTATGCACTTCTGCCTATACAGATGATGATTATAGAAATCTTAGATGTGATATATTTAATATAGTTAAAGAGGCTACAACAGAAGCTATATTTCAAAACATAAATAAATTACAAAATGCTAAATGGATTTTAAATGGTCCTTTTGTTCGTATAAAATTTGAACAAGTTTCTACTTTACAAACAAAATATGTAGCTGTAACAGGTTCATTACAGTCTATGAAGCGAAAAGACTTTGAAAAATATATAGCTCAATTTGGATATGAATTAACAAGTACTTTATCAAAATGTGAGTATTTAATAACAAATAATCCAAATTCAGGATCTACTAAAAATAAAGAAGCTCAAAAATATAATATACCTATAATAACAGAAAATGAATTTTTATCAAAATTAACTTAAATTGAGTAAGAATAACATGTTATAATATATAGAAGATTTTTACATCTTCTATATTTTTTTATGTTTAAGGAGTTTATATGAAGGTATATTTAACAAACAGAAATCAAATTACAATACCGAGAGCTTTAATAAAAGAATTAGGATATAAAGGTGGAGATATATTTGATTTATCTTATGATAAAGAAACTCAAACTTTTCAGATAAAATTTGTAAAAGATACAAATGATTCAGTTGAAGAGAAATTTAATCCAGTTAATAATCTTATAAAAAATCAATTTAAACGAAAAATAGTATCTAATTTAGAAGAAGGTTCAAAATTTTCAAGACAAGTTTATAGTGATTGTAAATTGGTAATTAGAACTAGAAAAAGTTACTTGAAATCGTTTTGTGAAGAATGTCAAGGACAATTATCTAAAGAATATGGTATTGATAAATATCCTTGTCCTTATTTAAATAAAACTTCTGTCGAAGAAGCTCCTATTTCTGAGACTGAAATAAAAGAGGAAAAGGCTGTAGATAATGCTGATTCAATCTCATCTAATATATTAAAAGATATTACTTCTAATGTAGAAAAATTAAATAAAAAATTAGATCAAGATATAAAAAAGTTAAATAATAACTCAATAAATATTCATACAGCAGATACTACAATAGAACAAATTTCTTATGATGGTTATAAAGCATGTACTAAATGTAAAGAATATTTTGATAGAGGTTTTCTATTAGATGATAAATTCTATTGTAAAAAATGTGCTAAAGAAGATTTTATTGAATTTTATAATACATATAAGAAAGGAAGGAATTAAAAATGTTTGATTCAATTACACCAGTTATAGTAAAACCTAAATTTATTGATTGGAAAACACCAAAATTTTTGGATATTGATACAGGTGATAATGACATAAAAACATATGAAATTTTAAAAGGAGCTGAAAATTTTTTACATAGTGAATTAGATGTAAAAGCAAGTACTATGAAAGATGTATATAAAAAAGCTCCTGAGATTTGGAAACAATTAAAAGATTACAGATTAAAGGTAGCTGCTGAAAATCCAAATGAAAAAGAAGCATTTACTTTTGATAAATCAACTGTGGTATATTTATCAAATTCTGCAAATGAATTAGTAGATATTGTAGATTTACAAACAGATGAAAGATATAATGAATTTAAACAAAATTTAGAAAAATATATTTTAAATGTAACTACAATAACAAAAACAAGAAAATTTTATAGTGAAGGTAAAAATATAGTAAAACTTATATGTTATGATAAAGATATTGAATTACCTGCTGTAGATTATGCTCCTGTAATTATTATAGAGTACAATATTAATAAATCTACATATATGGTATATACTGGAATATTAGTTTATAAAACATTTACTCTTATTCCAACGATAGGTACTTATTATGAGACAGATAAATTATCAACTTTGATAAATAATTTTAATTTTGATGATGCTTTAGAATATGCTAATGAACAAGCAGATTCTTTATATAATAATTATCAACATTTTGTTCAAAATCCTGTTGAAATATCAGCTAGAGAATTAATATCTTTATTAAAAAAAGTTGGTTATAAATTAGAATTAAAAACTGATGATGATTTAGCTTCTATTAGTGCAATTGAAGATGAGGCAAGTAATGAAAAAATTCAACAATTTTTCAATACATTTAAATTTAAAACATCTGAAACAGCTTATGATATTTTAAATTTAACAGAATTAAAGAAAATGTTTAGATATAATGAATTGACTTTATTAGATGTATTAAGTGTATTATCAAAAGAATATTTAAATTATGAAGGCGCTAAAATAACTGTTGATGTTTTAAGTAGTATAGTATTTGATTTAAGTAGTAAACATAATGATAAAAAAGAAGTAGAAGCTATAAAAGAAGAAGTTGTAGAAGAAGAATAAATTTAATATAAAGACTAAAATAATTGCTAAAATATAGTTATTATAAATGCTTATTTTAGCAATTATTTTTATACAAAAACATGTTATTAATTATATAGGAGGAATCAGATTATGGCTTTTTCATTAAATCAAATAACAAGAAAAAAGATAGTATCAAAACAAGATGATATTAAACAATGTTATTTTTATGTAAAAACAAATTCTTTATTAACAGAAAATATAAAAATAGGACTTTGGAAATATGTTGATTATCGTTTTAAAAGTAGAAATAGAGGACGTTTTACTCAAAAAATATTAGAAGATATGACACAAGATTTATTAGAAAAAGTTTGTATGAAACATATACAAGATATTCAATATTCTGATATAGAATTAAATGAAAATGAGATATTATATCAAATTAAAAGAGCTATACATTATGGTGCTACTAGAAATATATATTATGATGATGCTGATTTAATTTATTTAGATAGATCTATGTTTAAAGAAGGAGAAGAAATTGATAAACCTAGAAAGAAGTTAAATAAAACAGAAGTTCAAGATTATTTTAAAGGATTGATGATTTAATGACAGTATTAGAATTATTACCAGAGTTAAAGAATAAACCAGAAGAATATATAAAATCAGTAGAAAAATCATATAATGATTATATAGATTTTAGTGATATTCCTGTAGGTTATAGAAATGAATATAGAGTAAATATAACAGGTAAATTAGAAAATATTATGAAAAATATAAGTACTGTTGTAAGTGATAGATATAATATATTATTAAATTTTAATGGTTATAAAAATACAGGATATATTGCATATGTAATTATTAATGAATATTTTAAACAAATACATTTAAATAATGATATATTAGAAAATATTGTTTATATTGATACAAATTTGCTTGTTGAAGATTATAAAAGATTAATGAATATTAATCAATTAAGTCAAAATACTGCTCATAGTTTAAATACTTTATTAAATAGTATAGAAACTGCTTCAATGGTTATTTGGGATAAATTTTCTAAATTGGAGAGTACTTATGATAAACATAAAATATATGATATTCTTTCAATTAGAAAACGTAATAACTGTTGTAATATATATATGATTGCGGGAGGAACATCTAATTTAAGTCAAGTCATAGGAGCTGATATTTTTGATATAATGGATGTAGATTTTGGATGTGATTGCTCTAGAATTAATTTTGAAGTACCTAAGAAAGGGATGAATTTAGAATGTTAGATAGAAACGCACTTGAAAGAGCCTTACTATTAGGTATTGTTAGAGATCATAATTGGGAAGTTCTTATATTAAATAATATTAATAAAGAATATTTTACATATGCTAATCATAAATTATATGATTATATTGAAAGTTATGTAACAGATTCTAAATATCCAGAGTTAGCTGTAATTGGTTATGAATTTCAAATAGATGATGAATCTATGAGACAATATACAGAAATAAGTGATTTAAATGCTTTATGTGAGGCTTTAAAAAAAGATTATATGAAAAGTAAAGTACAATATGAAGTATCTTTGCTGAATGAATATAGTGATTTAATGGAGACTGATCCAGTTCAATATGTAGAAAAAATTGGAGATATTTATAATGATTTAAAACTTTTAGGGCATCATAATAAATCAGTTGATTTATTTAAAGATATCGAACAAGTAGCTAAAATAGATCCATCTGATGTTATTAGTACTGGATTTAAAGAATTAGATGAAAAACTTGTAGGTTGGAAACGTGGAGAAGAATTAGTAATAGTAGTAGGTAGAACAGGTCAAGGAAAATCTTGGATGGGATTAAAATTTGCAATGTCAGCTGCTATAAAAGGAGAACGTGTAGGTATTTATTCTGGAGAAATGAGTACACAACAATTACAGGAAAGAATATTATGTTGTGCTAAACAAAATTATACTGATAGTCAAGAACAAGCATTGCAATTTGTAAAAGACCATAATTTATTTATTAGAGTATTAACTCAAAAGGAATTACGTAGAAGAGCGAATGTAGATGATATAGAAGAAATGATTATAAGAGATAAATTAACAATGTTAGTTGTGGATCAATTATCTTTAGTTGAAGATAAAAATTATCGACCTGGTAATCCTATTCGTTTTCAGTATGGTAATATTAGTGATGATTTATATTCATTAAGTATAAAATATGATTTACCTGTAATTTTATTAGTTCAAAGTAATAGACAGGGTATAAATGCTCAAAATGCTCCTGAACTAGAAAATATTGCTGAATCTGATGCTGTAGCTCAAAATGCAACAAGAGTTATATCAATGAGAAATGAGAATGGAATATTAACGTTAAAAATTATTAAAAATAGATATGGTAGTAGTGATCTTGTACAAAAATATGAAGTTGATTATGGTATTAATAAATACAAACCTATTAGAGAAGTAAGGAGTGAAATTTCTTCTATTAAAAAGGCAAAAGCTAGACAAATATTTGGAGGAGGAGGTATGACCTTTTAATGATTGATGAAAAATTGCTTATAGATATTAGAAACTATTTAAAAATGAAAACAGGTATTTATTATTTTAAAGATATTAGAAAAACTCCTGATAATTTACAAGTTACTTGTCCTTATCATAAAGGAGGACAAGAAAGAAAACCTAGTGCTACTATAAGAATAACTCCTTCAAATAGAACAACAATTGGAATGTTTCACTGTTTTACTTGTGATGAAAGTAAACCTTTAGATATAGTTATAAAAGATTTATTAGGTCCTTTATATGATGAAGATGAAGTAGAATCTTTATTTAATTTAAAAACTTTAATAGTTCAATCTCAATTCGAGTATAAAAAGAAAGAACCTTTATTCAAAATACCTAATAGAAATATTATACCTGAAAGAGTTTTAAGAACATATAGATACTATCATCCATATTTAGCATCTAGAAATATTTCAGAAGAAACAGCTGATATATATGATATTGGTTTTGATGCTCAAAATAATCAAATAACTTTTCCTATTAGAAATATAAATAAAGAATGTTTAGGTATTGGTAGAAGAAGTATAGATAAGAAAATGTATAGATATCCTCCAAATTTTATAAAACCTTTATATGGTGTTTATGAATTAAATCAATTTTTAAATTATGTATATGTAGTAGAAGGGCCTTTTAACTTATGGTCATTAAGAGAATTTGGTAAACAAGGTATAGCTCTTTTAGGTACAGGTACAGAAAAGCAATATAAAGAATTATTAAATTTAAATTGTAAAGGTTTTGTATTAGCTTTAGATCCTGATGATGCAGGAAGACATGGTATTTTTAAATTAGGAAAATTTTTACAAGAAAATAAAATAAAAACATATGTGGCTTTAATTCCTGAAGGTAAGGATGTTAATGATTTATCTAAAGAAGAATTTAGTCAAGTAGCTGCAGTAACTTTTAAAGAATGGTTATTATTTTATTATAAAGATAATGTTAAATTATAAAGATAATATTAGATTATAATCATCATTTAGATGTTATAATATATAGCCTATAAAAATTATAAATTAGGGGATAGGCTCCCAGGCCAGAAAGGAGAATGTAAAATGGCAAGAATTACAAACGATCAAATTAAAAATTATTCAAGGGGAGGAGGTTCATTTTTTACATTAAAAGACGGAGAATCAGCTAATGTTAGATTCTTGTATAATAACTATAATGATGTAGAGGCTTTTGTTGTTCATGAATTTGCTAAAAATCAAAATTATGCAACAATAGATTGTGCTAGACAAGAAGGAGATCCAATAGATGTATGTAAATGGTGTGCATCAGGAAATAGACCTGTAGTTAGAATTGTTATTCCTATTTATAATGAAGATACTGGTGAAATTCAATATTGGAAGAGATCAGGTAGCTTTGTAGAAAATACATTAAAACCTTATTTTGATGAAATACCTGCAAATCAACCAATTTCAGGGCAAGTATATAAATTAAAAAGAACAGGAAAAGATATGAAAGATACTACATATACTCCAATTCCAGTAAGTATTAATGATGGTAAAACAAAAGATCAATTTGGAGAAATAAAAGATCCATTTGAAATAAATATAATTAGACCTTCTGATTATGATTATAATCCTGATACACAGCCTGCAAATAATCAAAATGGTCAAAATATGCAACAATCAGCACCTGCTGCAACTAGAAGAACATTAGATATGTTTTAATAAAGGAGGAAATAAGAATGCCCTTATTTGAAATGCCCAAAAAATCAACAAAATCAAATAAGAGTTCTTCCGTTAATCAGCCTAATATTAAATTAAAAAAAGGACAAACAATTGATGACTTAGTATTAACAGCTAAACAATTAGTAGAAGAGAAATTAAAAGATTATAAAGATGTTAGTAAATGTATTACTAATAAAGAAGATTTAATTAATTTCTTTAATAATAGTGAAGATATAATAGGTATAGATACTGAGACAACAGGACTTAATTTTTTAACTGATCAGTTAGTAGGAATATCTTTGTGTAATGGAAAAGAGGCTGTATATATTCCAATTAATCATAAATCTAGTTTATATAATATTAGATTATTAAATCAAATCGCAATAAATGATATAAAAGAAATATTTGGAAATATTTTTAAAACAAAAAATTATAAATGGATTTATCATAATGCAAAATTCGATCTTGCAGTATTGAGAACATTTTTTGGATATCCTATTCCTGATCCTTATTGGGATACAATGTTAGCAGCTAATTTATTTGATCAAGATGAAGAACATAACTTGAAATATTTATATAATAAATATATTGCTGTAGAAGATGAAGGTGTTAATAGATTTGATACATTATTCAAAGGAGTAACTTTTGATTATGTACCTTTAGATATAGCTACAATATATGCTGGAAAAGATGCTTTAATGACCTATAAGTTATTTCAATATCAATATAAAAGAATGAATGAACCTGATATGCAAGGTATAAAATATGTATTTGAAAATATAGAAATGCCTTTATTACCAATTCTAGAAGATATGCAAAGAACTGGAGTACATATCAATAATAAAATGTTAAAAGAATTATATGAAAAATATTCAATTAGATTGGAAGAAGCTAAAAAGAAAGTATATGATGAAATAAAACCTTATGAAAATCAAATACAAGAATATAGAATAAAACATTATAATAAAAAATTAGATGATCCTATATTAATTTCTAGTCCAGCTCAATTAAGTATTTTATTTTATGATATATTAAAATATAAAACAAAAGCTGGAAAAGGTACTGGAGTTAATGAATTAAAGGAAATAAATACACCATTAACATTAGCTTTACTTGAATATAGAAAAATGGAGAAATTAATAGATGCTTTTCTTGTAGCACTTCCAAAAAGAATAGAACCTTCTACAGGTAAAATACATACATCTTTAAATCAATATGGAGCTGCAACAGGTAAAGAAAATTGCCTGACTATATAGTAATATATAGAAAAATAAACAAGGTGAACTGATTTATTATCAGGTGTTATTAGTAATAAAAACTAATAGCTAACGGTTCAGAACTAGAAATAGTTTATGAGTAAGGAAACCTAAGTCCTAAAAAAGGATAAGGTAATACCGTGCTAAGATTATTTAATAGAGGTAGAATAATGAATAATAATATACTAGGTTGTGTTTATATAATTAAATGTATTAAAAATAATAAAATATATGTTGGTCAGACAATAGATATTAAAAGAAGAATATGGGAACATAAACATGCTTTGGAAGGTAGTAAACATAAAAATAAATATAAGTATGGTGAAACATATAATCCTAGTAATTATAAGCATTAAATAATAAAGTGTAACGACTATCCGATTATGGAGTAAGCTTACTATTAATACGTAAGTTGAAGCGCCTTGCAACCTAAATTTTAGGTTGAAAATATAGTCTAATTTTATAAGAAATTATAAGTAAAAATGAGATTTTCTTCATCAGACCCTAAACGTAAATTGGGGCATATAAAAGTAATTTTATATGAAAATCACGTGAATTCAGGGGAAGCTATATAAGTAGTTATCCTGAGCTAAGCGTAATAATAATTTCTACCTTTGGAGGTACATAATTATGAAAGTGAAAGATTTAACAATAGAACAAAAAGCTGAAATATTTTATTTATATCGCAAAACTTTAATGACTCTAGTTGAAATTAGAAGGATGTTTAATATTCCTCAATATCAATTTAATGATTTTAAGGTTTTATTAATTTCAGAATATGGTTTAGATTTTTATAATGATAGATATAAAAAACAATTATCGATAACAAAATTAAATAAACGAAATCCGATGTATGGAAAAATTGGAAATAATCATCCTAATTATAAAGGCCTTGTAGAAGATGGTCATGGTTATTATATGATACTTAAACCTGATTGGTATACTGGTCGAAAAGGATGTAAACATATTTTTTATCATCATTATGTAATGTGCCAATATTTAGGTATAACAGAAATACCTGATGGATTTGTAGTGCATCACATAGATCTAAATCCAAAAAATAATGATATAAATAATTTACAATTAATGACAATTCAAGCTCATAATCAATTACATGCTAAATTACGAAAGTGCAGAGACTATCCGAAAGGAGTAGAAGAGAAATCTTCGAAGCGCGTGACATCTATTGACTAGATAAAGTAGTAGATGATGATATAGTCCAAGTTAATGAATTTACAGCAAATTCCAAGTAAAGGAGAAGCTAAAGAAATAAGAAGATTATTTGGAGCAGGTCCTGGTAATGTATTATTAAGTTCTGATTTTAGCCAACAAGAGCCTAGATGTTTGGCTTGGTTAAGTGGAGATACATCAATGCAAAATGCATATTTTACAGGAAAAGATTTATACAGTACGATGGCAGCTGAAGCTTTTCATACAACATATGAAAATTGTTTGGAATTTTATTTAGATGAAAATGGTAATAAAACAGATAAAACAAATACTGAAGGAAAGAAAAGAAGAACACAAATTAAAAGTGTATTATTAGGTATATTATATGGAAGAGGTACAGCATCTGTTGCTGAATTATTAGGAATGAGTGTTGATGAAGCACAAAAATTAATTGATGACTTCTTTAATGCTTATCCTTTAATAAAAGTATTCGTAGAAGAAAAACAAGCAGAAGCAAAAAGATTGGGTTATACAACAACTGCTTGGGGTCGTAGAAGATATTTAAAACATATTCAAGATGAAAGATTTGAATTTAAATATAATGATAAAAGACCTGTAGATTTTAACCCGTTATTTACAGCTACTAGTCAAGTTCAAGAAGAAGTTAGTCAAGATATTAAAGATTATTATACTGAAAAATTAGAAAAAGCAAATCAATATAGAAGAACAAAAATTATAGATCAAGCAAAAGAAAATGGAGTAGATATAACAAATAATAGTGGATATATAGCTGAAGCAAATAGACAGGTGAATTTGATTGCCTGTATGTATTGAACCTCATTACTCAAGGGTGTGACTTGTTATATTATATATAATAAGTTGCTAACGGTCAACTAAACAGAAATGCTAAGGTGGTAAGAGAGCCTAAGTCCTAAAAAGGATATGGTAATACCGTGTCAAGATTTATACTACTAGGAGAATTTATATGAAATATATTTATAAGATAGAATGTTTGGTTAATAATAAAATTTATATAGGGCAGACAAATAATATTAAAAGAAGATTTTTAGAACATAAGAGATTATTAAGAAATAATGAACATTCAAATCATATATTACAAACTGATTATAATAAATATACGCTTTCAAATTTTAAATTTCAATTAATAGAAGCTTGTAACGATAATTTAGCTCAAATGAAAGAAGATCATTGGATTGATTATTTCGGAGGTATTGAATCTGAAAATGTTTATAATTATCAGAATAATAAGACAAATAATAAAGAAATGAGTTTAAAAATAAGTAAAGCAAATAAAGGAATTTTATTAGGGACTAAAAATCCTATGTATAATAAGCATACAAACAATTGGAATCATAAATGCTATAATGAAACTAAACATAAAATTTCTAAAAGTAAATGTACTCATTTTAGTAAATATAAAACATTAGCACAAAATAATCTAAAATATTCTGAAGAATTTATTAATCAATTAAGGGATTTAAGAGCTAAAGGATTTACAAATGCTGAATTAAGTAATAAATTTAATATAGCTCGTAGTATAATTAGTAATTTAATTTTATATGGAAGAAGTAGTGGTAAATAAGATGTAACGACTATCCTCTGTTGTGGAGGAGTACACTCGAGGATGAGTTACGAGTGGAAGGGGTACATAATATTATAAATGATTAATATTAAAAATATAGTCTAACTATTTAGAAATAAATAGATAAATAGAGTCAATTCTATAATTCAAGGAAGTGCGGCTGACATGTCTAAGCGTGCTATGATTTTATTAGGAACAAATCAAGAATTAAAAGATTTAGGATTTAAAATGCTATTTCCAGTTCATGATGAAGTTATAGCTGAATGTCCTTTTGTTAATAGGAAACGTTGTGGTCAATTAATGAGTCAATTAATGATACAAGCTGGAGCTGAAAAAATAGGAGTACCTATGAAATGTGATGTCGAAGCTTTTAAAGTTTGGTATGGTGAAGATATTCCATTAGATGATACTCCTGAGGCATATGAAATATTTAATAGGTATGAAAGTGAATTAAATTAAGGAGTGTAAGTAAATGAAATTTTATAATGTGTTTTCAGGTAATTTATCGGGAAAATTTAGAGAATATTATATAAAGAATTTAGGAGATAAGAAGTTTAATAGTTTGCATTCTTATTGGTATTTCAAAAGTTTAACTGATGATAAAATATTAGATGCATTTAGTATAACTAAAGGATCTATTATGATAGATTCAGGAGCTTTTACTGCTTGGAGTAAAAATATTAATATCGATGTTGATGAATATATTAATTGGATAAATAAATGGGATAAATATGTAACATTATTTGGTCAAATAGATGTTATACCTTTACCTACAATGTCTAAGGATGAAAAGGCAAAATGTGCACAAGATACTTGGGATAACTTTTTATATATGTATAATAGATTAAATAATCCACAAAAACTTTTATATACTTTCCATGTTGGAGAACCTTTTGAATATTTAAAACAAGCCATGGAATTTAGGGATTCACAAGGAAGACCATTAGATTATATTGCTTTAGGTGGTTTAGTAGGTAAGACTACCAAAATAAGAGATGCTTTTTTGACAGAAGCTTTTAATATAATTAAAACTAGTAGTAATCCAAATGTAAAAGTTCATGGATTTGGAGTAAGTTCAGAAAAAATGTGGAGGAAATATCCATTTGAATCTTGTGATTCTTTTACACCTGGAATGAATGCTAATCATGGATTTCAGTGTACTGAATTTGGTTCTTATAGATCTGATGATTATAATAAGATATTTAAACCAAGAGGTAGAAATCCAATGGAACAAGCAGAATTAGATGCAATAGAACAATCAAAGGATGATGAATTATTAGAAGAAGAAAATAATTTTAGAAATGATGAAAAAACTAAATTATTAATATCTAATATAGAATATTGGGATAATTTAGCAAATAGTATAAATAATCAAAATTATAATGTTAAAAAAAGCCTATTCTAAGAAATAGGATAGGCTTTATATAAATAAAAAATAAGGAGGAATTTAAAATGGGTAAAGCATTAGTATTAAATTCAGGAGGAGTAGATTCAACAACTTGTGTAGGACTTGCTGTACAGAAGTATGGTAAAGAAAATGTTATTACAGCTTCATTGTATTATGGACAAAAACATGATAAAGAATTACAATGCGCTAAGAAAATAGCAGAATATTACGGTGTAGGACATATTGAAGAAGATATTTCTAATGTTATGAAATACGCAAAAGATGTTTGTACTTTAATGAAAGGTGGAAATGAAATAGAACATAAAAGTTATGCAGAACAAATAGCAGAAAATGGAGAAGGAAGAGTAGCAACTTATGTACCATTTAGAAATGGATTATTACTTTCAATAGCAACTGCTTATGCTGATAGTTTATTTCCAGGTGAAGAAGTAGAAGTTTATTATGGAGCACATGCAGATGATGCTGCTGGTGAAGCTTATGCTGATTGTAGTCCTGAATTTGCAAAAGCAATGGATGAAGCAATTAGTATAGGAACTTATGGAAAAATACATATTAATAGACCTTTAATTAATATGAATAAAGCTGGAGTAGTAAAAACAGGTTTAGAAATAGGAGTTCCTTACGAATTAACTTGGTCTTGTTATGAAGGCAGAGAAAAAGCATGTGGTACTTGTGGTACTTGTATTGATAGAATAAATGCTTTTAAATTAAATGGAGTAGAGGATCCAATTGAATATATGGATAATAATGTAAAAAAATTAAATTAAATAAATAGTTGTATGTAAATCCGACCAACTATAAAAATACTAGGAGGAATTAAATATGTTAAATAAATTAAAAAATATAAAAATATCAAACTGGTTAGTAATAATAACTGCTGGATATATAGCAGGAGCAATAATGCAAAATATTTTAGCTGTAAAGACTTTTGGCAATTCTATAATAGCTATAACAACTGGAGGTACTTTAATCTCATGGTTAGTATTTGCATGTATGGATGTTGTAACTGAAATTTGGGGCAAAAAAAGAGCAATACAAACATTTACATGTGGTGCTATATTTAATCTTTTATTTAATTTAGTATGTTGGATAGCTATTATAATTCCAGGAACTAGTGATTTTATTCAAAGTTCTTATGCAACAGTATTAGGTACTGGATGGAGAATTGTTATAGGATCTATTACAGCTTTTCTATTGGGTAATTTTATAAACACTCAAATTATGTATTTAATGAAAATTAAAAGTAAAGATCAAAATGATTCAAAGAGATTTATGTTTAGAGCAGTAGTATCTACATTATTTGGACAACTTATAGATAATGCTTTATTTTATTTAATAGCTTTTGCTCCATTGAATATTCCAGGAACAGTGGAAAATTCTTGGGCAATGATAGGTCAACTAGTTTTATTTACTACATGTATTGAAACACTTGTAGAAGCTATTGTATCACCTTTAACTGCAAAATTTGTTAAACATTTAAAATTGAAAATTAAGGAGAGCTAATATGGAAAATACAATGAAGGTTACTTATAAATATAAAAATTTAAGTAAAACTGATTTGGTTTGCGATTTGACAAAATTTATAGATAAATATATTGTTTTACAACCTATAACGAATTATCCATATCAAACTTATATTTATAATGATATGCAGATATTCTCTACTAAACATCTTAAAAGATTGGTAATCAGAGCTTTTGGTGCTACTAGAGGTGTTATAGGTTTAAAACAAATAACTGATAATATTTACAAGATAGATAGAATAAAGATATATGATTCTAGTTTTGGTGTAGGAATTGGTTGTTATGATAGTAAACTAGCAAATGATGTTAAAAAATTCAAAAATTATAATTTAGATTTTAGTGAAGTTACTCTCATTAAATAGAAAGGAATTAAAAATGTTTGATGTTAATGAACGAGATGAAAGAGATATGACAATAAAAAAAGAATTTGTCACCTGGATGGATGTAGATCATTTTATAAATTCTTTACAGGATTTTATTAAAGAGCATGAATTTACAGGCGTTTATGGTCCTGCAAGAGGTGGTTTATTATTTGCAGTTATGATTTCACATAAATATGGATTACCTTTTTTAGGAGCACCTCAAAAAGGATGTTTAATTGTAGATGATATTGTAGATACAGGGAAAACAGCAGAAGCATGGAAAGATAAAGGATATACTATTGTTTCTATGTATTATAAACGAAATAATTTGGTAGAACCTGATTATTGGATGTTTGAAAAAACTGATAATTGGATTAATTTTCCATGGGAAGAAACTAGATCTGATGAAGATATACAAAAAGCTTTAACTATTATAGAAAAAATAATAAATAATTTATTTTACAAGGTAGATGATAAAGATATAGTAGACCAATTTAAAGAAGCTTTAAATATAATAAAAGGAGGACATTACAATGAATAAATATATGCAAATGGCAGATGAATTAAGTAAACAAAATTTATTAACAAATGCAGGAGGACCTTTTGGAGCAGTTGTAGTGAAAGGAGATTTAGTTGTAGGTGTTGGAAATAATCATGTTTTAGCTAATAATGATCCTATAGCTCATGCTGAAGTAATGGCAATAAGAAACGCTTGTCAAAATTTAAATACTCATGATTTGACTGGTTGTGAGTTATATACAAGTTGTTATCCATGTCCTATGTGTTTATCAGCAATTATATGGGCTAATATAAAAACAGTATATTATGGTAATACAAAAGAAGATGCAGCTGATATAGGATTTAGAGATGATATAATATATAAATTTATACAAAACATGGATGACGAAAATTCAACAAGTGAAATATTAAAAACTATTCCTATGGATAGAGATGAAACTATAAAAGCATTTAATTCATTTAAAGAAAAAGCAGATAAAACTATTTATTAATCTAATAAATTTATTTGTTACACCCTCTAAAACATGTTATAAATAATAAAGAGTATTATGATTTAGGAGGTGTAACAAATTGGTTATAAAAATGTAAAACATTATAGACATACTGTGCATTTATATTTGGATGCAATTTGGCTGTATAGTTCAAATAGAAGAGGGGCTAGAAATACAATGTATAAATGGTTAGCTGCTCAAATGAATTTACCATCAGAGATAACTCATGTTTCAATGTTTAATCGAGATCAATGTAAACAAGCAATAAAAATATTAAGACCAAAATACATACAATTATTTGGACATGATTTATTTTATAAAAGAAAGGAGAAAAGTCAAATGAGATTACAAACAAGTTGTAGTGTAGCATTTGAAACAGCTCATATATTACCAAAATTTAATACTGAATATGATGGTTTGTATAGTAGAACATATAAATTAAAAGTTATAGTAGAAGGACCTCAAACAGAACCTTTAGGTATGATAATTCCACAAGAAGAATTGACAAGAATATTGAAAGATTCAGTACCTGATAGACAATTTATATTTAATAAAAATAATATTATTTGTCAAGAAATTGCTAAAACTTTGGAAAGATATTCAATTCCATTTATAGAATTAGATGGTGAAGTAGTAGCTGAAAATTTAATTCAATATTTAAAAGATCGAGTATCCTATAATTTATATGATGTTTATAAATATTCTAAAGATATAAAAATAGTTGAAATGGAATTATCTTCAATTAAAGAAGAGTATTCTACAAAATTAATATTAAACTAGGAGGAATGTAATATGTATTATGTATCAAAAAGAATGGAAATTGCAGGAGCACATAATTTAACTTTAAATTATGAAAGTAAATGTCAAAATTTACATGGACATAATTGGATAGTAACTGTATATTGTAAATCTAAAAATTTGAATGAAAATGGTATGGTAGAAGATTTTACTAATATTAAAAAAATGATTCATGATAAATTAGATCATCAGTATATTAATAATGTTCCTGAATTAAAAGAAATAAATCCAACTGCAGAAAATATAGCAAAATGGATATGTGAACAAATAGTAACTTGTTATAAAGTTACAGTACAAGAATCAGAAGGAAATATAGCAACTTATGAAGAAGATGAGGATTAAAGAATATGATGAATGAAAAGCAACATTTAAATCAATTATATGTATTGATTGGCAAGTATAGAATTTTTTTAATGAAATATTTAGGTTTAACTAGAGTTGAATTATTAGAGGAATTTAGTAAAAGATTAAATGTTCCTGAAGCAGAAGTTCATTTAAAAACAATAAAGACTGTAGAGCAGGGAGATAAAATGTTATCTGCTTTAAAAGATTGGAAACAGGAATTAACAGGAGTTAGAAGACTTCCATATAAAGTTAATCCTAGAGATTATGCTAAAAAATTATTAGGAGAGTTTAAAATGAAAGTTGTTGAAATATTTAATAGTATTGATGGAGAAGGAAAAAGAGCTGGTGAATTAACCACATTTATAAGATTATATGGTTGTAATTTACGTTGTGATTATTGTGATACTAAATATTCTTATGAACAAGAAAATGAAGATAAATCTTATAAAGAATTGAGTATTACTGAAATTATACAAGAATGTGAAAAATATAAAACTAAAAATATAACTTTAACAGGAGGAGAGCCTTTAATTCATTTAGATGTAGATTATTTATTAAGAGCTTTATCTGAGAAAGGTTTTAATGTTAATGTAGAAACTAATGGCTCTGTATCTATAAAAAAATATTTTAATTTTAATGGTACTCCTAAAGATGAGTATGAAAATGTTTGGTTTACAGTTGATTATAAATGCCCAAGTTCAGGTATGGAAAATAAAATGTTAATCGATAATTTTGATGTAGATAAATATTCATTTAAAAATGTTGTTTATAAATTTGTTGTCGGTAATAGACAAGATTTAGAAAAAGCTGCAGATATTATAAAAAATCTTATATTTAAAATAGATTATGGTAAAAGATATTTATATCATAATATAGTTTATTTAAGTCCTGTATTTGGAGAAATAGAACCTAAAGAAATTGTAGAATTTTTACAAGATAATGATTTATACAATGAATATACTCCTGTAAGAGTTCAATTACAATTACATAAATTTATATGGCCTGTAGATCAAAGAGGTGTATAAGAAAGGAGGATTATAAATGCAAGATAATTTTAATTATGAGAAGGTACAAGAAGCTACAAAGATGTTATTAGAAGCAATGGGGCAAGATGTAAATAGACCAGGCTTAGTTGAAACTCCTAGAAGAGTAGCTGGATATTGGCAAGAATTATTAGAAGGAGAAAAATATACAAATCAAGAAATTGCTGATATGTATAACAAAAGTTTTATTGTTCCTAGTGATAGTATTGTAGTTATGCAAGTTAATGATGTATTTTCACATTGTGAACATCATTTAGCTCTTATGTATAATGGTACTGCATATGTAGCTTATGTACCAACTATGATTGAAAATGAAGGATATAAAGTAATTGGATTATCTAAAATACCTAGAATAGTACATATGTGTTCTAAAAGATTACAATTACAAGAAAAACTAGCTTCTGATATAGCTGAATGTATAGAATTAGCAACAGGTTCAGATCAAGTATATGTACAGTTAATTATGAATCATGGTTGTGTATCTGCAAGAGGAGCAAAAGCTGATGGAGTTACAGATGTTACTTTTATGAGTGATAAATTAAAATCAAATATAGAAGCTAGAAAAGAAATTGAAACAAAAATACAAAATTTATATAAAAGAGATTAATAAATAGAAAGAGGTAAAAGATTATGGAGAATAATTATAATACTTTAAATTTAAATAATATTCAAAATACAAATAATTTGAATAATATTCAAAATCAAGATAATACAGCACAAGCGTTAAATGTTCAAGTTAATAATATTGATAGTCAAGGATTAACTTATGATAATAATGTATCTACAACAGTAGTTAATCCAGTTGTTCAACCTAATCCAATGCAACAAGTTATAAATGAAGCTAAAGCTGATTTAATAAATACAGTAACAACTGTTAATCCTGTAAATACTCAAAATACAGTTGTTACTGAATCTACTACTCAAGCAGAAGTTAAAATAGAAAATAAAGAAGAAAATAAAGAACCTATAGTAATGAATTCATTGAAAATAAAAACAGAAAAAATTCAACAATTTTTAACTAATGCTTCAAAAATAAGTATAAATAATACAAATCAACCTTTATCACAAGTATTACAATTAAAATTTAGTGAAGAAGGATTTGAAATTATTTGTGGTAATGGAGCTGATATTTTAATTCAAAAAGATACATCTGTTAGATTTACAGAGGATATATCTATTGGAATTAGTAATACTTTATTTACAGCTTTTATATCAAAAGTTATGGGAGAATATATTGAATTATCATTAGATAAAGATGCTCATATTATTAATGTATTTGCAGATAATGGTGTTTATAAATTTGCAGAAAGATATGATATTAGTACTGGAGAAGAATTACATTTTCCTGTAAATGAGAAGTTTAATGATATTCAGACTTTTGATTTTGATTTAGCTGCATTCAAAAAAGCAATAGCTCATGCTGTTATTTATTCAGGAAATCAAGCAGTAGATACTCAATTATCAGGAGTATATTGTAATGAAAATATTTGTGCTACAGATAAATATATATTTGAAATTGAAAATAATCTTGAAGAATTAAAAAATTATCAATTTTATATAGCTCCAAGTTTAATTAATATAATTACTCAAGTTAATTTTGGTAATAATGCAAAAATTGGATTTGGTAAAGAAATGATTGATGGTGTTCCATATAATCAATATATAAAAATTGAAAGTGATGAAGTTACATTATTAGGATATTGTAAGGATTTTGAAGATTTTAGAGATTATCCATTAGAAGGTCTTAATAATTTGAAAAATATTAAATATGATACTCAAATAACATTTAGTAGAACTAAATTATTAAATGATTTAGAAAAAGCTGCTTTATTTATACCTATGAATGATGCTACATTATTAATATCTACAGAACTTGGATATATTGTAGTACAAGTTGATGGTGGTTATGCTGCTTCTAAATTACCTGTACAAAATTCTGATAAGAATATTGCACCTTTTAAATTAGAAGCTAAATCATTTATTACTACTTTAAAAGATTGTACAGAAGAAACTTTATGTTTCTTGGTAGATGAAAATAATAAAGATGTAGTAGGTATTTTAGCTGGAGAAAGAAAAATAGGTTTAAGTATTATAAGTTAATAAGAGGTAATTTATGGATTCTAAAAAGAAAAAGAAAACTATTAATAGTAAGAAAAAAGGTGCGCATGGTGAATTAGAATTTGCTCATGAGTGTCAAAAATATGGTTTTACAAATGTTCATAGAACAGCACAAACAAATGGTAAGCTAGAGCAATCTTTAGCAGATTGCGAAGGCTTGCCTGGAATACATATTGAAGTAAAAAGAGTAGAACAGTTAAATATTGATAAGGCTATGGAACAAAGTATAAGAGATTTAAAAACAAAAAAGGAAAAAAGAATTCCTGTAGTATTTCATAGAAAAAATAGAAAACCTTGGAAAGCTACAATGTTATTAGAAGATTGGTTTAAACTTTATCAAAGTTGGCTAGATGATAAAAAATAGGAGTTGAATATAATGAAAGATAGTAACTTAAATAAACCAAAATATGATTTAGGTGCTACAGAAAGAGCTCAATCTACTGTAGAAATAGAAGATATCATCAGAAATATTGTAAAAAATAAAACAGAAGATGTTACAATAATTATTCATAATATAAGAAAGTTATTAAAAGATGATAGTAATGAATTAACTGATTTAGAAATAGATGATATTCTTCTTCAACTTCCTATTGTTTTATATGATTCTATGGAAGAACAAGAAATTGTAGGTATGCAAAGTGATATGGCAAATCAAATATATAAAGAGGCACAATCAGAAGCATATAGAGCAGCTAGGGGAACTATTAGTGATAAAAATGCAGTTGCAGATCTACAAACAAGAGCTCAACAACTAGAAAAAATAATTTATGAGCGTAGTTATAAAATTATAAAACAAAAATTTGAATTAGCAATAGAAACTTTAAATGCTGTAAAAAAAGTACAAGCATCTAGACAACAAAAATATGATATTGATAAATACAGAAATAGATTTTAATTATAATAAAGTTGAGGTAAAAAAAAGATGATAAAAAATATTAATGGTCATATAGTTACTAATATATTGATTTTATTGTTTGTTTTGGCAATTATAGGTTTTACAATTTATTGTGTAACAATAGAATATCAAAATGGAGAAACAATAGAAATAACTGTAAAAGATAAGTATGTAAAAAGAAATGGAGAATCAGATTTATATTTAGTAGCTACAGAAGAAGGAGAAACCTATAAAATTGAAGATTTGTTTTTTAAAGGTAAGTTTAATAGCACTGATTTATATAATGAATTGGATATAGGTGAAAAATATAAGGTAGAAGTAACAGGAGCTAGAATACCATTCTTTAGTATGTATAAAAATATAAATACTGTAGAACTTTTAGAAGAAAATTAATATTTGGAGGTAAATTGAATGTCTCGATTAGATGTGTTAGCAAAAGAGATTGGTAAAAAATTTGGAGAAAATACAATTGGTTATGGTGTAAAGCAAGATGAATATGATAAGATTAGATTTACTAGTCCTAGATTAAATTATATGACTTTTGGTGGATTAGCTACAGGAAGAATATATGAATTTGCAGGACCCGAAGGTAGTGGTAAAACAACATCTGCTTTTGATTTAATAAAAAACGCTCAAATAAAATTCCATAAAGAATATGAAGAAGAGCAAGCTAAAGGAAATACAGATTTTTTAGAAAAGAAAATTTTCTTTTTAGATGAAGAAGGAACGTTTGATGCTGTGTGGGCTAGAAAATTTGGAGTAGATGTAGAAAAAGTAATGATTTGGCAACCTCAAGGTGAATCAGCTGAAAAAGTTTTAGATGTTTTAAGACAAGTTATAGAAACTGGTGAGGTAGGCTTGGCTGTTTTAGATTCTGTAGCTACTTTAGTATCAGAGCAAGTATATGATGAATCTTTAGAGAAAAAAGCTTATGGTGGAATAGCTTCTACATTAACTAGATTTGTTAATTTAATTAAAGGGCCTTTACTTAAATATAAATGTACTTTAATAATGATAAATCAAGTGAGAGAAGATTTAAACAGTATGTTTGGGGGTACAATAACTCCTGGTGGAAAAGCATTTAAACATGCTTGTTCAGCTAGATTTGAATTTAGAAAAGGTAAATTTATAGATGCAAGTGGAAAAGAATTAACTAATAATGCAGAAAATCCTGCAGGTAATATAGTTCATGTTGTAGTAAAGAAAACAAAAATATTTGAACCTACAAGAAGGGTTGGTTATTATACAATTAATTATTTAACAGGACCTGATTTTATGAATGATTATATAGATGTTGGTATACAAACTGGAGTAATTAATCAAAGAGGAGCTTATTTTGATGTTATAGATCTTACAACTGGTGAAATATTAAATCAAGATAAAATACAAGGAAAAGTTAAATTAAAAGAGCAATTAGAGCAACATCAAGAATGGATAACTTTAATAGATAATGCAATGGCAGGTAAGAAAGTAGAAGAAGTTATAGATAATGATATATTAGCTGATGCTAATAAAATAGTTAATACAAGTAAAGATGAATAAGGAGTGAATTATGTTAGTTAAATATAAATTATATAGAGCAAGTAAACCAGAAGAAGTATTTAATGCTGAAATGATAAAAATAAATTTAGAAAATGATGATCATTTAATAGCTATTGATGATATTTTAGCTGGTGTTTTAGCTCAACATATTCAAAATTTACCTGAAGTTAAAAAATATGGAATAGCTTATGTTGGTAGAATGGAAATAGTCAATATAGAAATTACAGATGAAGATACTATTGATTTAGATGAAACTAAATTCAGATCTTATATGACGCAAATAATGCCTTATTTAACTGTTATTTGGAATAAGACAACAAATAATATTGATGAATCAAAAAATATTGTTAAAATCGATTTTAAAAAGAAATAAGAGGTGTTTTGATGTATAAATCTACAAGAGATGCTAGTACTAATCAAGAAAAAGCAATTGCAAAATCTTTAAATGCTAATAGAACTCCAAATTCAGGAGCTACTGCTTTTCAGAAAGGTGATTTATATATAGGTCAAGAATGGCTTATAGAAGCTAAAACTTGCATGCAACCTAAAAAATCTTTTTCTATAAAAAAAGAGTGGTTAGATAAATTAAAAGAAGAACAATTTGCTTGTAATAAAGAATATAATACTTTATGTTTTGATTTTGGAGATAATAAAAATAGATATTATATTATTGATGAAAATACATTTAAATACTTTATAGATTTACTTAAAGATATTAATTAATTTATAAAGGAGGTAGATTTTATGCCTGATAGAACTGCTACGGTTATAGAAGCTGAAAATAATTCAGAAAAAATAATTAAATTAAAAAAGAGTAGTGTAACTGTTAGTTCAGGAATTTATATTATAAGTATTCCTGTTGCTGATGGTGGAAAGAAGTATATTAAATTACCTTTACATTTAAAAAATATAATTCAAGATAGTTTAAAAAATTATAAAATTAAAACTCTTATAGCACCTGTTTTATATAATAGTAGAACTGTTATACAGATATGGTATAATAGATTGCGTCCTAGATTTAAACAAGTTTTAGGTAATGGCATAAAACCTGATTATGAAAAAGTAAAATTATTTTTTACTGATTTAGAAGAAGTTTGTTATAATAGTACTTTATTTGACAATGATTATGGTGTTACAAAATTACTTATGAAATGGTTTGAAGATTATATAGATCCTTTATCAAAAGATCCTACAGGTACATTGCGACATGATTTAGTAAAATGTTGTGATGAATTATATTGGTTATCAGGTACTAGAATTGATTATTTGACTAATAAAATGGCTAGTAGAAAAAGTGCTTATAATGGTTTTTTAAAAACAATAAAAGTTGAAAGTGAAATATTTTATGCATTTAATAATAAATGGTTCGAATCAATATTACCTCAATATTTAATGGTAATAAATTTACCTAAAAATAGTAAAGAAAGAAAATTTAATCTTAATGAATTGAAATTTGAAAATGAAATAAAAAGATAAATAAAGGAGTTATTAAAGTGAATAAGAAATTATCTTTAGCAAATAAATATAGACCAAAAACATTTGAAGATGTAAGTGAGCAAGATAGTATTAAAACAATATTAGAAAATCAAATAAAAAATAATAATTTAAAGCATGCTTATTTGTTTTGTGGTGGAGCTGGTACTGGAAAGTGTTTACCTCTAAATAGTGATATTATGACTTTGACTGGTTATAAAAAAATGAAGGATATTCAATTAGGAGACAGCTTGATTGATGGATTAGGAAAAGAATGTAAAGTAATAGGTATATATCCACAAGGAATACAACCTGTATATAAAGTCACCTTTTCTGATAGAACTAGTACATTATGTTCATTAGATCATATTTGGAGAGTTGGTTGGTATAGTAATAAACAAGCAACTGTTAAATGGGATGATTTAACTCTTAAAGAAATCATGAAAAGAGGTCTTAAAAAGAAAAATAATACTAGTGGATGGAAATTTAGAATACCTATTCCAAAAATAAATTGCTGGAATAATTCAGTACCTATAGATCCTTATTTATTAGGTGTATTATTAGGTGATGGAGATTTAGGATCTAGTAGTAACATTAAAGTTTCACTTTATGAGAAAGATATTTTTAATAAAATAAAAATTATTTTAAATAATCTAGGTTATGATTTGCATTTATGTGATAATAATAAATCAGAAATTAAAGATTATAGTATAGTATGTTCGACAGAAACTAAAGGATTTATTAATTATATAAATAATTTAGATATTAGATGTAGATCAATAGAAAAACATATACCACAAGAATATCTTTTTACCACTTTTGAAAATAGAATTAAACTATTACAAGGATTATTTGATACTGATGGTTATATTGATTCTCATAACAATTTTATATTTACTACATCTAGTCCTAAGTTATCAGAAGATTTTGCTTTTTTAGTTAGATCTTTAGGAGGCACTGATACAATTGTTGAAAAGCCTTCTGGATATAAACATAATGGTTATTATATACAATGTCATAATCATTTTAATCATTATATAAAATTTGATAATGATTTTGAATTTTGTACTTCTATTAAACATAAAAAAAGAATAAAAAATAAACAAAATGCTCCTTTAAGAAGAATTATAAATATAGAGTATGTAGGAGAGGAAGAATGTCAATGTATTGCTGTTGATAGTTTAGATTCAACATATATGACAAATGATTTAATTGTTACACATAACACAACTTCAGCTAGAATTATAGCAAATCTAATTAATAATGGTCAAGGTAGGCCTATAGAAATAGACTGTGCTAGTAATAATGGTGTTGATGCTATGCGTAATATTCAAGAAGAATGTAGAACAAGACCTTTACAAGGTAAATATAAAATATTTATTTTAGATGAATGTCATATGATAACTACAGCTGGATGGAATTCTATGTTGAAAATATTAGAAGAACCTCCTGAATATGTTATTTTTATTTTTTGTACTACTGATCCTCAAAAGATTATAGGTACTATAATGTCTCGTGTTCAAAGATTTAATTTTAAAAGAATAAGTACTCAAGGTATTGTCAAACGTTTAAAGTATATAATTGAAAAAGAAAATATAGATTATTTTAATGATCCTAATGTATCTGAAGAAGAATATAATGCTAGACAAATAGCAGAAGCACAAGGGGCTGTATATATTGATTATGAAGAATCTGCTATACAATATATTGCCAGATTAGCTAAAGGTGGAATGAGAGATGCTATAACCACTTTAGAGAAATGTATAGATTTTAGTCCTGTATTAACAATTGAAAATGTTCAAAAAGTTACTAGTGGTGGTGTAGATGAAGAAACTTTATTAAAATTATGTGGATTAATTTTATTTAAAGATTCTAAAAAAGCTTTAATAATGTTTAATGATTTATATTTAACTGGTATTGATACTTCTTTATTTGTTAAACTATATATGGAATTTTTACAAAATTGTATTAAATATTTAATTACTGAAGATAGTAATATTGTAACTATCTCAGATAATACTATAGAGTTTTTAAAAAATAATCAATGCTTAGATAATTTAAGAAATCAATTTTTAAATTTATTGCACATTAGGAATAATTATTCATCTGAAGATTTAAAAATATTAGTAGAAAGTTGGATTGTAGAAGAATGTATATAATAGGTCAACATGAAAATTTAGAATTAATAAATAAATGGAAGAATTTACCTAATTTTTTAATTATTCAAGGTGATAGACATACGGGTAAATCTTATCTAACTTTATATTTATGTGAAAAATTTAAATTACATTACGTTAAAATGAATAATTCTGTTAATTCTGTTAGGGATTTAATAAATAATATGAAGCCTAATACTAATATTTTATATCATTTTAAAGATTTTCAAGAAGCTTCATTACAAGCAAAAAATGCTTTGTTAAAAGTAACAGAGGAACCAATTCCAGGTAATTATATAGTTATTACTGGAGGACCTCAAATAAAAACATTGCAAAGTAGAGCTAGATTAATAATAATGAATCCTTATTCTCAAGATGAATTATTTGATTATATGCAACCTTATTTTCCTGAAGATGATTTAAAAAATAAATTAATATTAGCTGGAATTAATAGTCCTGCTAAAATTAATTATTTTAAAGATTATCCAAATTTAAATGGTCTAGTTAATTTTACATTTGAAATAGTAAATAAAATTACATATTTGAAAATTGAAGATATTTTAGAAATAATGGCTAGATTTGAAAATAGATATGAGGAAATAGATGCTGTCGCTTTGTTTTTAGAATTTTTAATAAATGTTATAAAGTATAAAATTGAAAATCAGAAATTTTATTCTTATAACACAATATTAAAAATAATAATTAAAGGCAAACAATCTTTAGAAAGAGAATACACTTTAAAGAGGAAAATGCTTTTATATAAAATATTCTATGAAATATATAATTTTAATAAAAAGGAAAATATGAAATGAAAAATTTAAAAGATTTAAAAGAGGATATTTTAGCAAATAAAATAAATAAATTTTATGTTTTCTACGGAGAAGATTTTGGTTTAAGAAAACATTATATTGATTATTTATCAAAAAAATATTCTAAAAAGACAATTGTAAATAACGCCCTAAATTTAGGTAATTCATTTGGTGGTGGAAACCTATTTAAAACTACTACATTATATGTAGTACCTGGAGATTTAGACTTTGCTAGGTTAAAAAAAGATAAAATTGAAGAATTTATTACAAAAATAGATAAAAATGATTGTGTAATTTTAGATTATGAAGATGATATAACTAATACTAGTTTATATAAAAATTTTGATGAAAAAGTTACTTATTTTCCTGAAGTCAATGATAATATAGCTCAACAATTTGTAGAAAGTGAATTAAAATTAGATATTGCTAGTAAAGAAGAATTAGCTAAAAATTGTCATAATAATTATAATAAAATTTTATTAGAAGCTGATAAAATAAGATCTTTTGCTCAAGAGAAAAATATTAGTGAACAAGCTGCCTATAATGAATTATTTACTCAAAATCAATTATTATTTGAATATCCTGAATTTCATAGTTATGCTTTAATGGATGATATTTTAAAAGGTAATTTTAGAGCTTTATCATTTTGGTATCATATTGTGCAAGAGAAATTTCAAGAACAATTTTGGATAGCTTTAGAAAGCATATTTCAAGATTATATTATTGCTTATTTAGTAGTTAAATATGGTAAATATCAAGGTGGTAATATTGCATATGAATATAAGTATAATTGGGGTAGAATTAAAACTATTCGAGATTATATAATACCTTATGATGCTGATTCTCTATTGCAAACTGCTTATGAAGTAGCTAAATTAGATGAAATGATAAAAACAGGTAAATTAGCAAAAGAAAAACTATTTGATTATTTTCTTTGTGTAGTTATCTAATAATGTAAATATATATTTTTTACCTTATTATTTCAAATAAAATCTATATAGTTTTTTATAAAAAATTTTGAAAAAAATTTAAAAAAATTCAAAATTTTTTAAACTCACTGTTATCAAGGCTTTGCTGTATTTTTTAAAATTATGTAACGTCATTCAACCTGTTGATATAAGTGCATTTGCTTAATTTTTTTGTATTTTAAATTAAACCCTTGATTTTTTATATTTTTTAATATAATATATGGTCAGGTTGTTACAAAAGAATAGCCTAATTTATAAATACAAAGGAGGTAGTGATATGCGCAAATATACATCTAAAAAGCAAAAGACAAAAATGTACGCAGAAAAATATAATATGAAGGAGGAAGAAGTAAACAGGATATTAAGTGAATATGAAGATTTATTAACACTAGATGAATTAAAAATAAGATATGATAATCCAAATATGGGTATATTACCTGAATGGCTTTCTGAAGAATCTTTAGATAATATGATTTGGAAAACAGTACATACTTTTTGGAGTCCTTCACTTCAAATTGAATTTGGAGAAAAAATAGCTTTATATGATTATTTATATGAAATTGTTTTAAAAAAATCTAATTTATTAATAAATCATGCTAATACAAAAGCTTTATTAGTTAATGCTATAAAAACTATTATTGATGTAAGAGCAAGAAGAGGAAAATATTTTTATGGTTCTTTAGACGAAATAAATATTTATGATGAAAAAAATAATGATAATGCAAGAGCTAGATTTAATATTTCAGATTCTAGAAATGAAGATAATTTAAAAATGTTGAAATTATTAGATAGAGTGCATTCAATAAAAGATAGAAAATTACAATCTTTAATAATTATAACAGGATATTTAATTTGTAATATTTCAGAATTTGAACCTGATTATTTAAATTTAATAAATAATTGTGATGATAATGAAATAAAGGATAGTATACTATTATTGGAAGATCGTGTTTTAAATAACGATAAAATTGATTTTAAAAAATTAGAACCTATTGAAAATAAAGAAGATATTAAACCTGTAAAAAAACAGCGCATCACTATTTTTGATATTTGTAAAGGATTAAAATTAAATATATTTAAATCAGAATATGGCAAAAATAAAACACAGCAATTACATAATTTTTTAATGAAAAATAATATTTTAGATGTATTAACAAGCTATTAATCAATTTAAACATGTTATAATATATATAGAATATTATTTAAAGGAGGTTACTTTTGCTTATGGGTGATAATAAAAAATATTATCAGAAGATATCTGCTAAAAATAAAAGTCCTGAAGAAGTAAAAAAGATAGAAAAATTGTTTAATGATAATATAAATATAGCTCATAAAGTAGCTTCAAATTATTATAGAACAAAATATTGGGATTATGATGAAGCTTTACAAATTGCTAAGACAGGATTATGGAAAGCTTGTTTGATATATGATCCTGAAAAATATAGAATTTCTACTTTATCTTATGCTGTTATACATAGAGATTTTATGGATTATGATAAAACTCAAAAGAAACAACCAAAACCTTTATTCAACTTAGAAGATAATGTAGTAACAGAGGATTTAAGTTTAGCTGATATTTTAGTTGATGAAGATGCTAATGTATCCGATATAGTAGAAGAAAAAGAAGATTTAAAAATTTTAAATGAAAAAATTTTAAAAGTATTAGATTCTATAGCGGAAGATTTAAAAATAAATAAAAGTATTGTTAAATTAGTTTATTTGGTTCATATAGAATCATCAAGAGATAATTTAATGAATATGAAAAGTTTAAATTTTATACCAAGAGCTGAAATAAAAGCAATTATAAGTGAATTACAACAAAGATTAATGAAAGTGTTATAAAATTTGTAAAATAATAATAAAATTGTAAAATAATGGAGGTAGGTTAATAATGGCTGATGAAAAAGTAATTAAAGAATTAGAAAATGAAATGAGTAAATGTACTCAAGAGTTTAACAATAATGAAGTAGCTATTGAAAATGCTCAAAAAACTATAAATGAATTAGTAGTTAGAAGAGAGCAAATAAGAGGAGAATATACAGGTCTTTATAACTTGTATTTAAAATTAACAGGTAAAGATAAAATAAATGAAGTAGCAACTACTGAAAAAGAAAGTCCTGTTGTAGAATCTCAATCAACACCAGTACAATCTCAAAATACAGAACAATCTACAACTACTGAAGTTGTAAAAGAATCATCAGAAGATAGTTTATCTAAAGATGAGATTACAGCAGTAAAAGCTGCATTAAATAATAAAAATAATAAAGCAAATCAATCAGATATTCCTGATTATTTAAAATAAAAATAAAATTTAAACAGATAGTTATTTATAACCAAATAACTATCTGTTTTTATGTTTAAAAATGTTATATTATATAAGGAGGATTTATAGAATGAAAAATGCAAAATTAAGAATGCTGGATTTAATTCAAAAAGAATTAAAAAATAAATGTAAAAAAATTATAAAGTTTCAAAAATATGATGGTATTTCATTAGAATGTTATGTAGCAGAAGATACAAATATAGATGATGGTATATCTGAAATAAAGAAAGTATGTAAATCTTTGAAGTTAAATCCTATAAATATTGAAATTAATAAAGATAAAAATAATTTATTTTTATTACAATTTCCTGAATTTGTTCCTGAATATACAACTGAAGAGTTAGAAGCTTTATATAAAAATAGTTATGATAGATTAATTAAAGATTTAAAAAATAATGATGTTGAACATAAAGTTACTAAAGATTTAATTATAAGAAATAAATCTGTTTTTATTAAACAAGCTATAATATCTTTTTATAATTCAAATACTAATAAATATAAAGGTACTTTGAAAACTTATTTACAAGATGAAGATATTTGGAAAAAAGCAGAAACCTTTTTTGATAATTATATTGAAACTCAAGTATAACATGTTATTTATTATATAAGGAGGTTGATAAAAGATGATAAAAGATGATTTGTTAAAAGATTTAAAATCAGCTATGAAGGAAAATAATGTTGTTAAGAAAAATACAATTCAATTATTAAGAGCTACAATATTACAAAAAGAAAAAGATGAATTAAAATCACTTACAGATCCTGAAGTTGAAAATTTATTAATTAGTGAAAGAAAAAAACGTTATAATGATTTAAGTCAATTTGAAAAAGGTAATAGAGATGATTTAATAGAACAAACAAAAAGAGAAATTGGTTATATTTCAAAATATTTACCACCACTATTAGATGAAATTGAATTAGAAAAGAGAATAGATGAAATTATAACTAGATTAAATGCTACTAAAAAAGATATGGGACTTGTAATGAGAACTGCAAAATCTGAATTAGGTAATCAAGCTGATGGAAAAACAATGAGTGATATTGTTAAAAGAAAATTAAATTAATTGAGGTGATAACATTGAATAATAAAAGATATTTTTATTTTATGTTAATTTTATATATTATTCTTGCTTTATTATTTACTGTTTATGTATGTATATCAAATAATAAAATAAAAACATTGCAAAATGATTTGAATAGTACACAAGAACAAGTTATAGAGTTACAAGAAAATTTAGAAGCATATAGTGATAATTATGTTGCAATGTGGACGACTTTAAATAATGCTATTGCAGGAGAACCTGAAGATAAATAATATTATAGTATATGGAGGAAATTTATGAAAATTGAATTAGAAGTTAGTGCTGAACAATTAAAAGAATTAGATAAAGGTTTAAATAATTTATTGTTAAATTTAAATGAAGAACAACAAGTACAATTAATACAAGGTTATCTTAATAAACAATTTCAGGATTTATATGAAAAAGATTCTTATTGGTCTAATACAGAATTAACTGCTTTTGGTAAAAAATTAATACAAGGTCTTCAAGAACAAATATCAAAAAGTGTTACAAGTAAGTTATTAGAACAAGAAAATGTTAAAAAAGAAATGGATGAAATTACTCAAAAAGTATTAGATACTTTACCTGATATTATACCAAAAGCTATTAATGAATATATTGTAGGAAATTTATTTCAGAATAAAGGAGAAATAAGTACAATGATTAATACTATATATTGGGAGAATAAAAATATAGAAAGGAATAATAATTATTAATGATAAAAGAAGAATATTTATTTCCACAATATTTTGTAAATAAAATACCTATATGTGATGATTGTAAAGAACCATTAAAAAATACTAATCAACAATTATTAAGTAATCCACCTTTGTTAATATATAAATGTCCTAAATGTAATAAGGAGTATTATTATAAAGAATCAGAAATAAGAGGAGAATGGAAATGGAAAACAATTTAGATATAAATATGATGAGATTGATTAAAAATATGCAAGATAAATATACTCCTGAATATTTTGAAGAATTATCTAAAAATAGTTATAAAGAAGATAGAAATTATCCTGAAAATTTTTCAAATTGGTATTTTCATATAAAAGATTTTGGTAAATTTAAAACAGCTAAAATTATAAATAATCAAATATTTACTTGGCAAGAAACAGAAATTATGAGAGAAACAGATAATATAAGTAATGTAAATTGGAATAAGATAAATCTTATATTAAAACCAACATTAGATAAAATGAATAATTCAAAACTTTATAGTATTAAAAATGGTTGTTTTTCAAATAAATTTGATTTTAGTACCTGTATAACAGATAAAGATCATTTAGCTGAAAATTTATGGAAATTAAATTATGTTTCTTCTATGTATGATACTGGAGGATATACAGAATTAGTTGTTAGAGAATTAATACCTTATAACAGACAAGTAACTCCTACAATATATAACGGAATGCCTTTAAGAATTGAGTTAAGAGTATTTTATAATATAGATAAGAAGAAAATTGAATATGTTACAGATTATTGGGATTATGATTATTGTTATGAAAATTTACATAATATAACAGATAAGATTATATTTAAATGGTTTCATCAACAAGATAGCACTATAGAGCATTTAACTTATATAACAGATTACATTTATGAAAATATAAATTATCTTGAATTTGATGAGAGTATGAAAGGTATTTGGAGTATAGATTTTATGTTATGTTCTGATTTTGAGGAATATGGTGATTATAATGGTATTTATTTAATAGATATGGCAAGAGGATTCAGAAGTGCATATTGGGATAAAAATAAATTAAGGAAGTGATTTATTATGGGTATGGCAATGTCTGGTGTAACACATTGTAGAAAATGCGGTAGACCCTTATCATATGCAGAATATGGAATATGTTCAATTTGTGAAAATGTAGAATATTTGGAAAAGGAAAAAGAAAAAGAAAGAATAAAAAAGATAGAGAGTGAGAGACTTGAAAGAGTATTAAAGTTATTTGATGATTTTGATGAATGTGATATAATTGCATTTAAACAATTAGTCAAAAAATTGGGTAAAGAAAATAAAAAGAAAAAATTACAAAAACAAATTAAAAGTTTACAAAATGAAATTGATAGTATTGATAAGGAAGTTAATAGTAGATATAAACCAAAAGGAAATAAAAGTAGTAAAGATTCTATACCTCCTTATGGTGGATCTAGCATAATAAAGGAGAATTTATAGTGAGAGATATTACAAGCAATATAAAAGCATTTTTTACAAAAACATATAATAAAGATGATAGTGTACCTTATGCTTGGTATAATACAGAATATTGTATATTAACTGAAGAGCAAAAACAAAAATTGTTTAGTTATTTAGTAAAAAATGATTTTATTAAATATATGTTTATTGTAGATAATATCGAAGTTGCAAGACCTCAAAGAACTTGGGGTAATACTCCTGAATGGTTTAGACCGGCTAGTATGTGGCATACCTTTCATAATATACCTGTTAATAATAGTTTTATATTTCTTGTGTATAATAATGAATGGGGTAATGATATAAAAGTTGCAAAATTGAAAAAAGCAATAATAGATAGCTTCCCTAATAAGTGTGATATAATTATATATTTTAAAAATACATTACAAGTAAGAGATATGGAGGAAAATTTATGGAAAGTGGAATTTATATAAGAGTAGGAACAAAAAACATACTTTTAGAAGATTTAACTGAAGAACAAAGAATGGAATGGTTAAATAGTTATTTAGAAAAAGATGGTCTGATAAGAACTATAAATAGATTATGTGATTGTTTACAACAATATAAAAATAATGAAGATGACCCAGATTACGAAGATTATATGGAGGATTAAAAATGGATATATGGTTATGGTCTAATCCTAGATTAAGTAAAAGAAGAGAAAGTACAAAATCAGTTTTATATACATTTAATCCAGGAGTAACAATGTTGATAGGTCCAAATGGAAGTGGTAAAACAACAGCATTATCACAAATTCGTTCTTTGTTTTCTACACAAGATGATTTGATTAAAAAGTGGGATCAGATAGATAAAAATGATAATATAAGAAATTTATACAGTTCTTATTTATATGATAATGTATATGAAGAAAAATTTGCTAAAGAAAGATGGACATATTCAGACCAAATGGAAAGGATAGCACAAACATTTGAAAATTCAGAAGGACAAGATATGTGGGATTTTCTTTACTATAAAATAGAAGAAATTGGAAGAGCTGTTACAAAAGCAATAAAGGATAATAAAAAAGGAATATTTATATTATTAGATGGTTTGGATTCTGGATTATCTTTAGATATAATATATAAAATAAGAAAAGATGTGTTAGGATTTATAATAAAAACAGAAAGAAAAAGAAGTGATTTAGAAGTTTATATTATATGTTCAGCTAATAGTTATGAATTTTGTAACAATTATGATTGTATAGATGTAACAAATCAAGAACATATTACTTTTACTAATTATGAAGATTATAGTAATTATTTTATAAAGGAAGATGTTTAGTGGATAGAAAAGAACAAAGTAAATTAATTATTCATAATTTAACCAATTTAAGTGATTGGGATGTATTACATTATATTATAAAAGTTGTACAAGAAGGTTTAGTTAGTGAAACTAAAAATGGGAAACAATATAGTTTTGTAACAACTTTTATAGATGAGTATACAGTTGTTACAAGTAAAAATAAACAACATACACATACATTTTGGATATATAAAGAAAGTAAGGAGTAATAAATGGAGAATGAATTTATAAAAGGATTAAGTGGAGTAAATATTAAATATACAGGACAACATTTAAATCATTATCGTATATGTGAAATTTGGTTATTAGGTAAATTATTTAATCATAGAGCTAGAACTATACAAATGTATTGTCCACATAATATTAAATGTATTAATATGGGACATTCAGATTGTTGTAATAATTGTAAACATTATAGAAGATTTAATTTAACTGATGATGGTAACCATATAACTAATTTAATAGATATAAATAAGGAGTAATACTATGTCAGAAATTGTTTATCAAGGAACTTATTTTATTATAGTAAAATACAAGCAAGAAAATAAAAAGACAGATATATATTATATATACCCAGATAGTGATACAGATATATTATATGGAAGAATAAAATGGTATAATCGTTGGAGAAAATATTGTTTTTATGCTGAAGATAATATTATATGGGATAGTAAATGTTTAACAGAATTAATTAACTTTTTAGATAAATTAAATAAAGATTATAAAAATAAAAAGAAGGAGCATTAAATGAAGGAATCAAAATTACCTAAATATAATGAGAATAATATAGTTAAAGATGATAAAAATATTATTTATAGCATTAAAAATCAACTTATATTAGATGGATTAAATAGTATTAAATCTGTTGATACTACTTTAGATGAAATATGTATAGGAACTATTTTATCTAAGGAAGATAATAATGAAAATATGAATTTATTACCAGATGCTGTTTCTCATATGATTAAAAATATAAGAATTACAATTAATGGATGGTATGCAGATATAGAAATTATGAATACTGCTATAGGAAGACTATTTTTAGATGTTTTTAAATCAGAAGATTTAGATTTTTATATAAAACCTAATATAACTGGATTATTACTAACATTTAATATTATTTATAAACCTGTTAAGAAAGATTAAATGAAAATTAATCTAAAAGTATCTAGAATTTATTAAATATAAATGTTATAATTTTAAAATAAAGAGGAGGATATATTATAATGAAAGATGATAAAATTATAATAAAAAGAAGTAAAAATGCTGATACTCGAACAGCAGAAGGAGAAGTAACTAAAAAAGAATTATTACAGCAAACCTATTCACATATAGATGATGTAAATAATGTAGGTAATTTTTTAGCAGATAAATTCAGAGAGCAGATAAAACAACATGATCATACAAAAGTAGAAGGAATAGACCAGTTTTATGAAGATTTTACAAGTGGTAAAAAAGATAAAGATTTCAAAGAATTACCTTGGTGGAAATTACATATGACAGAAAGACATCATTTAAATGATAGTGTACCAGAAGATGTAAATTTATTAGATGTATTAGAAATGGTAATTGATTGTACAGTAGCAGGACTTGCAAGAGGTGGAAGTGCTGATAAAATATATCCAATAACTATTCCACAAGAAGTATTAAACCAAGCAATAGATAATACAAAACAATTAATAATTGATAATACACAATTGGAGGATTAGTAAATGAAGATTATAGAATTTAAAGGAAAATTAAAAGCATCGCAAGAATGGGCTTATGGAAATCTATGTAAAAGAATAGATGGAGGATATATAGTAACTCCAGACGAAACTCCAATAGGAAAATATGGTGCAATACAGGAAGGAACAGAATCACAATATACAGGAATAAATGATATAGAAGAAAATAAAATATATGAAAATGATATATTAGAAATGACAGAAGAAGGAAGAATACTATTTGGTTCAGATAATCACCCTTGTTCTAAATATCAATTAGTTGGATTTCACGATGGATGTTTTATGACAAGTAGAAATGAAATAGCACCTAAAACACATTATGATACTTATTTGTGGATAATAAAAGACTATGTAAAAGTAGTAGGAAATAAATTTGATAATCCTGAATTATTAGAAGAAAGGTAATTAAAATATGGAAAATTTAATAAATAATTTAGCAGATGCTTTAGATAAAATTGCACATTTAGATGGTGTAGAATGTATAACTTGTTTAGAAAATGAACAAGAAGACCAATTAGGTTATTCTAATATAGATATATATTTAGTTGCATCTCAATTAAGTGAATTATTAAGAAATAATATAATTAATTTAAATATAAAATCTGATTTAAATGAAGATGAATTAAAAAAAGTTAAATATTTATATAAATTATTAAAGGTAGATGATTTGGATGCATGATGATATAGTAGAAGTATGGATTACTCCTAAAAATAATTCTAATAAAGTTGAGATGAGAATTTTTTATACAGAAAATAATATGGTACAAGTAGAAAAATTTAATATAGATCATGATAAAGCTAAACAATATATTAAACGTTTAGAGAAAGAATATAAACTGAAATTTAATATAATAAAATTAGAATGGAGAACTATTTATAGACATCAAGAATTATATAATATAATATGGAATAATATGAATAAAAAAGATTAATTTATAAATCTTTTTTATTTTTTTGCTTAAAACCCGTTACATTTTTTAAATTTTATAATATAATTTAGAAAATTTAAAAATGGAGGGTTAAAGATGATAACAAGAACATTTAATATAGGAGATAATGTATATTATAATCCTTATAAACAAAATAAATCATATAAATGCAAAATTATTGATATAGAACAACAATTATATTATAAAATACAATATGAAAATGGAAAGATAGAAATTGTTTATCCTTCAAAAATTACAAGTACACCTAGATTTGAGGTGGTTACTTTAAATGAAAAGTGAAAGAATTTGTAAATTTTGTGGTAAAAAACAAGAAAGACCTTTAAGTAAAGGATATTGTGTTTCTTGTTATCATTATTTCATATTATATAAATATGCTATTTGGCCTAAATCTAATTATGGCCGATTAAATAGAGTATTAGATGTTCGATCTAGACAATTTGGAATGCCTATTTGTCATATATGTGGAAGAGCTTATGCTAAACTACAACAGCATATATGGTATTCACATAATATGACAAGAGAAGAATATTGTCAAAATTATGGATTAGATAAAAATATTAATATGACATCTAAAGAATATAATGAGAAAATGCACAATTATGCTTTATATTATAAAATGGACGATCAATTAAGAAAAGTAGGTAAAAATACTAGATTTAAAAAAGGTAATACTAATAATTATAAAAGAAGTTATCAAACAAAATTAAGATTGCAAAAACAAGGAAAATATATTGCAAATTTAAAGGAGGATAATAAAAATGAAAAGAGCTGATACTATATTAAGAAAAATTGATGAATTAGAAAATGAATTAATTATGAATTATACTAATTCTGAAATTATACAAGCCTATGAAAAAATATATAATCAAAAAGGATTTCATAAACCTCTTGATGGTTTAGTAAGTGTAATATATGAAGGTGCTAAGCAATTTTCATAAATAATATAGAAAGGAAATAAAGGTATGATAGAAAAAAAATGAATTTTTCTTTACAGATGATGATTATGAAGTTTTTGATCCTGAATTAGTAACAAGTACAGATATTAAAATTAATCAACAAAGAAATATAGTTAAAAATAAATTATTGAAATTACATGATTTAATTTATCCTACTATAAGAGATCATAAATTAGAAATTTACAAACATTATAAAGAAACTAATATTACATCTTTATGGTATTGCAATCCTAGAAATAATTGGAAAGTTGATTGGTTAGGATTAAGATATGGTCAAAATCCAAAAATAGTAAAAGAAATGGATAAGGATTTACAAAGTGATGATCCAGATAGAGGATTTTTAAAATATCAATGTTTTCAAATAAATATAAGATATTCAGGTATAGAAATAGGGATATATCAAAATACACCTAGAAATACTTATGATGCAAGTTATTTAAAAGAAAAAATAGAGGATACGGAATATCAAGCTCAGTTAATTTCAATTTTAAATGATTTAAAAGGCTTAGGTTTAATATGGTATATAGGACAAGGTCAATTTAATTTAGATAAAGAACCTGCGCAAAATTTTATAGAATTTTTTAATAACCATTTTATATATGGTGTTTATAGTTGTATAACTGTAGATATTCCTAGATATAGTCCTTTATTATCAAAAAATGATATAAGATCAACTTGTTTATATTATATAGAGAATATGTATAAATTATTTGAGATTGTGAGGTGGAAAATGAATGGATAAAGATACTTTGAAATTTAAAATAAATAATGATACATCTGATATTTTATTTAAATATCATATAAAACAATTATGTATTATTAATTTTACACTTTGTTTTATAGAATTAATAATATTTATAATAGGACTTATATTTAAAACTTCTATATATTTATGGCCAATATCTTTGACAATATTACTTTTTGTATTTTTCAATTGTATTGTTTGTAATTATAATTATAAAAAAGCTAAGAAAGCTTTGAATCGTTTTAATAAAAAAGTATCTAATGTTATAGATAATCTATAGCTAATTAGCTTTAAAATAAAAAATAACAAGATTTAATAAGTATATAATAGAATTATATTACTTTAGAAAGGAATTTAAATATGAAAGAAATTTACACTGGTTATAAAGATATGGATGGTAGAGAATATAAAGTAGGAGACATTGTATTAAATACTTTCTTTGGAGATTATTGGGTTGTTGCTAAAAATAGAAAGAATGAAAGAGAAGATTGTGAATATAGATTATTACTATATAACAATGAAAAAGAATATTATATGGATTTAAATGAACCTAGTAAATTTAGAATAGTAGCTAGTAAAGGGGAATCTGAGTATAATAATTTATTAAGACAAATTAATATTATAAGAAGAAAAAGAAATCCTATTATAAATGATAAATTTAAAAAGATTTTTAAAGCTTTGTTAAAAACAGTATTATATTTTTTATGTATATCAATTATGTTATTACTAACTATGTGGTTTCCTTTTATTATGGGTACTATTTTAATACTTTTAATTGCAGTAGTAGTTTTTATTCATTTTTATAATCAAGATTAAAAAAGTATGAAGAATTGGTTAATAGAAATAGTTCTGTAGTAAACGAATTATTACATTATATAGATATATTAGTAGATGGAGATTATCAAAAAGATAAACATGATTTAAGTTTAAAATTTAGAGGATCAAGTAATCAAAGAATAATAGATGTACAAAAAACATTAAAAACAAAAAACATAGAATTAGTTAAGGAGTTAATGTAAATGAGTAAAAGTAGAAATAGAAAACTTATTGAAAGCTTATTTAAACAAATAGAAAAGGACTTAGGATATCACATTGTAGATGAACAATATGGAAATTGTTATTTTATAATAGAGAGTAAAGAACCTGATACCATATGCCATTTTCATATAAAAGAATTACCTGGATATTTATTTGGTATTTGGAATATATGTAGATATGATACAATACAATATGAAGTAGAAAATAATTTATCTTTATGGTCAGATAATTTACATATTAGTAGTAAATCAGAATTAATATTTTTTACTCAATATGAAAAAGAAATAGATAAATTTAAGCCTTCACGTTCCGGAATGGTAACTGGGCTAAGAAGAATAACATATAAAGAGGATAATAAATTAATAACAGAATGGGATATAGATGAATTAGAAGTTGTGTTAAAATATATGAAAAAACATAAGTATAAATCTTATGTTAATATCTATAATGAAAATAAGTTTGTATATAGGGAATTAAGTGGAATAACTTGTTTTAAGATTTATTATAGAGATAAATGGAATAGATTCATAACTAATATTAAGGATACTTTAAAATTAAAAATACAAATATATAAAAGTAAAAAATTAATTAAGAAATTAAAAGATGCATATTATTATATTTTAGATTATGGAGAAAATTGTTATCCTAGAATACATATAATTGTTAGAAGAAAACCAAACATAGATATTGATACATTTATAGATAATATAAATACCTTACAAAAATTTGATTATGATAATACAGATATTTCTGTTTTTTGGATGGATAAGGATATTTCAGAAAGGTTAAATAAAAAGGAAAGACAGGAAGATAAAGATTTACTTAAAAGATTTAATGATATACAAAGTAATCTTATTGAAGAAGCTGATGATCCTGAAAATGATGAACCTAGAATATTAATAAAAACAAATGTTAAATAAAATTTAAAAAATTTATTAAAAACCCGTTACATTTTTTAAATTTTATAATATAATGTATACAGTCAAAAGAAAATATAAAAGAAAGGAGAAATAGTTATGATTGATAAGGATATGTATAATGTATTTATACCTTATAGGATAGGTGATATAATAAGTCCTCTTGGATTTCTAAACAAGTTTGAAATAATAGACATTATAGTTGTTAGATCTTTAAGAAATAGAAATACAAAAATAATATTAAAGCTAAAAGATGTAGATTTAAATTATATAAGTTTATTTAACTATGTAGATTATACATGGAAAATAATTCAATCAAATGAAAAGGAGTTGGAGTATAATGAAGTTTAAAAGTAAAAAACGATTAGAAGATGAATTAGCTGAAGTTAGAGCAGATATGCTATATTATAGAGGTAAATTAAATTTAATAGAAGCTAAATTAAGAGAGCAAAAAGAAACAGATGGAAATGCTTATACAACTTTAAGACAATTAAATGATATTATGTATTACAATGAAGGTGTTAAATCAAAACAAGAATTTTAAAAATATAAAATGAGTGTGATATAATATGATATATGGAAAGAAAGCTCTTCTTTCTGAAGGAGATATAGTATATAGACCTTTTAGAAATGAAGTTTATAAGGTAAAAATAGTTGAAGTTAGATATTATGGACAATGTGATGGACATTTTTTATATAAAGGTGATAACAATGAAAGTTATTATGATAGACATATTGGTAAGTTAATTTTTTATAATGAACAGGATGCTTTGAAGTATCTTGATAAACAAAATAAAATTAAACAAAAAAGAAAATTATTAAAGGAATATGAAACTAAATTAAATAAAGAATTAAATATTGAAAATCATAGATATTTTTAATAATATAAAGGAGGTGTTTAAAGGATGAGACAATGTCCAAGATGTGGTAGGAAGTACAATGATCATCCAGCAATAAGTAGAAAAGACAATAAGAGTGAAATTTGTCCGCAATGTGGACTTGCAGAAGCATTATTAGCTATGACTAAAGAAGAAGATAAGACCTGGTATATTGATAAAATCAATAAAAATAATTAAAAATTAAAATTTATATGAAGGAAGAAGGAATGAAAAAATGAATTATGTAAAAAGTAGTGAAGAAATGTTTAGAACAACAGATTATGAAGGATTTAAAAGAGTAATAGGAAATAGAAGAGTAATGGAAGAAAGAGTAACAAAGATATTAGCTTCAATTGATAAAATAGGTTATATACCTATTCCATTAATAGTAAATGAAAAAATGGAAGTAATTGACGGACAAGGTAGATTAGAAGCTTGTAAGAGAAGAGGACTACCAGTTAATTTTATAATTAAACCTGGATTAAGAATACAAGACTGTATTACAATGAATATAAATGTCACACCTTGGAATTTAACTGACTTTATATTATGTTATGCTGAAATGGGAAATGAATCTTATCAATTAATGGTTAAATTATTAAAAGAGATAAGTTCTATTTATGGTAGTAAGAATATGAGTATTAATGCATTATGTACAGCTCTTTTTGGTACAAAGAAAGCTCCAAGTAATGCTGTTAAAGCTGGAAGATTAATAGTTACAGAAGAATCTTATGAATATGCAAGAGATTGTTTAAAATATGCATTTGATATAATTGTTGAATTATCAAATAAAAAAGTTAGACTACAATCAAATAATGTATCTAATTTATTAACTGCTATTATGTTCTGTTATAGATGGGAGCAAGTTGATAATACAAAATTAAAGAATGTATTATTAGATAAAGCTCATTTAATGCAAAAATGGACAAATGTAGAAACTTGTTTACAAGAAATAGAATACATATATAATTATAACTCAAGAAAACCAAGTGTATATTTAAAAAGATTATATGAAGATTTATCTGATAAAGATTCACAAGTAACTAATTTTATAGCTACAGAAACTAATCTAAAATCAGAGGACGAAGAATAATAAAGGAGGCATTAAATTATGATAGTTTTTGCTAGATATATTACTAAAGAGATAAATCCTGAAACGCGTGTAAGTAGATTTTTTGATTTAGGTTATTATAAAGAAAAAACACCTTTTGCATCTCGTCATTTACCTCAAGTAACTCCTCAAAATAGATTAATTGATAACAATAGAAAGGAATTAATGGCTTTAGCTGCCTATGGTGTAGGTCCTTCTGATATAATGAAAATTATAAAAGTATATAAACCTATATTAAAACAATTTGAAAGAAGTATTTTTAAACCATATTTAAGTAAATGTTGTATATATTATTCACATCATATTAAAGAATTAAAAAGATTAATTGGAGATGATTTTGAAGTATTAGTAGAATCTTTAATTACTTATTATGAAAATAATAAAGATAATCCAAATCAAAATATGGCTGTTTATAGTGAGGCTCCTATAAGTATTGAAACAGCTGAAGCAGATATTAGACTTTTATTAAATAAGTTATTAATGTTTACTAAAGTAAATGTACCTGAAAATGATAATATAAAAAAATTAAATATTCAGGAAAAAGAAATAAAAGAAAAAATAATGAAATGTGATGATATATCTATATTAAATGAATATTATAGTCAATTATTGACTATATTATCTCAAAAAGATGAATATAGAAAAAATTTACCAAATAAAGCTAGTTATAAAGCTATAAGATGTTTACAGCAATGTGGATTTACTGAAGCAGCTTATAAATGGTTAAATAATTTTCCTAAAAAATAAGATTTAAATAATATAAAGAAGTTATATTATATATGAGGTGATAATAAAATGAAATATAAATCATCTAATAAACGTATAAAAAGTAAAAAAGGTATTAATAGTATAACTTCTTTATTAAATTTATTTGATTCATCTAAAGATAGAACAAATCAGTATATTAGTAATGAAAGTATTCAAAAATATAAAGATACTTTATATAAAGGTAATTGGTTTGTATATAAAGATGATATATTAAAACAATTAAGTTTAAAAAGTACTTATAAAGAATTATATAATAATTTTATACAAAATTATAATTTAGATTCTAATGTATATACTTATAATTCCTTTTATATTAGCATATATAGATGGGGAATTTATTATAGTGAACATACAGCTGAATATTATAATATTCTAAATAAAGATGAAGAAAATAATGATTTTTTATTTAAATTGACTGATGAAAATTATAATATTGTATATGATATATTAAATATAATATATAGTAAAAGTTTTAATGATTATTTAGTGAATACAAAAAATAAAATTAATAATATAAAATCTGATATAGATAAAATTAATGATATGCTACAAGACAAACAAAATATAAATGATATTGCATTTCTACATAATAAATTAAGTCATTTGTATTTTAAGTTAAATAATTTAGAAAAAATTTTAGAAAATTTATTAAAATTTGATAGTTTAAAATCATCGAAAGATGTTATATAATATAAATAAATAAGATATAAAAGGTTCCTATTATTTTTTGCTGGTAGCTTAGTGGGTTAAAGCGATCGAAAGATAATCGATAGATCAGAGGTTCAAATCCTTTCCAGCAAGCCATGGTTTTTACCTTTCATCTTATATTGTATATAAAAAGACATAAGAGCTTCCTATGAAATTGGTTATTATTGGTTCGAATCCAATAAATGCTAGTGCAGCATTTTGTATAGCTCTAGTCTTTTGCTATAATAATAAATATAATGACATAGAAAGTTCCTTATATAGAGCAGAAGCTCACAAATTAGGGGAATTTGAATAGTAATACTTTCCGTCATTTATATTATAAATAATATGTGAGTTATAAGATGTTCCTTTTTAATCCCTGATAAGGATTAGCCTTTTAAGCTAAATTATTTACATCTCAACTCACTTTTTTGTTTTTATAAGGAGGAAATTATATGAAAGATTATAATTCATATCAATTATGCTTTGTTGAAGGTGGAAGATGGTATGATGAAGATTTAACTTTATATTTCACTGAAAAAGATGTAAAAGATCAATGGGGTAGTGACTGGGATGATATACCTTATGAACATAATGCTGGATTACCTTATGATGAAGATACAAGTACTGAATTAGGTACAGAAAATGGTAGAGGAATATATGCAAAAATAGATATAATAAAAGTAATATTAACAACAAATAGTTATTGTGATTTAATAACTCCTTGTTCAGGTGTAGATAATTCAAGATATTCAGTAAAGGATATAAATAGTAAAGCTATACCTTGGGTAGTTATTAAAGATTCTAATGAAATTAAATTATCTGTATTTGCTGGAACAACTTTAAAACAATTTTTAGATGATGCATCTGTTTTAGATTGTGTTGAGGTATTAGTTCCTTTAAATAGATTTAAAACTGATTATAGTTATAGTAATACAGGAGTTTTAGTAAAAAATAATAATGATGGAAAAATTGGTGTTGTATTAAGAGAAAATAAAAGTACTGGACAAGTGCAAGTTTTAGAAAAAATACAACCAAAAGTTATAAATACACATGATAGTTGGAATACTTTAAGTATTATAGATTCTGATGAATAATTATAAAGGAGGTAACAAGATATGTTAGATGTTAATAAAGTTAGAGCTTGTTTAAGATTATTTAAAGGTTATTTAGTTGATGATAATTTAGATACTAATGATTATTGCAAAAATATATCTGAATTTAAGGAAGATATGTTAAAGCATGGCTTAATATTTGCTTGTCATGATTCAGTTGATATACCTGCAACTGTTGTAGAGCAAGCTATTGATATGTATGGTATTAAAGCTGAAGAGTGGAATCAAACATTTCATAAATCATTTGCAACAGTAAGAGATACAGATATAGAAACACTAGTAGTACAACAAATAGTGCACTATATAACTACTTATGGTTTTGAAGCTTTAGGAATATATGATAAAGATACTGTATATATTCCAAAGGAAGAATTAGATATTCCTGAATTAGAAAAAGATATAAAGTTAATTGTAATAAATTGGTTTAATTTAACTGAATTACAAATCAAATTAATGACTTTATTATCTTCTGGAATAGCTTTAAGTAAAGAAACTATTGAGGATATTATGACTTTAAGTGATTATATTCCAAGAGATAGATTTGATGAAATAAAAAATAAAGAAATTAGAATTGCTTTGTATGATAAATATAATATTGTACCTAAAAATAATGTAGAATTTTTAAGATATATGATTTATAAATTAACTGGTTCAACACTATTAATAAAGAATCAGCAATCAATAAAAGCTTTAAAACAATGTGATAAAGAACAAATATATAATTTATTACAAAGTTATTTAACTAATACACCAAATGGGTATATAAAACTAGCAGAAATCTTTTTAAGATACAAGGATTTATTTTTAGCTTTAAAAAGACCTTTATCAGATATGTATGATATTAAAGATAAACAAATAAATATGTATATTAATAGTGCTATAAATAAAATAAGTAAATTATCTAAAAAATATCATAAACCATTAGATAATAATATATTAGATAGATTATCTAATATTAAAGATTTAACAATATATAATTTAGGTAAAAGTGCTATAAATTCAGCTATCACAGAAACTAATAGTTTTAGATTAATAAGAATTCTTAATGGATTAAAATATAGATTAAGTTGTAATTCTGATGATGCAATAGTATACAAAATTAGAAATGGAAAAGCTTATGTTTCAGAATTAGAAAAAGCTATGACAGAAGAACAACAAGTTGTTATAAATGATATTATAACTAATATTGAAGTAGAATTAGCTAGTAGGATAAAAAATAAATTAAAAGATAAAATAGTATATATTCCTGAAAATGTAGTATATACTTTACCTCAATCAGAAAAACAATTTAATGGTAATATACCTGAGGGATCTTATATTGAAGTTAAAAAAGATGATGATATGTTAGTTGGTGTTCATTGGAAGAATTTTGAAGATGAAAGAATAGATTTAGATTTACATATGCAAAATAAATCAGAACAATATGGATGGAATACATCATATAGATCAGAATCAGAGAATTTTTATTTTTCAGGAGATGTTACAGACGCTGTATTACCAAAAGGAGCTACTGAAGTATTTTATATAGGTAAATCTTGTGAGAATAAAGCTTTCTTGTTAACATTGAATGATTATACTAGAAATAAAAGAGATATTCCATATGATTTAATTTTTGCTAAATCTGATATATCAAGAATTGAAAAGAATCATACTATAGATCCAAATAATATATTATATGTAATACATAATACATTTGAAGCTGAAGAAAATGAAAAAACTATAGGTTTAGTTAAAATAGATTCAAATTCTATTCGTTTATATTTTAATGATTTTTCTTTAGGTCGTAGTATTGTAACAAGACAAACTAATGTAATTCAAAATTCATATAGTTATTTAAATAAATATACTGATATTCAATATAAATTAAATGATTTATTAACTAAAGCAAGTATTACTGTAATAAACAAACCTGAATATAATAAAGAAGTATATTTTGAAAAATTAGAAAATAATTCATTACAAGAAATAGATAATGAAAGAGCAGCTGAATTAATTAAAAATAATAATGGTAATTTATTATTTAAACAAGATAAGAAAATTAAAGCTGATATAGATTTATCAATTGAAAACATAAATAAACAAAGTTTAATAGAATTATTTACAGATTAATAAATATAATTTATAATAAAGAGGTAATTAAATTATCTCTTTATTTTTTAATTAATTTTATAAAAACCCGTTACATTTTTTAAAATTTATATTATAATATTTACATAAATAAGAAATAATAATATCAGAGGTGATAATAATGACTATTATTGAGTCGCATTTTAAAGAAATAGATAATTTAATAAAAAGTAATAAGGAGCTTGAGGATCTTTTAAAATATTTAGAGAAAAATTTTAAAGATAATAAAGAATTAATGCAATATATAAAGACTACAAAGAAATTAAATAAAAATAATGATAAATTATCTAAATACAAAGATTTATTATATCAAGATATGCTGAATGAAAACATTGATACTTTAGATGGTAAATATTGTCAAGTTGATTTAAAAAGACCTTATTATAGAACTCAATTTAAATTAAAAGAATTTTTAGAAAATGTAAAACCATCAAATCCTATATATAAGAAATATGTAGAACAAAATTTAATTAAAGGTAATATAAGATTAAAAATATTAGAGGAGGATAAATAAAATGAAAAAACAAAAGAAAATAAAAAATATAAAAAAACAAAGGATGATTTTTATACTAATTATATTAATTATGATAATAGGTTTTATAAGTGTATTATTTAATATTAATGATAATGATGAAGATGTTATATTAAAAGAATACTATGTATGTGAGAGAGAAACTTTATGGTCAATTGCTTCAAGTGTAAATGATAATAATATAGATGTTAGAGAAATTATTTATATAATTAAAAAAGATAATAATTTATCTAATTCAAGTTTGAAAGAAGGTCAAGTTATACTTTTAAGGAGTGAATATAAATAATGTTATTAGCTAATTTAAAAAATATAAGGCAAAGAAAAAGAATATCAAGAAAAAATTTTGCAGATGTGTTAAATATATCAATATCTGATTTAAAATATTTAGAAGAAGAAGCTGATGAAATTTCTACAGGATGTTTACTTTTAATTGGTTTAAATTTAAAGTGTCATTTATATAAATTATTTGATGAACAAATAAATAAATTATATGATAGTATTTTTGAAGAATATAATTTGAATAATAATAAAATTGAACAATGTAATGATTTATTTATAAATATTTTGCATAGAAGAAAAAGTGGATTAATAAACTTCAAAGATGTTATAAATATTTTTGAAGAATATAAATATTATGTATATGAAATATTTGAATCTTCATCTAATAAAAATATTAAACGAGAATCTTTATATAAAAATAATTCAGTAATAGATTTATTAAGTCAAGAATTAAATGATAGTTCTGACTTCAGTATTGATGTGTTTGAAGGTACAAATATATTAAGTGAAGATGAAATATTGAATTTAAAAAAGAATTCATCAAGTGCTGCTATAATATATAAACAATTAAGAGATGAAGGCTTAGATTTAAATGAATCTATAAATATATTAAAAGTATTTTTAGAAATAAATAATAATACATAAATTATTTGTAAAATATTATTGAATTTATAATATTTTGAAAGGAGATTTATTTATGGTTTGTGCAAAATGCAATAAAGAATTTGAAGGCGGATATAGTGTAGAAGGCTTAGATATATGTGATGAATGTGGTAGAAAATATACATTAGCTGAACTAGAATCTTTAAAAAAGAAAAATGAAGATGCTACTCAAGCATCTATGGTAGATGGAGGAAGAATAAGTGTTTTTGGATCTAAATCAGATAATGATTTAAATGATTTTTATAAAGAATTATTTGAATTAAAAGATTTTAAAGAAATTAATGAAGATGATTTTAAAGTAATATCTAATATAACGGAAGATACAGGTGGACATACTATGGTTATATTTGGTGAATTGGCAAATCATAATTATTTTCAATTTAATGAAGAATTCTTAGTTTTATATGATGATGATTGTCATAAAGCTTATTTAGAATTAGAAGATGAAGATTATGACACTTGGAAAGATGAACATATGTTAGATTATTATGATTCTGATGAATCTGAATATAAAATAGTAGCTAAACAATTAAGAAATTAATTTTTTAAACCTCTTTCATTAAAATATTAATAAGGAGGTTTTTATTATGCAAATTGATGATAGTAAATTAGATATTTCAATTCAAAAACAAAATTATAATAAAGCTGTTGTAGGAGAAGATGGAATTACACATACTATTGATACTTCAAAGCAATATACATTATATTCTCTATCTATACATAAAAATTATTTTGATATGGATAATTCTGATGATGTAATTCAGCAAATAATAAAAGATTTAAATCAATTATCAGCTTCATTAGAAACTTTATTAAATAAAGAAAAAGAAGATATACAAGAGCGTTAAACATGTTATAATATATATGAGGTGAAGTATTTTGATAACAATTGAATTTGGTGCTGCTGAAAATCAGACATTAGATAGAAATAGTTTATTTTTAAAATTTTCTGGTAATGATTTTAGAGAAAATATTGATAAAATAAAAAAATATTGGAATAGAGTTTATTTAAAAGCTACTCATGAGTGGGAAGTTCCATATAGTTGTTTTGCAGAAATTAAAGAATTATATGCTGATTGTAATATAAGATACTTAAATGATCCACCTAAAGCTCGTTTAGTTACAGATGATGACATTTTAAACGGTTTAGATTTTAATGGATATGTACCATATGATTATCAATTAGAAGGAGTGAAATATGGTTTAAATCATAAAAACTTTCTATTATTAGATGAGCAAGGATTAGGAAAAACTTTACAAATAATTATTTTAGCTAGATATAAAAAATTGCATAGAGGATTAAAACACTGTTTAATTATATGTGGAGTAAATTCTTTAAAATGGAATTGGCAAAGAGAAATTAATAAATTCTGTAAAGATGAAAAAGCAATTGTATTAGGTACTAGAAAAAATACAAAAGGTAATATTGTTAATTTAACTTTAGAAGAAACCAAACAACAAATAGAAAGTTGTCCTGAAGAATTTTTCTGGATTATTAATATAGAAAAATTGAGATTAAGTAATGAAGAAAAGAAATCAAATAGTAGTATTTCTGCTTATTTAAATTATCATATACAAAATAGCGGATTAGAAATGATAGCAATAGATGAATGTCATAAATGTAAAAATATAGATTCATCACAATCTAAAGGAATTTTAAATCTAGATTCTAAAGCAAGTAAAATTGGAATGACAGGTACTTTACTTGTAAATAATCCATATGATTTATATTGTCCAATGAGTTTTATAGGTTTAATAAATTATAATAAGTGGTTATTTGAAAGAAAATATGTTATGAAAGATGACTGGGGACAAATATTAGGATATCAGAATATGGAAGAATTACATAATATACTATATAAAAGTAGTATTAGAAGAACAAAAGATTTATTAACATTACCTGATAAAATTTATAAACAAGAATGGTTAGAATTTAGTAAAGATGAACAAAATATATTTAATCAAGTAATTGGAAATTTACCAAATAAAGATTTAGATAAAATAGAAGAACCTGAAGAAATGGTAGCTATTATAACAAGAATGAGACAAGCTACTGTTGCTTGTGAGTTATTAACATCTAAAAAAATAGTTAGTACAAAATTTAATAGATTAAATGATATTTTAGAAGAAGCTAAATTAAACAATCAAAAAGTATTAGTATTTTGTCCTTTTACAGAAGCTTTAAAATTAGGTTTAGAGTATTGCAAAGAATATAATCCAAAATTAATAATGGGTGGTATGGGAAATAAAGTTCAACAAATAGTAGATGAACATGAAAATTCAGAAGGATTTTCTGTAATCTTTGCACAAGAAGCAACCCTTGGTGTAGGTTATACTTTAATTAATACAAGCATAGTTGTATTTTTAAGTCCTCCTTGGAGTAGAGCTGCATATGATCAATGTATAGATAGATGTCATCGTATAGGACAAAGTAAAACTGTGCAAGTAATAGACTTATTAATAAAAGATAGTTATGATGAATTAATTTATAAAAAATTACATGGAAAAGGTGCTATGTCTGATGTATTAATAGATGGAGTAGAAGCTGATTCAGTAAAACAATATTTTAAAGATATGAATATTGAATTTAAAACTAGAGAGAATAAAAGAAAAACATTATTAGAATTAGATGGATAATATAAGATATCCATCTTTATTTTTTCTTTAAAAACCCGTTACATTTTTTAAATTTTATAATATAATAATCATGAAATACAAAATAGAAATATTTTATAAGAATTTAATGTAAAATATTAGTAGAATGTAAAATAGCATAAAAATAAAAAAAGAAAGGAAGATTAAATAACTATGAAAGTTAAGGATGAAAAATTATTTGGAGCTTCTGATAAAGTATACGCTGATAGTAAAGCAAAAGGATTATATAATGAAAGTCAAGATATTTTAGATACTTTAAAGCAAAGAAAAAATGCAATAATTAGAATGATAACAAAATATACTGATTTAAAAGATGATGCTAAAGTAAAAGAATATGAAGACAAATTGAGAGAAGTAGAAAGAAGAATTGATAATTATTCAAATTCAGATAAACCAATGAAAATGCAAGAAGCGGATAAAGAAGATTTTGAATCAGATATGGCTCATATTGAAGAATTTTTAAATACTAAAGATGGTTATGCTACACCTGAAGCAGAACAAATATTAAATACTTTATATGATGATTTTATTACTTTATCTTCAAAAGTACATTTAGATGAAAGTGCTGATTATCCAGAAGATGAAAAATTAACAATTGATAAATATGTTGCAACATATAAAATGCCAAATGGAACATTTTTTGAATTATATAAAGATGAAGATGGTAACATGTATGATCAAAATAAAGTTCCAATTGATGCTGAAGAATTATCTAAATATGAGAAAGTGACAGAATCTAAAAAATTAAATGAAGATGCTTGGGATGATAATTTTGTTATAAATATGTTAACTGATGAAAAAGTATATTGGAAAAGAAAATCTGATGGAAAAGAAATAGTAACATCTTTCGATATATTTAAAGAACCAACAGATCCAACAGAATGGAAATCAGAAGAAGAATTAACAAAATATGCATTAGAAGAAGGTAAAGTTATTTTATCTAATTTAAATGTAGCAGAAAAAGTATTTGAAGGTATTGACATAGATGAAGAATTAGTAGAAGAAACAAAAACAAGTGATAAATTATTTGATCAATTAAAAGAATTAGGAATGACTAAAGAACAAGCAGAATCAACAGTAAAAGCAATTGTAAATATATTTAAAAATAAATCACCTGAAATTGTAAAAGAAAGTGTAGAAGATATATTAGATAATCTTTCAAATGAAACTGTTGATAAAGTATCTGATATCATATCTAAAATTAAAAATTTAGGATGGGATGGTAATATAGATACAATAGAAGATTATTATAATAAATTATTTGTAAAAGAAGGAAAATCATTAGAAGAAAATACAAATAAATTAAAAGATATTAATTTTAAACAATGGTATATGGAAAATGTACCAGAAGATAATTTCTTATTTGATGATTTAAGAGATGATACTACTTTTCAAGATATATTAGATACATTAAAAGCTGGAAATAATGTATATGATGCAATGTTTAAAGAAGGTAAAGGCGGAGATAGTACAGTTAGAGAAAATGTATTTAGTGCTTTATCAGATATGTTAAATGTTGATTATGATGATGTATATTATTTATGGTTATATCCAGAAAGAGATAATAAATTAAAAGAAAATAAAGAAATTAAAAAAGAAGCTGATGAAGAAAATGAAGAGGATGAAGAAATAGATAATAATATATTAGATTTATTGCAAAATAGAATAGGTCAAAATTTAACAGTAGGAGAATTAAACACTATTCTACAAGGAGTATTAGGTAAATATAATGAAGTATATTTATTAACAAGTGATTTATATAATATGAATCCTGAAGAGCCTCAAGAATTAGTAGTTTTTGATGACGATGATATGTATACTATAACTTATAATATTGAAGATATGGATAATGCTATTATTCAAATAACAGATGTAGAATTAGATTAAGAGAAATGAGGTAATTAATTAATGAAGCATATTATTAATTTAAGTCCTAAACAAAAAGTACTTTTAAATGATTTAGAAAATAAAGTTAAAAATGCTAGAAATAGTAATGATTATATATTGATTAATTTTGGTAGAAAAGGTCAATTTATTAAAGTAGCATTTTGTAAAGATCAAACATATGTAGTTGGATATAATTTTTGGAATATGGAATTTGCAATGAAAACAAATATAATGTTAAAACAATATCCAAAAACTGTAAATGCAAAAATAGCTTCATATTTATTTGATTGGGTTAATAAATTAAATAGATAATAAATTAATTAAATAATTCATTGAAGGATAACATAATGTATTAAAATTACATTATGTTATTTTTCTTTTTGTAAAATATTATTAGTAATATTTAAGGAAAGGCATGGTAATAAAAATGAATGATGATAAAATTTTAAATTTATTATATGCAGCATTGGAAGATCAAGATATTTGGTTTACAACTAAAAATGATCCTACATTTGCAGAAGCACCAAGTTATTATAAATTAAATGAATATGGAGAATTAACAAAGGAAGCTAAAAAACAAATTGTAAAAGATATAAAAAGCTATATAGGTGATGGGGCTGTAGATGAAGTAGATGCTGTAGATATGTGGGTAAATGAAAATTTAGCAAACTTTAAAATAGCATTTAAAGATAATTTAGTTACAAAATTTAAACAAAAACCAGTAGTAGATCAAATAGATGCATACGAAGTTTCTATGGAAAATAAATCAAGTAATTTAAATGAAAGTGTTAAAGCTAGATTAAAAGAAGAAAATGACAAAAGTGCAAATGCAATAAGTGCTATGTTTACTAGTTCAGATTTTGATGCTGATTCAAAAGATGGTAAAATTGTAATGAAAACATCTGATTTATTTAATACTTTATCAGATAAAGGATATGATGTACAAGTAGCATTTGATAATGGGGAAAGTCAAAGTGTTATATTATTGGGAGATCAAGGAGGACAAATAAATGTAACAATTAATAATCCTGATCAACCTTTAAGAGCATTTGCAAGTGGTAATTTTGAAATAACTCAAGATACTTTAAGAACTATGGAAGATGTATTAAATTTAATTAAAAATGTTAAATAATAAAAAGGAGGATATATAATGAAAGAAAAAAATTTAAATTTACAAGAAGCAACAATAAAAGCTTTATATGATAGCTTACCAGATGACACAGAAGATGTAGAAGGAGTTGTAGATGATATTTTAGTTATTACAGATCCTGAAATAACTAGTGATGAATATGATGAAGTAATTGAAAAAGCACAAGAAATTATAGAGGATACTCCAGAAGGAAAAATACCTTTCGATGAAGAATATGTAGGAGAATATGTTCAAAGATGTCCTAGATGTGGTAATGCATTTGTAGAAAAAGATGTTTTAGAACCTGGAGCTACATGCCCTATTTGTTTAGAGCAACCTGAATCATTTATAGTTATTGGTAAAATAGAAGCTACAGAAGATGATGCTGAAGATGAGGAAACAAAAGAAGATACAGAAATACCAGATGAAGAAGTAGATGAAGTTGATTCAGAAGAAGAAACAAATGAAACAAATGAAACAGAAGAACCTGAAAAACAGGTAGCATCAAAAGAAGTACCTGAAGGAAATAAATTACAAGAAGGTAAATTGGAAGAAGAAAATAAACAGTATTCAACTACTTATATAAATAATACTATCGAAGATATAGAAAATCTTATAAATGAATGGAATGAGAATTTAGCTAAAGCTAAAGAACAATTTGATAACGAGACAGATGAAAAAGAAAAAGAAGATTTACAACAATATATGGATATGGTAGCTAAACAACTTAGTGATTTAGAAAAAGATTTATCTAAATGGAAAAATATCAATAAATCAAATAAAAATGAAAGTATAAATTCAGATAGATTTCCAAATGATGAAGATTTACAAAAATATTTTCAAGGGTTAGATAAACTACCTGAAACATTAGAATTAGATGGTATTACTTATAATATGGAACAATATGGTGGAAGTGGAGATAATTCATATGTAATATATACAGATGCTAATAACAGTGATAGTTATATTAAAGTATTCTATACAATGAATAAAATTGATGATAATCATTATCAAGGTGTAAAAGAAATAACAGGTGTGTCTGATTTAAGAGAAAATAAATCATTAACAGAATCTGAAGAAGAAACATCATTTCAAGAAATAGTAGATATGATGATGGATGCAGAAGATTATAGTGATTTATATGCAGCATCTGAATTAATAATAGATGAAGATTTAAAAGATCAAGTAACAACAATGATTACTGAATGTGAAGAAGATGAAGATGATGTAGATACAGCTGCATCATTAGTAACAACAGATTTATTAGATAATCTTGTAATGGATGGAAAATTGAATGAAAGTAAAAAAGTGGAAGAAGCTTTAGATATGGATGTACTTGTAACTGATAAAGTATTTCAAGATTTAAAAGAAATGGAAGATTATATAGAAGCTAATAACTTTGATGTTTTAGATATAGATCAAAAAAATGAGCAAGTAATTGTAACAGATGTTACTTTATCTGATGGAATGCAAGAAGTTTATCAATACGAAGAACAACCAGATTCTACATTTAAAATTATAAGAAAAGTAAGAGAAGAAAAAATGTAGATAATTGATATATTATCTAGACTTTAAACTAATAAGTAGATGTTATAATAAATATAGATAATATCTACTTATTTTTTATTATATGGAGGAAATTAATATGAATTTTTTAGAATACATTTTTAATGTTTTAGCAATATTGTCTATAATTGATATTATAATATGCTATTATCAAATATATAAAAGTCGTATTTTAATCAAACTTTTTGGTATTTCTACGGAAACAAAAATAAAAATGTATATAGAAAAATTACTTATAATAATATGGATATTTTATATAATTTATAAACTTATATTTTAAAGGAGAAAATGTATGAACAATATTAATGATTTATATATAGATGTACATAAAAAGCTTTTAGATGATATGCATGATTTATATATTAAGAAAAATGCTGATTATGGTAATTCAGTTCATGATACTTATGAAAAGTATGGTTTGGTTTCTTTTTTAGTAAGAATGGAAGATAAATTAAATAGAGTTAGAAATTTAAATAAAGATAATGTTAAAATTTCAGATGCAAAAGTACAAGATGAAAAAATAGAAGATACTTTAATGGATTTAGCTAATTACGCAATATTGGCAATAATGGAATTAAAAAGAGAAAAATCTTTTTTTAAAACAGAAAATGTTAAGTATAATACTTATCAAGAAGAAATAAATAATCAAGATATTATTGATAGTGTAAAATACTTCATGGATAAGGAGAATAAATAAATGATAGTTGAAATGAACGGAAAAGAATTATCTCAAAAAATAATAGAGCAAACAAAAAAAGATATTAATGATTTATGTATAAAATATAATATAATAAGACAGCCATCAATATTAGTAATATCTGTAGGTTATGATGATGCTTCAAATATTTATATTAGAAATAAAGAAAAACAATGTCGTAATTGTGGTATAATTTTTTATCATCAATCTTTTAATGAAAAAGTATCTAGAGCTGAAATGATAAGATATATACAACTTGCTAATACAAGTAAAACATTTGATGCAATTTTAATTCAACAACCTTTATCTGAACATTTAAGAGGAATTGAACAATATATTGATCCTAATAAAGATGTTGATGGTTTTACTAAATATAATTTAGGTGCTTTATTATATAATAAAGAATATAATGATAATAGTCTTGTAGCTTGTACTCCTTTGGGAATTTTAGAATTATTAAATGAATATAATATTAAATTACAAGGTAAACATATTGTTATTGTAGGTAGAAGTGCTATAGTTGGCAAACTATTAATTGGTTTATTATTACAAAAAAATGCTACTGTTACAAGTTGTAATTCATATACAGAACATTTAAAAGATATAACCAAAACAGCTGATATATTAATTTCTGCAATTGGTAAAGCTGAAATAATTAATAAAGATTATATTGGAGAAAACTGTAAAGTTATTATAGATGTGGGTATGAATAGAAATAAAGAAGGAAAACTTTGTGGAGATGTTAATTATGGAGATATAAAACAAAGTCATTTTAATACTTATTATTCAACATATATAACACCAGTTCCAGGAGGAGTTGGACCTATGACAGTAGCAATGTTAATAAGAAATATATATAAAATTTTTAGATATAATATAGAAAAGGGGTTATATAAATATGAGTAGTGTACCTGGAAAATATATAAAAGATGAAAATGGAAACATATTTAGTCCTATTGTAAGTTCTGATAGTATAATTGCAAGGGGGGGGGAAATTTAACTCCTAGTGCTATAACTTTAGTTTTAGGTTCTGATTATGATATAACAACAAGTAGTTCTTGGGAAGAAAAACGAGTATCTTTAAATGTAGTTGAAACAAATATAGGTTCTTGTTTTTCGCTTAATAATAATTCAGTATTAGTTGGAGATAATGTTAATGCAGTTAGAATATCAGGAAATTTAGATATGTGGCAAGGACCTGATATTATTGCTGAATGTATTTTAAAATTAAATGTTTATCATAATAATGCTATGACTAAAACTAAAGAAATAAATAGTAGTAAAAATGGTTCATTAGTTGCATTATCATTAACACCTTTTATAGCTCAAGTTCAAAAAGGAGATAAAATAGAGATGATCGCAACTATTGGAACTGCTGGTACTATTAAACTTATGGGTAGAAATAAAAATACATATTTAACTGTAGAAAAAATATATTAATAAATAATTTATTTTGGAGGATAAGAGTTTATGTCAAATGTTAATGCAAAATATTTAGAAGATGAAAATGGTCAAAAATTTAGTCCTATTGTTAGTCCAGAGGCCGTTATATTTGAAGATGGAAGTAATTTAACTAAATATGTGGGAATGGATGTTTTATGGCAAGGAGATTCTCATACAAATGATAATACAGGAGCTTGGCAATATCGAGCTTTAAGTAATAGTTGGGAAGATTATAGATTAATTTTAGTTTATATAGGAAATAATGTAGGAGAATGTGTTCCAGTTATTTTAATACCTAGAACAATAAAAGCATTTACTTGTACATGGAGATGTCAAGCTTTAGAGGGGAATTATTATAATGGTGGTTTAATTTCATTAAATAATAATAATAAAAAACAAATTGATTGGAATTGTAGATATAGTGTAGGATGGACTGGAGCATCATTACTTGGTGTATATGGCATAAAATAAAATATATAATTAGGTGATTAATATGGATAAAAATGAAGTGAGAAGATTAGAAAAAGCCGCTAGAGATAAAAATAAAGAAAAATTATTTGAATGGGGTAATCAATTTGAAGATCAATTAAGAACTGAATTAGAAAAAGAATATGAAGCAAAATATAAAGAAGATTTACAAAATGCAATAGATATATTTTCTATTGCAATTGCTTATACTCTTCATTTTAGTGAATCAATAAGAATGGGAGCTAAAAGGTTACCTGAATTTATGGAAGATTTATATGTAACTGTAGATATGTTTAGAACAGGGGAATATAATCCTGATGATTATTCAGAAGAACTAAAAAAATGTGGTATATATTTAGAACATACAAAATATGGTAGTGATAATCATAATTTGTTAAAAAATAAATATGATGAAGTAAAAGAGAAAATGAAAAATAAATAGGCTTAATTCGCACATAAATCAATTTTAAAGCGATTTGATATATTAAGTAATATAATTTAATAGGGAGTTATATAAAATGGATAAAAAAGATATTTTTAAACATCTAAAAGCTCATTATAATTATGTAGTAGATAAAAAATATAACATTTTATTTGTAGCTTTACAAGGAAGTCAAAATTATAATTTAGATGACGAAGAATCAGATGTAGATAGTATAGCTGCTGTTTTACCTAGTTATGATGATTTAATGTTAGGTAATGTTATAAAATCTACTACTTTAATTTTGCCTAATAATGAGCATATTGATATTATTGATATAAGAAATTTAATTGAACAATGGAAAAAACAAAATACACATTTTTTACAAATATTATTTACTGATTATAAAATTATAAATAGAGAATATAGAGAATATATAAATGCATTTTTTGAAATGAATGAAGATATAGCTAATATAAATAGGTATAGATTATATAAAAATATTTTTGGTATTGTGGAATCTTGTTATAATTCAGCATTTGAAATAATAGAAGATACAGATACATATGCTTACTATGATAGAACTTTATATAAATATAAAGGTAAACCATTATCTCATTTAATAAGATTATCTATTTTGTGGGATAATTTATATTTAAAAAATTATTCATATGCAAAAGCTATAAAACAATTTTCTAATTCTACAAAACAACTTATTTTAAATATTAAAAGAGAAAAAATACCTTGTATGAAAGCTTTTAATTATGGTAGAGAATATGCAAATAATATAACAAAGAGTAGTTGTGCAATTAAAGAAAATTATAATCATAGTAATATACAAACTATTAATAATATGTATTTAATTTTAAAAACAATAATAAACGAATTTATAAAGAATACTTTGAATATTAAATCTAAAAAATTAGATATATCTAAATATGATAATATATTTGTAACAGCAGATACTCATTTTGGACATGCAAATATTTTAAAATATGAAAATAGAAGTTCTTATTTAAATGTTAATAATATAGAAGAACATGATCAAAAATTAATTAATAATTGGAATGAACTTGTTACTGATAAAGATTTAGTAATAATTTTAGGTGATTTTAGTTTTTATAAAGGCATACAAACAATGAATATTTTAGATCAGTTAAAGGGTGATAAATTATTAATTGAAGGAAATCATGATTGTATATATTTAGAAAATAAGATATTTGATAAAACAAAATTTGTAGGTATATATGATTATTTAGAAATTAAATATAAAAATCAAAATATTTGTTTAATGCATTATCCTATAGCTCATTTCAAACATATGGATAAAGAAGTAAATCCTTATGTAATGATACATGGTCATATTCATGGTAATGCATATCAAGTACCGCCTCGTACATTTAATGCTGGAGTAGATATTAATGATTATAAACCTGTAAAATTAGATGATGCTATTAAATATGCTTTAAAGAATCAAAACGGAATTACAAATAAACCCGTTACATTTTTATAAAAATGTTATATAATATTAGGGAGGTTTAAAATGTCTACACAACATATAATTGAAGTATTAGGTAGTATATTGTTTTTCTTTGACTATACTTATTTATGTGGTATAGCTTTTACTTATTTATTATTTAATTTAAAAATTATGCATATATACAAAAAAGATAAAAATAAGGAGGAGCAAAACGAAATAAAAGATCCTCTTATTCAAGGATTTGTTTGTTTCGGATTTCCTGTTTTATGGTATCAATGTTATAAAAATTATAAAAAAGGAGAATAATAATAATGGATTCATATTTAGATAAAATAGTTCAATGTCCTAAATGTCATAAAGATGTAAGAGATGGAGATAGAATATGGTTAGATGGAGAATGTTTATGTCCTGATTGTTATAAACATAAAAGACAATCATATGATGATATGTATAAAAAAGGTTATAATGATGCTAAAAATAAATATAAAAAATATAAGGAGGAATAAAAATGTTTGTTAAAAAGATAAAAAAATCTTTTGAAACAGGAACAACTTATGTAGTAGATTTTTGTAAAGATTGTGGATCTCAAGATATTAAAGTAGAATATTCTTGTAATAAATGTCATTCTCATAATATAGGGCATCCAACATATCCTATATCTCAAGAAGATGATCCTAGAATGTTAAAAAAAGAAACTGTAGAAAAGGATGTATATGTTTATAAATGTGATATTTGTGGTAAAGAATTTGAATTTGCAGGAGAAAATCATCCAAATACTATACATTATGATTGTGATGGATTTGATATAGGTTATTATGAAGATGCTGAAAAAAATTATACATTGCCTAATATGGATATTTGCAAAGACTGTATACAAAATGTTGTAAATAAATTAAACTATCAAGTGAATAAAATTTTAGATAAAGATTTTGTAAATGAACAATTACAATCATATAAACATGAAATTAAAAAAGATATTATAATTTTAGATATTGTAGGATGGGATGTTTCATATTTACCTACTTTTAATGAAGATGATTTAATATATGTTATTTCATATTATACTGATCATAAAGAAAGATATGATTTTTTATATTCACAAAATAAATGGCAATTTATTAGAAAAAGTAAAAAAGATATTGTAATAACTGAAAAACATTTAAGTAATTATGATAGTGAAGAATTGGGAGATAGTTTTTTTGATAATAAAACAAATTTAATATTTAATGACATTCCTAATATATTAAAAGATAGTAATATTTATTTTAGATTTAAATGTAAACCAACTAAATATAATAGTAATAAAAAAATTACTATAAATGTACAAGATTTTAAAGTCTTAACAACAGCAGCTCCAACTCAATTTCTTTTTACAGATGATAAAGGTATTACTTATTATTTTAGATTAAGATGGGGTAGTTATAGATTATGTAAAAATTATGATACTTCTCAAGAAGATACTGTTTGTGCTGGTCAATATGGAGATAATTATGAAGGTTACATTTCAAAAGAAGATTTTAAAAAATTAATGAGAAAAAATGGTTATATTTTAAAAAATTTATAGGGAGATATTATATGAAGGATATTAATGAAATATTAAAAGATAAAAGAATAGATCAAGTATTAAGAAAAGTTAATGATGATAAAGCAATACAATTAAAATTAATGTTAAATACGCAATACAATAAACAAGCCTGTGTTAAATTTACAAAAGCTTTAGGATGGGAACATTTATCTGTATCATTTGATGATATGCTACCTAATTGGAATTATATGCAAGAAATGAAAGAAATGTTTTGGAAAGATGATGAAGAGTGTTTTCAATTACATCCCAAAAAGGAAAATTATATAAATAATCACGAATATTGTTTACATATATGGAGACCTTTAGAACAACAAATACCAATACCACCAACAATATTAGTAGGTTTTAGACCTGGTAAAGAAAAAGAGGATAAACAACAATTTTTAAAAATACAAAGTTTATTAGGTAGTCCTATTACAGAACAACAAGCAGATGCCTTTATTTTAATGAGTCAAGTGGGTAGTCAATTTCGACAAGGTAAACCAATACAAGATATATTAAAAGGATTGGATATAATTAAATGATACATCATGGATTTAAAAGAGGTAAAAGAGTATTTGTTAAATTAAAAGATGGTACAGAAATAGTTGATAAGTTTGTAGATTCTACAAGTCAAACTTTAATATTAGAAAATTATAAAATAAAATGGTCAAATATAAGATGTACAACTATAAATAAAAGTAGATAAAAGTTTATAAAAACCCGTTACATTTTTTGAATTATATAGTATAATATATATAAGGATATTTGACTTTAAAAAGAAAGGATGTGGAAGTGGAATGAGCAAAAAAACTTGGTCTCGAGGAAGAAAAAAATCTAGTCCTGAGCATCTTAAAGAAATGCAGGAATGGCAAAATACAAGAGTTAAAATCATTAATTTAGTAGCTAGAAAGCCTGAAATTGAAAAGAAGTGTTGTATTTGTGGTAAACCTGGAAAAATTCTTCATAATAAAAAAGATCCTTATTACATTACATTTTTATGTGATGAATGTAGAAAAGATTCACAAAATAGAATAATAGCTGAAGAAAGTAGATTTGATTTAAGAACTAAATTAAATATAAGTAATGCATATACATCTAATTTTAGTGATGAAGAAGTCACAAGAATAATTGTTGGTTATATGAATGATACATTAACAATTGGTGAATATTGTGAAAAGATGAATATTACTAGACATAAATTTGAACAACTTATAAATCGATATAAAGAATTATATCCAAAACAAAATATCAAGAGATTAGTTAAATATCATGCTAATAAAATTCAAAAAGAAACTATGAGAAGAGCAGCAGAAAAAAGAAAGATAAATAAGGATATTTAATTGATATAAAATCTGATTATAATAAACTAGAGTAAAATATTATTGTAAATAGTTTTTATTAGAAAAGAGGATATTAAATGGATAATTTAATGCAAACATTAGCTGAATATTTAAAAGAATCACAAAATAATAGTAGATTAAATAAAGATAATTTTTTATCTAAATTAGATTCTAGAATTATAAATGATTATGCTTTTAATGAAGATTTATATGAATATAATGGAGATATTGAATTAACAAATAAAACAAATCCCAATTTATCTATTTTTGTATATAAAGATGATGAAACTGATGAAATAAATGCTTCTGTACCTGAAAATAGATGGTCTTTTAAAACAGAAGATGAAGCTATTGATTTTATTAATAAAAAGATGAAAGATTTTTATGAAGAACAAGATGAATTAATGAATTATTTAAATAAAAATATGTAAATATTTAAAAATCTATAAATATTTCCTCTAGAATACCTTGATAGATTAGAGGAATAATAGAAAAATTACATATATCTAAATTAAGTAAAATATTAATGAGAAATAATAAACTCATTAATATTTTTTTTATTTTAAGGAGATAGAAATATGGCAATAACAACTCCAGTAATTAATAGAATAATTAGAATGACTGAATTTGACTTATTAAGAACTGCTGTAAAACAAGGTAATATGTATATGTGTTTAGATAGTCAAAAACTATATTTTGATGAATCTGATTCTAAACGTACCTTGTATTTTTATACAGGAGTTAAAACTGTAAATGATTTATTATATAATATCACGCCTTCAATGAATACAACTTATTATTGTTGGGAAGATAATTCATTATGGTTATGGATGAATAAATGGATTACATTATGGTCTGACAGTACATATCCTAGTGCTTATGTATATGATAGTAGCAATAATATAGATCCTGTTTATAGATATGATCAACCACTACTTGCTGCTGATGATAATGGTTTACTTAAAGATGGATCTGTTGTAATAAGAGATAGACAAAGAATAATAAAAGGAAAATTGTATATAGATGATGGTAATGATAATTTAATTATAAGTTCTTTTTTAGGTGGAGGTATGAGATTATTACCTAACGGTAAAATATCAACTCAAGGGGAATTGTATATATGTGATGATACAGCTCAAACAGATGAAGATTCTATTCCTTATCAAAATGTATCTTTAATAACATTAAGTGATTCTGAAAGTACAGTTACACCTGATAGTGATGAATTAAGAACAATTCAAATTGCATTTAATGATAATAATTGCAAAGCTCCTCAAACAGTAGAGGTTGCAGCTGAAGAATATACATTATCAAATAAGCCTGATGAATCTCAAACAAGCTATATTGTAGTATATAAAAATAATAGTGATGAAAGTAAATATTTTACATTAATTAATAATATTCATACTATTCCTACTGATGGAAAACCTACATATTCATATATAAGATCTGAATTTCATACAATGGCAAATGATATGTATATAGATTATAGTCAAAGTCCTGAAACTGATTATAACTTATATCAAAAACCATCTCATAAATATAAAGTGTATCATGAAGGTAACTTAGATGCATCTGCTTTACATGTTTTAACACCTATTGAAATTTATAATAAGTTAAAAGATGAATCAATACCTAATCCAATGGAATTTAATGTTCAATTTTTACAAGGAAAAGTTCCTGATGATTTTGCAAATAAAATTCATACTCATACAACATCAGATATAACAGATTTTAATGATAAATCTCAAGAACAAGCAACTATTATAGTAAAACAAATGATGAATAACATAAATGGTGAAGGTATTACAATTACTTTTGATGATATTAAAGAACAATATAAATTCAGTGCAAATGAATTTAATTTAAGCTTTAATGGAGGAGCTACAGGAACTGGTAAAATATCTCATCTAACTGATACTTCTATAACATTAACAGTTAATCCTGATAGACATGTTCATCAAAACTATATAGATAGAATGGATAGTTTACAAGATCAAATAGCTAAATTAGATGTATTCGATCCGGATGAATATTACAATAGAACAGAAGTAGATAATAAAATAAGAGATATTTCACCTACAACAACTCCAACTCCAGGAAAAGCATTAGCTGTAAATGATGATGGAATATTACCTGCACCTTCATTATCAGCTGGAAAATTAACTGAAGTTAGAACAATAGATTTTATAGGAGATATTACAGGATCTGTAACAACTGATTTTAGTACCACTCCTATTGATGTTTCATTAAGTGCTGATAATATTGTTTCAAGTATAGCAACGCCTGGAAAAGCTTTAAAATTAGATAATGATGGAAATTTACCTACAAATGCTTTAAGCGCTAGTGCTTTAAATCATACAATTGCAATATCTTTAACTGGAGGAATAACTGCTTCAGGAACATTAGATACAACAACACAATCATTATCAATGAATACAACTTTAAATATTCCAGATGATGTATTAAGAGAAGATGATATAGGAATATTAATTCCTTCGCTAGATGAAAATGGAAAAATACCAGAAGCTCAAATTCCTGAAATGCCTGCTAGTTTAATGCCTAAAGGTTTATGGAATGCTACAACAGGTGCACCTACTACAGAACCAGAAGAAGGATATTTATATCAAGTTAGTACAGCTGGAACTTTTGAAGGAGATAATTATAAAATAGGTGATTGGTGTGTATTTATGAATTCTGAATGGAATCACATAAATACAAATGATAATGTTTTAAGTGTAAATGGAAAAACTGGTATAGTTAATTTAATAGCAACTGATGTTGATGCGATTGGATTAAATTATATAGATTATAATTTAGGAGAAACAATACCTCAAAATAAAGTAGTATTAACATCTCAAGAAGGTATTATAGAAGGAGCTTCAGTAAGTAATTTAACAAGTCCATTTAGTTTAGTTTCTGATAGTACAGGAGACATTATATTTGATTCTACAAGTAATAATACTCAAACTAATGGATTACAAAATCTAGATGTAAAAATGACTATAACAGAAAATGGATATACAAATATATTAGAGAATGCAAGTTATACAATTTATAATGATGGTGTTAAATATGATCATAGACCTAAATTAGATTTTACAGGAGGATTAACAGTAAGTAATACTGGAACAGATACAATAACTATTGGAACAGAAGGAATGAATATAGAATTTGCTGTTTTATATTACAATTATAACGATAGTTTAGATGATTTAAAAAGTAAGTTAGATGAACTATATGATTCAAGAGCAGAAAAACCTATTTTAATAATAGCTACATTACAATATACTCAAGGTGGTACTCAAAAAGAAGGTATATTCTATTTTGTAGTAGACAAATCTTTAAATAATAGAGCTCAAAATACAACTGTTGCAAGTACAAGTACTAATAATTATATATATGATAATTTAAATACTTCAGGTGTAAATAATGTAACAAATAATTTCTTTATATTAAATATAGTATTTGCAAATACATCAGATGTCCTTATTGATAGTATACAAATTAGTAGTTCTACAGATACATTTGTGCCTCCATATTTAACTACACAAGTTCAATCAAATACTACAGCATTTATGCCTACAATGAATGCTCAACCAACATCTAAACAATATGTAGATAATTGTTTTAATAATAGATCATATGTTACAACTATAGGAAATGGAACAGCAACAGATTATACAATTAATCATAATTTAAATAGTAATAATGTTATAGTTCAATGTAGAATGACAGATACTAAGGAAGAATGTTTTATTAATAATACTATTGTTGATGCTAATACAATTAAATTAAGTAGTACATCAGCTATATCAACAAATGGAGTAACAGTATATATTTGGGCTATATAATCAAATGAAAGGAGAAATATAAGTGGCATCAATTAATTCTACTTGGCATGGAAGTCATCCAGCCATGAGAGCTAGAGGCTCTTTTGATTATTCAATATCAGGTACTACTATAAATGTTTGGGGAAATGTAACAAATAACAGAGTATATTCAGATGGTAGTTATGATTATAATGTAACTGGATATATTGTTATTGGAGGAGTAAGAACTGGAGATTTTACAGTAACTCATGGTTCATATTATGGAAGTACTGATTTTTCAGGCTCTGTTAATACTGGAGCAGGAAATAAAACAATTCAAATACATTTAGTTTGTGGTCAATCAGGTGGTTGTGATTGGGGATATGCTGATGTTATAGTAGGAGAACTTAGAGTTTATGTACCAGATCCTTATACTCCTTCTTCTATATGGTTAAATCCAAATGATTATACAAAGATTGGTAGAGTAGATGTAAGTTCTTGGAGTTTTCATTATAGTTATAATGCTGGATCTAATAGTAGTGTACCTATTACATTAGCTATTCATGATTATAATGCTACATCTTGGGGAGTTAGATGGGAACCTAAATTAAGAAATGTTAGTGGTTCTAGTGATGGTGTATGGGATAGTGTTACATTAAGATCTGCTCAAGGATTTACAAATGCTAATAGATATAGAGTGACTTTAGTATCTAAAGGAGGAGAAGCATTATCACCTAATTCTTGGAATCCTCAAGATGGTTATCCAATATATACTTATCAAAAACCTGTAATTGGTACTAATGTAACTATAAATTTACCTAGACAAAATGCTAATACAGCTAATTCATTTACAATAGCAAATATTAATAATAGAATATGGACAGCTTATGAATCAGAATTTCAAACTAGATATAGATTAAAAAGAGGTTCAGATACAGCATATACTGATTGGGGTAATGCTGGTAATGTAACAACATGGACACAAACAGCAGCTCAAATTAGATCATTAGTTCCAAAAAAATATGATAATCAAAATGTAGTTATTGAAATGAAAAGATATAGTCCTAGTGCTGATTGGTGGTCAGATGAAACTGCTACAGGTAATTTTGTGGTTTTATATAGACCTCAAATAGGAGTTACTGGTAATAACGTTATATATAGAAGAAATAGTAATGCTGGATCTAGTGTATCAAAAGGTCAAATTGTAATTAATGATAGTAACTTATCAGGTATCAATGTTGCTTGGGCTTATGATGATTTAAGTATAGAAGCTGGTTATACACAAGGATATAGGATTCGTTTATATGATGCTAAAGGTAATATTGTAAAAACATATTATACTCAAAATCAAGATTATACTATACCAAAAGCAGATATTCCTAGAATACAATTAACTAAATTAGATATAACACCATATTTTGCAAATGATAGTACAGATCCTAGTCAATATTGGTATTATAATAAAGGTACTATAGAAATATTTGATTTTATTATATTATCTTCTGATTTAGCTAAACCTGTTATTGATTATCCAGTGCAAAATGCTGATTGGTTAAATCCTAATTTTAGATTATGTTTTACATTGCCTGTAGATGCAGATAAAGGTTATGAAGATGAAAATTATAGATATGAAAATATAGAAGTGCAAATAAATGGATCTTTAACTATTTGTTTAACTCAAAGCGAAGGAAGTACTCAAGGGGCTATAATTGCACCTGAATGCTTTAGTGCTTTAGTTGAAAATTTAACTTATTTAAGAAAAATAGTTATTAATCCAAGTGCATGTTCAAGTTTTCCTACTAATATAAATTTATACTCAATAAGAATAAGAGTAAAGAAAAAATATGGAGCAAATTCTGTTAGTTCAATGTGGACTGTTTGGTCTGATGTAAAAAATATAACAGTAACAAGAGCTACTTTTAATCCTAATGTAGGAGATATAATATTAGCATCTCATTATAATAATGCAAAAGCCTTAATTAATAGAGTAAGAACTAGTTATAATATAAATTGGGTAAATATACCTCAAAATGTTAGTAGTAAAATTGATATTATTTATGCAGATCAATACCCTTATACTAATTTAATTGAAAAAATAACAGCTGTAAAAAATTTAGTTAATAATTATGGTCCTTTTGATGAAGGACAAGAACAAGTTAAATTTGATTATCAAAATGCAATTGAAAATAATTTTACTCCAACAAATGAAATTATAACAGCTTTAAGTAATGAAGATGATAGTCCAAACGGGAGAAATTATATAAAAATAATATATGATAGATGTAATAGATTATTGTAAAATATTAATAGAGATTTTTATGAAAGGAGATTATATATATGATTAAAGATTATAGTCAATTACCAGCAAATAAAAGAATTGTAAATGACAAAGACGAAGATATAACTATAAGTTTACGAGATAAATGTATAATGGTACCTGTAACAATTAAAGTTAATGAAAGTTTAAGTGTTAAAGCTACTACTTCTGAAGATTTAGCTTTAATTAATAAACAATGTGAAGAATTTGAATTACCTTTAGAAGATGAAGGACCAGATATTACAGATATTGTTGTAACAATAACACCAAACATAAGAGAAGGAGAAGATAATAGTAAAGCTAATGCTACTATCGCTACTTTAAGTTTAAAAGGAGGAACTGAACCAGTTGAATATAGTTTATCTGGTACAGATGCTGATAAATTTATTTTAGAGGATAATATTGTTAAAGCTAAAAATGATTTAGTAGAAGGTACATATTCAATTACTTTATCAGCTTTAGATTCAACAAAAGAAACATATTCGGAAACTGATGAAATAAATGTATTAGCTGCTTATCCTTTAATTACAGATGCAACTATTTCTTTTGAATCTGATATAAGAGAAGGAGAAAGTAATGCAGCTGTTGGATCTGTTGTAGGAACAATACAAGTTGTTGGAGGAACAAAACCATTCACAATACAATTAAGTGGTACTAATTCAAATAAATTAGAAGTTGTAAATAATGAAATAAAAGCTAAACAAGCCTTAACCGAAGGTCAATATGATATCGAATTTAATATAACAGATACAAATAATAAAACATTTTCTAAATCAGGTTCACTTGTTGTTTTAGAAGTTTATCCTTTAATAACAAATGTTGAAGTGAATTTAACTCAAAATTTAAGAGAAGGAGAATCTAATGTAGCTGCTAACGCTCAAATAGGAACTATTGAAACAACTGGTGGAACTTCTCCAATATCATATACTATAGAAGGTACTAATGCATCTAGTTTTGTAATAGATGAAAGTAATTTAAAAGTAGGAGATACAGCTTTATTACAAGGTACTTATAATATTATAATAAAAGCAACAGATACACATAATAAGACATTTTCTAAAGATGTGCAAATAAGTGTTGCAGAAGCTTTTCCTGAAATTACAAGTATAAAAATTTCAAAAACTTCTAATTTAAGAGAAGGAGAAAATAATGTAAATAGTGGAGCTGTTGTAGCTACATTACAAACAGTAGGTGGAACAGAACCATTTGTTTATACTTTAAGTGGTACAGATGAATCAAGTTTTATTATTGATAATGCTTCAGTTAAAGTTGGATCTGCTCCTTTAACCGAAAAAACATATAGTATAACAATTGCAGTTGAAGATGCTAATGGTAAAACTTTTAGTGCTCCTACTACAATTGAAGTTCAAGCTGCTTATCCTGAAATAACAAATGTAACTTTAAGTAAAACACCTGATTTAAGAGAAGGAGAAAGTAATGTTAATACTGGAGCAACTGTGGCTACATTAACTTCTGTAGGTGGAACTCAACCATTTACATATACTATAAGTGGAACAGATGCATCAAGTTTTGTTATTGCTGAAAATAAATTAAATGTAGGATCTAATCCACTTACAGCTAAAACATATAGTATTGAAATTACATCAACAGATAAAAATAATAAAACAAAGACTGTTTCTGATACTATAGTTGTACAAGCTGCTTACCCAGAAATCACTAGTTTCACAGTATCTCCAACTGGTGGTTTAGAAGAAGGAAATGCTAATGTACAAGCAGATGCTGTTGTAGCAACAATGTCAGTAGAAGGTGGTTCAGCTCCTATCACATATAGTTTAAGAGAAGATGCTTCTAATGGGGTTGATAATGCTAGTTTTAAAATTGATGGTGCTAATTTAAAGGTTAATACTACACCTTTAACTGCAAAAGAATATAAAGTTTCTTTAACTGCTACTGATACACACGGTAAAATAAAAGACCAAACTGCAACTATTTCTGTGGCTGCTCCTAATATTACTTCATTAAATGCTCAATTAACTTCAGGACTTGAAGAAGGTAATGAAAATGTTGCGGCAAATGCTAAAATAGCTGATTTGTCTACAACAGGAGGAATAGCTCCATATACTTATAGTTTAAATACAGATGAAGTAAATGGTGTAGATAATGCTAACTTTAAAGTTGAAGGAACTCAATTAAAAGTTAATACAACACCTTTAGTAAAGAAAGATTATAAAGTTTCATTAAAAGTTACTGATAAAAATAATAAAACAGCAACTAAAAATATAACAGTTTCAGTAGGTACACCTGCTATATCAGCTTTAAATATAACACCTGTTGAATCTTTACAAGCACCTTTAGCTGAAAATACAGTTGTAGCTAATTTATCAAGTGTAGGTGGAATTGCTCCTTATACATATTCATTAAAAGCTGATACACAAGATAATGCTGAATTTACTATAGAGGGAACAACAGTTAAAAACATAGCTAGTATAGATACTGCTGGTACGAAAAATATAACTGTAGTTGTAACTGATAAAAATTCAAGTACAAAAGAACAAACTGCACAAATAGAAATTTCAGCAGCTGGTGAATAGAATAATAAATAAATTAGGAAATATAAAGAGTATATAAATTAAATATATACTCTTTTATTTTTATGTAAAATATTAATGAGATTAAAATATAATTTAAGGAGGCACTTACATGGATGAAAATCAAATAGTTGTAAGATATCCAGGACAAGATATAACATGTTATCCTGGATCAAATCAAGAGGATGATGGAAAATTAAATTTAGAATATAATATGGCTAGAATAGTTACTAGATTATCATCTAAAAATTTCTGTATAGTAAAACCTTCTTTTGAAATTACAAAAGTTAATGATGAAGGTACTAGTGCTTTAAAATTACAAATTGGTACTGGTCAATGTAGTATTAATGGTATGGATTTAATAATGACAAATACTTTAAGAATTGACCCTCCTATAAATCAAGGTACTTATCATTTAGCTTTTAAACTAGCTAGAGATAGTTCAAGTAATGTTTTAGGTGATTTAAAAGTAGGTGTTACAACTACATTTGAAGGTGTATATTTATCTTATTTTAATGAAAAACCAGATCCACAAACAGATATGGATATGTTATATCTAGGTCAAATAACTTGGGATGGACAAGATTTTACTGAAATTGTAGAAGATGAAGATAAATACGGTAGAATATGGGCAGAAGATGTATTAGGAAAATTTGAAGATCCAAAACATCCAGATGTTACAAGATTAACATTACAAGAATTAATTTATAATTTACCTGATTGGTATTTTAGTAAAGAAGGAGATACTGTATATGGTCCAATTATAATTGCTGATAATAGAGAAAACAATAATCCTGGTATTATTATGAACACTGATGAAAATGGTTCTCATATAACAATAAAAGATCCTCAAGCTGATAATGATAAATTACAATTTTATGGTGATGTTAATAGAGATGGTGTAATTAATCAAGCAGATTTAGATTTAATTAATGAATTTATTAATAAAACTAAAGATCCTAATGCTTTGCAAACAATTCTTGCAGATGTAAACCATGATGGAGTTATTGATGAAAAAGATGTTGAATATATAACAAACTTTATTAATAAAGAAGGTAATGGTGGAGATACTGGAAATATTTATTATATAGATGGTACAGATCATGGATTAGAATTTGATAGTACTGAAAATCAAACTAATGTTAATTTAGGAGATGCAAGTATCTATATTAATAAAACTGATAATTATGCTTTACATATTACAAATCCTGAAGATATTGTAATTCAAAGTGAATCAGATACTATTATAAAAGGTAATGAATCTGTTCAAATAGGTACTAATAATGATAGACCTAAATTAACGTTAAGTGATGATAAAGCTTCTTTTACAGATACAGCTGTTGCTCCTGATTTGAAATTTGATATTGATTTTGTAGATGCTGATACTATTCAACAAACTTTAGGAAAAGCAATTTGGCAATATAGTAATGCAACGCAAAATGTAAGTTTATTACAAAATAATGTTAATTATTTAGATATAGTACCAAACGGAATATATAGACAAAATCTAAGAGTTATAAATACTTTATATTTAGGTAGTGATGATTCTTTACCACAAACTTATTTATCAAGAACTGAATGGTGGTTAAGAGAAAATACTACAACAAATGGCAATACTATAAACTTTAGACCAGATAATATTATTTTAACAAATCCAACATTATCTGCTACTGATAATTCATATATTTCATTAAGAAATTCTGGAGATACTATACATACAAAAATATTTGATGATGCTAAAATAGAATTTTTAAATCCAACAAGACCTGCTTCTATAGTTTGGAAAGATGGAAATGCTTCTTTTGATATTACATTATCTAAGATTATAGGTCAAAAGAAATTAAATTTAGATGGAGATTTTAATTTAGTAAATTTAGTAGCTTCAGGAACAGTAACAGGAAATGGTTTAGTTACATCAAATGGAGTAATAACATTTAAGAGAGGTACTAATGATGCTACTATAACAAAAGATAATAATGCTAATTCATTAAGAACAAGCGGGCCTTTCTATGTTGGAGCTTCAGGAACCCAACCATTATATTCAGGTAATACAGTAGTAAATGGAACATTTGCAGTTGGTGGAAGTACATATAATAATTCTGAGTTTAAAGTAGATGCAAGTGGTAATTTAAATACTTCAGGTACTATAACAGGTTCTAAAGTATATAATGCTGTTTATAATGGATTTGGAGAAATCTTTAGAAAAGATAAAAATGAAGTTATTGAATACGGAGATGTTGTTTGTATAGGGGAAGATGGCTTAGCGCATAAAGTAAATTCAGAAAAAGATTTAAACACTATAATAGGTATATGTTCAAATACAATAGGAGTTCAAATGGGTGGAAAGGATATTCCAAAAGATGAACAACTTGAAGTAGAAATGTTAGGACAAATATGGGTTAAAACAAAAGAAACTAATATTAAACCAGGACAATTAGTTAAAGTAAATACAGATGCTACTGTATCAGTTACAACAAATAAAGAAGAAAAATTTGGTATTACTTTAACAGATGTTATAAATGGAAAAGTTCAAATAGTTTATAATGGTTAAGAATGTGCGGGACAGCAGGTTGCAAACTGTTTCTTAATACCTAACTTATATGGTACTGTAGAAGTAACAAACACATTAGATAGATTTGTAATTGGTAAAGCTACAAAACCTAGTGAAGATGGAAAAGTATATATGAAAATAATTAACTAATAAATATCATTATTTATTTTCTCCATCTAATCTAAGCAGTGTACATACAAATGTTTATTTATATAAATTATATAGTTTCAGATAATTTTTATTATAACTTCAAAAGGAAGAAGTGTTTATATGAGTGATAATACAAAAGGTAGAAAATCTTTAGAAAGAACATATGGAAAAGGATGTATGTTCAAAAAAGCACATATAGAAGAACAAGTAGAAGCTTTAAGAGTAATAAAAACTTATAAAATGTTTTTAAGAGAAACCAGATATACAGGTAAAAAAATACAACAACTAGAAGGTAATATGACATATCATCATTTAAAACATAGATCTGAAGGTGGAAAAACAAATGATGAAAATGGTTCTATTATTAATGAATTAGCTCATAGATATATGCATTCTCTGCCTAGAGATCAAGAAGAAATTATAAATGATATGATTAGAAATTATAAAATGTCTATAGGTACATTAATACCATCTCAAGAAGGTATAGATATTAAACAGCCAATTCAAATAGATTTAGATTTTGATATAGGAGAAGATTGTATAACAATACCTGTATATGATAATACAAAAGAAGATTATGAAAAACGTAAAAAATTTAATAGAGCTAAAGTAAAAAGAGAAACAAGACAATTTATTGAAGATGAATTAGATTTTATGGAAGAACTAGAAGAAGAAAGATAATAAGTGCTTTAATTCTTATTAAAATCAAAAATAAAACAATTTTTAGATAAACTAATATAAGATGTTTAATTTAATAGAAAAGTTTATTAAATTTTAATTTAAAATGAATTACAAACCTCTCTCAAGTATATTATATAAGCGCTTGGGGGGGGGAGTATATTTTATAAATACTCCCAATATAGAAAGGAGTATTTTTTATGTCTGTACAAGCAAAATATTTAAAAGATGAAAATAATAATGTATTTAGTCCTATTACAAGTATTCAATCTGTTATAGGACCTCAAGGAAATAGTATAGCAGATTTTGTAGGATCTCAAAGTCAATCAAATGGATATTGCTATTTACCTAATGGATTATTAATACATTGGGGAAGAGCTCATAGTATGGATTTTACACCTGATGCAGCTTCAACTAAGTATGTATTTACTGTTAATTATCCAGAAAATTGTAGATATAAGGTATTTAATATGCCTATGGCTTGTTTTGAATATAGTGCTGGATCTGATACTGTAGGAATTAGTGCATCTAATAATAATTGGGTAAGATTATTTAGTAATGTTAGAGTACAAGGCTTTTTTATTAATTTTATAGTTATAGGATATTAAACTAAAAAGAAATAAATTAATGTAAAATATTAGTAGATGAATATAATCATCTACTAATTTTTTATGAAGGAGGTATATTATATGAGCTGGTTGGATATTTTAAATCAATGTTTAGACATTTTATTACCAGCTATTGCATCTGTTATAGCTATTATATTAGGTGTAGTAGGTAATAAAATTAAGAAAACATATAATGAAAAAATTCAAAATGAGACAGTTCAAACTGTTGTAGATAGTGTAGTTAAATGGGCTCAACAAGTATATAAAGAATTAGATGGTCCTGAAAAATTACAAAAAGCTTTAACTCAAGCATCTACTATTTTAAATGAAAAAGGTATAACAATATCTGAATCAGAGTTGGACATGTTAATTGAATCTGCTGTATATGGTTTAAAACAAGGAATTACAAATACAGATCAAGAAACAATTGAAAATAACACAGTAATTGAAGAATTACCAGAAGCAACAGAACAAAAAGAAACAAGTGAAAAATAATTATTTAATAAAGCTGGTAAATAAAAATACCAGCTTTTATTATTATAAGAAAGGAGATAAATAATGGCAACCGCATCTAGATATGTTAGTAATGTTCAAATACATGCTGGACCTACAATGAATTTTACAGGAACTGTTAGTATTACAAGAAATTCTGAATCAGATGCATCTGTTACAGTATCAGTATCAGGTAATGTATATATGCCTTATGGAGGTTCTTATGGTGAAGCTTATAGTGGGCATGGTTTATCTGCTTCATTTAATAGTATTGATAATTCACAAATTCATGGTAATGTTGAAAATGTGTATAATGGAAAACCTTTTAATGTATCTTTTTCAACTTCATGGACAAGTGGTAATGGTAAGGTATACATAAACTGTAGATTTGGTTCTAAAGGAAGTTCTGCTTTGTATTGTGATAAAGGTTGGGCTGATACATTATTAGCTAGTATTCCTATATCAGAATTACCTTATAATCCATATAAACAACCTACAATTGGTTGTAGTACAAGTTATATTATATCTAGATATGATACTAGAAGAGAAATGTGGATAGATGGAAATACCTCAGGGGATAATACTGATACAGATACATGGGTTATTGTAAATGGAAATAGAGAAAATTGGGATATAGGTAATAGTGGTGGTACTTATGGATTCTATCCTAATCAAAAAGGTGTTAGTGATGGTTCTTCTTATTCTTTTCAAGCTTATAGACAACATACTCGAAGAAGAGATTGGACAGCTAGTACTTCTATTACTTTATATACATATAGAACTCCTTTAATATCTTCTTTTAGTTTAAATAATCTTAATTTTTCAGGAACTGGAAATACAACCTTAACTTGGCAAACAAATGCTAAAAGATGGAATAATTATATAGGAAATTATACAGGAGAAAATAATTTTATAACGTATTTAAAATTTAATACAGATAATGTTTGGTTTCAAAGTTCTAATAATAATCCTACACAATCTGAGAATAATGCTTTAGTAAATGAAACTCAAACATTAAATAAAACAATTATAGATAAACATTTTAGTGTAGCTCAAAGAAGTCAAGATAAAATAGATACTGTTATTTCTATTAAAAGAAATAATCCATCTTCAGGTGTTGATAGTACTGTTCTTCAACAAAATATATCTGTACAATTTAGACCTAAGTATAGACCTGATAATGATACTAATATAAATAATCCTCCTGTATCTTTAATATACAGAGAAAATAATAGCACAGGCAATTCTATATCTGCTGGAAGTAATGTATATGTTGATGATGTACCTAATGTTTATGTTCAATGGACATATCCTTCAAATGCTGATGGTGGAGTTATAGATGGATATATTATAAGAATATATGAAGATGAAGCAAAAACAAAATTATTTAAAACCTTTGAAGTTAATACTTCAAATTTAACAGCAAGTAGAATTTTTGATATAACTAAAGAACTAAAAAGAGGTATTTTAAATTATATATCTATAACAGCATTTTATAATAAGCCTGATAATTCAGGTAAAGCTGAAGGACCTGCATTAGATTATCCATTTATATTACCTTTAGGAAGATTACATAAACCTGTTATTTCTTATCCTATTAATAATACACAATGGCATAATCCAAATTTCAGAATATTATTTGAATTACCTGAAGATACAGACTATGATACTTATGATGATGATATTTTAAATAATTATAATTATAGAAATATTGAAGTTCGTATTAATAATAATTTTATATTTGCATTTAAAGCTAATACAGAGAATATGACAAGTAGTGCTATAATAGAAGATAAAGCATTCAGTACATCTGATTTAAGTTATAAATTAAGGATTTGTATTAATCCTTCATTAGTTACTGGATTTCCAATTACAACTTTATATAGCATGCAAGTTAGAGTTCAAAAAAATTATTATCAACCTGTATGGTCAGAATGGTCAGATTTAGTAAATCTAAGTCAATCATCTATATCTTTTAGTGTTAATAAAGGTGATTTAATATTAGCTGATCATTTTAATAGAATGAGGAATTGGAGTATTAGATTATATAAGGTATATCCAATAAATTCTTTATCAAATGGAAATATAACTGTTAATATTGATGATATTATATACAAGGATATATATGATATTGTTTATAATACTGTATTAGGTATACAAACAGGTGTTAATAATTGGGCAGTGTTTGATGCAAATAGAAGTAATGTTAAATTTAATCAAAATATATATGAATTAAGTGGAGATAATAAAGTTAAAGTAGAAGTTATTACAGCTTTACCAAATAACGCAAGTGAGAATGGTAGAAACTATATAAAATTAATTGTAGATTGTATGAACAAGTTATATTAATATAGAAGGGAGCTAATTTAATGAGTAATGTTAATGGAAAATATTTAAAAGATGAAAATAATCAAGTTTTTTCGCCTATTGTAAGTCCTTTCACTGTAGTGATGGGGGGGGGAGACAACCATTAAGCAATAAATTAGAATATGCTAGTTTGACCAGTTTAGGTGGTAATTTAACTTATAATTTACAAGGTGGATTTGCAAAACAAGTTGTTAATACCTCTAACTATTGGGCATATCCTTATAATAGATTTCTAGTAAACAATGGAGATGGTCAATCAATTGGTGTTAAACAAGGAGTAGGAACTTTACATGCAAAAATAGAAGCATTTGCTACAATTGCTTCTTCTATTTCAAGAGAAGTATACTTGGGTATTGCAATAGATGCTTCAAATGAAAATATTTCAGCTGAAGCCTATGTTACAACAACATATGATGTTCCTATTTCAAATATATATGTTTGTAATCCATTTATTGAATTACATGGAGGAGAAAAAATCAGATTATTTGTGTATTCTAATAACCCTGGTAATGTATCTATAGAAAGAAATGCTAGTATGCCAAAAGTTGGTATAATAGTAACTGGTATTTATTAATTATTATATCAGTTATTAACAAGGGTCAATTTTATCATTTTGACGTAATAGGATTTAAAATTGAAACCACTGATTCAAATTATTTTAGTGTAAATAATTTTAATTTTAGAATAACAGATAGATTTGGTAAAGTAATGTAAAATATTAATAGAATAAGTAAAGAGGTGATAATTTATGGAAGAAGAAAACTTAGGAAATGCAGAATTACAAAGAACAGAACCTGAATACAATGAAGACGAAATGTCTATGGAAGGGGTTGAAGAATAATGGCAAAAAGAGGAATTGATATATCAGCTCATCAAGGCAACATTGATTTAGCTACTTTAAAAAGTCAAATAGACTTTGTTATTATACGTGTTGGATATGGAACACAAGGAACAATTGATAATAAATTTAAAAGAAATGCTGATTTATGTAAGTCTTTAGGAATACCTTTTGGATTCTATTGGTATTCATATGCTTTAAATGTAAGTGGAGCTGAAAAAGAAGCTAATGCTTTCTTAAATGCTGTTGCACCATATAAAGACAGTTATTCATATGGTTGTTGGTTTGATATGGAAGATGCTGATGGATACAAACAAAGAAATGGTATGCCATCAAATAGTACTTTAAGAGCTATATGTGCTAAATTCTGTAGCATGGTTGAAGCTCAAGGATATTATGTAGGTGTATATGCTTCATCAAGTTGGTTTAGTGGTAAACTTGCTGGAAGTGAATTAAATTCATATGATAAATGGGTAGCTCAATGGCCAACAAGTGGTGGAAAACAAAGAGGATTAAATGTTCAAGCTTCTGAAAGAAGTGATAAAACATTATGGCAATTCACATCACAAGCTAGATTTTCAGGATATAGCGGAAGTTTAGATGCAAATTATGCATATTTAGATTATCCTAACTTAATTCAAGGTATTGATTCAGGAGAATCTAATACACCTGTTATAACAAAAACAAATGAGCAATTAGCTGAAGAAGTAAAAGCTGGACTTTGGGGTAATGGTAAAGAAAGAGAAGATGCTTTAACAGCTGCTGGATATGATTATGATGCAATACAAAAACTTGTAAATCAAAGTTATGGAGGAACTGCAACAACAGATAAAACATATACAGTTAAATCTGGGGATAATCTATCAAAAATTGCTTCTCAATATGGTATGAGTTGGAAAGATTTAGCATCTATTAATAATATAGCTGGTCCAAAATATATTATATATCCTGGACAAGTTTTAAAACTTTCATCAAGTTCACACTCATCAAATAATGCATCAAGAAGTACATATACAGTTAAATCTGGAGATACTTTATCAGGAATAGGACAAAAATTAGGAGTTAATTGGAAATCAATTGCATCTGCAAATAATATTAGTTCTCCATATACAATTTATGCTGGTCAAATTTTAACAATACCTGGAGAAGGTGGAAATACAGATGCAAAAACATATACAGTTAAATCTGGAGATACATTATCTGGTATTGGACAAAAATTAGGAGTTAATTGGAAAGATATAGCTTCTAAAAATGGAATACAATCACCTTATACTATATATCCAGGACAAGTTTTAAAATATTAATAATAATTAAATATTTATATTTGATAAGGTTAGATAATAAAAATCTAACCTTATTTAAATGTAAAATAATATTAAAGGTGTAAATTATATAAAAGTTTATAAAAACACGTTACATTTTTTAAAATTTATTATATAATACAGATAGTAAAAAAGATAGGAGTAAAATTATATGTGGGATAGACAAAAAACTGATATATTCAATAAAATAAAAGCTATAAATCCTAATGCTAAAGCATCTAATTATGAAAATAAAACAGCTAATGAAATGTTAAAAATTTTGCAATCTTATAAAAACAGGTCAATGAAATTTAAATCTTCTAATAAATCTGATAAAGATAATAAAGACAATAGTATTAGTAATAAAGATTATGATACAGATGAAAGTACTGAAAGTAAATTTGGTCAAGGTTTAGAGTATTATGATTTAAAAGATATAGATACTAAAAGTTTTGATATATTAGAAAAAGAAGAAAATAAATTAGAAGAAAAAGCTAGTATAGATTGGAATAACTACTTAACTAAAGAAGAAGTAAAAGCTTTTCTTAGCAAAGATGATAAAGAAGAATCTGCTGAAAATATTATTTATTCCAAAGAGTTTAGAAAAAGATATCAAGATTTGCATAATGATTTACAAAAGAAATATAATAACTCTTGGACTAAACAAGAATTAGTTAAAGATTTAGAAAATTTTTATACTAATGGTCATTTAATAACAGAAGGAATACATTTAGTTGCCTATGTTAGAAGTCCATATAAACCTGGTGTACAAGCTATTGAGGATAGTGATTATGCCTCTAAAACTGACTTTGCAAAAGATTTAAGAGCAAATGAATTTACTGTTTTAGGTGTAAATGATAATAGAGATTTATATGTAGTTGATAATTCTGACTTTGGTAATTTAGCACAGTTAAAGAAAAAGATGAAATTTTATAAAATGATGTGGGATGATGCTAAAAAGGAAAATCCAGAAAGTACTTTATTTAAAGATGACTATGAAAGACTTAAAAAAATTTATGATGAGGCAATGAGACAACCACTTAATGAGAATTATGTATTAAAAGGAATACAAGATGGAAAATCTTTTAATATTTCTTTTAACGATAATAAAGAAAAATTACAAAAATTTATGGATGAATTACAACCAAAACATAGAAATATAGATATGTTTATAGTAGAAGAAAGTAAGAAAATAGAAGCATTAAAACCAATTAAAAAAGGACAAATGAAGATATTAAATATTGGTGGTGAAAAATTACAAGAAAACCTTAAAGATATAGTATTATACCACGGTTCATCAAACACTAATTTAACTTATTTGGATATAGGTAAGAGTACAGGTAATGGTGACCAATTAGGTAGAGGAATATATCTAACAACTGATTATGAACAGGCTCAAAGTTATGCGGGTAATAATGGAAAAGTATATAAAGTTAAATTAGATGATAGTTTAAAATTATTTAATTTAAATGACAAGTTAAGTGATAGTATTAAACAACAATTAATTAAAGAATTAGAGAACTCTAATAACAAAGATATTAAAAATTATATTTGTATGTTTAATAGAAAAGTATATAATGTAAAAGATAAACAAGAGGGTTTAAAATTTTATCAAGATAAACAAAAAGAATGGGAACAATTAGACGGTAAATATTTTGGTAACAGACCTAAAGTAGTTAAAAATGGAAATAATCTTCAAGTTATATATACAGATTACAGTGATATACACAGTGCTATAAATAATATGACAGGTGAAAATCTTATAGATACATTAAGAGGAGATATAGACCCAGATGTATTTGTAACAATCATAACAAATAGTGGATATGATGGAGTTATAACAAATAATAATCACTGGTATGTAATATATAGAGACATTAATAAAGTTCATATTTTAAATGAAAATAGAAAATTTGGTAATAAAAATAAATTAGAAGAAGTAAGTAGAAATGATATGTTAGCAAAAGCTAAATCTCAAACAATAACAAGATATAATAAAGCTCCTGGATATAAAGGATTTTCAATTGTTGATATTGATACTACATCTGTATTTATAACTAATTCATTAAGAGTTACTTGTAGAGTAGGAGATTATTGGGATACTGTAGAAATGGAAAATATTTTATATTGGATTCAAGTAGAAGCTGAAAAAAATCAAAATTATCAAATTAATACAAAAGGAATTACTGCTGCAATAATGAATTCAATTGATGGTATGGATATAAAAGTAGATTGTACTTGTCCTGATTTTAAATATAGATTTGCATATATGGCAACTAAACTTGGTTATAAATATGGTAAACCTGAAAATAGAGAAGCTAAAATAACTAATCCAAATGATTACGGTTCAATTTGTAAACATTTAATTTCTATGTTAAGTAACAAGAAATGGCTACAACAAGTAACAAGTACTGTTATGGATTTCATAGTTAAACGTATAGATGATGTAAATAAATTTTTAAGAGTAAAAGAAGGAGAAGAATTAACATTGCCAAATGAATTAGCAAGACAAAATGCTAAGAAAGGATTCTATACGAAATTATTTGGTAAGGATGATGCTAATAATGAACAAGATGAAGAAAATAATGAAGAAGATTTGCAAGATGTTGATAAAGATATTAGCAACAATAATGAAGATAGTAATAATAACGATAATACTATTGATAATCAAAGTAATGTAGATACAGAAGAAGATCCGGAAAATAATAAAAAATAAATAAAGGAGATGAAAATTAATGCAAATATCAGAAACTTTAGGAAATGAAATCAAAAATAAATTTGAAGAAGATTAGCAAGATTATATTGATGAAAATAGTATACCTGAAGAAGAACAAGCTGAAAATAAAGAAGCTTATAAAGAAATATGGGTTACTGAGAACGAGGATTTCTTAGATGCAATAATTGAAAATGTAGATTATCTTGATGAAGTAGAATATTTAACTAATGCTTTAGATTATGAAACATATCAAGAAGCTGAAGTAATATTAAATAATTTTATTGATGAATTATAAAAAAGGAGAATATAAAATGGATTTACAAGAAGCTACGATGAAGATGAAGATGAAGACGATGAAGAATGGTATTAAAATATAAATAAGGAGATGGTATTTCGTGTATAATAAAGATCAAGAATATACATTAAAATATATCGTTAAAAATGGAGAGGAAAAAGAATTAAAATATACTCCAGATAAAGATATGTCAACACCTCAAATAATAAATATGTTAAAAAATAAAGATAAGGATTTCTTTAAATTATTAGAAAATAAAAACTTAATAAATGAAAAGGAGGATTTAAAAATGAAAAAGAAAAAAGAAGAAGGAATTACTTTAAATGCATATACATTTGATGATTTAGAAGAACAAATAGAAAATTTATATGAAGATGGAGAAATAGATGATGATGCATATGATGAAATAATAGATATGATAGATACTGAAAAATCTAATACACAAGATTATATAAATAAAAGAAGTAAAGTAACAAATACAGATCCTGAAGATGAAATAGGTATTGAAGAAGATAATGTACTTGCTTTAATAAAAAATATAAAAGAAAAATTAAATGAAAATAAATCAATAAAAACAGAATCAGATCAAATGGATACTTTATATGATTTATTAGAATATAAAGATTTTGAAGATATTGATATTGGAGATAATACCTACGATATGGTTGTAGCATATAGTGTAGATATAGAAGATGCTGATAACGATCCAGCTCAAGAATTCTTAGTAAGATTGGCTAAAAGTTTAAGAATAACTACACTTTTAGAAATTGAAAAATTAAATAGTATTGATTTTGTTAATGTAGACCTAACTGGTTGGGTTAAAAATAATTTTGATTTACTTAGTTCTATATTTGATTTTGGAGGAACAAGTAAAGAAGAAGCTATTGAACAAATGGTTGTTGTGGGAATGGATGCTTTAATTACAGGAGCTACAACTGATAGTGTTTATGAACAATTAAATAAAGGAGCTAAATTTACAGAATCAAAACAATTACATGAAGAAGAGGAATTAGAAGGTACTGGAGAAGATCAAACTCAAACTCAAGAAGATGTAGAACAAGCTGTAAGTGAAGTTGAAAATCCAACAGAAGAAGATAAATTAGCTGTAGAAACAACAAACAGTACAATTGATGTATTAATTGTTGATGAACAATCAGCTATTGATGGTTATAATTCATTTTTAAAACAAGCTAAAGAAACATTAATACCTAGTTTATATCAAGTATTAGAAAAAGAAATAAAAGAAATTATAGCAGATGAAGAAGATCATATAAATAAATTAAATACAATTAAAAGTGCTTTTCATTTAGAAGATATACCTTTAGATGAATCTAAAAAAGTTGAAGGTATAAAAAATGTAAATGATTTAGAAGTTGGAGATGAAATAACAATACCATATGCAAGAGGGCCTAGATATACTCAAAATAGATCTGAATGGGTAAAAGGTAAAGTTATAGATATAAATCCTGATTATGCAGATTTAGAAGTGCCAACAACTTTAACTGTAACAACAAAACAATTAAGTGATTGGTTAACTAAATTAGAATCTAAATTAGATTTAAAAGAAGAATCAAACTTAAAATATAAAAAAGGTGATATAGTACCTTATAAAGGAAAAGAATATAAAATAGTAAAAGCTATTCCAGCTCATTATTGGAAAGGACAAAATGCTTCTGATGAAGAAGGAGAAGATAATTCATTTGTAGAATTTACCGATGATATGTATGAAATACAAAATCCAAATGATGAAAGTGATTGGGGATATGTAAAAGCTGCTCAATTAAATGAAACATATGAATTAACTCCTGAAGAAAAAGCAATTCAAACTAAATATGATCTAGTATTAGATGAATTAGAAATAGATTTAGATTCACCAGCTGAAGTAGAAGAAGGTCATATGATTAAAAAATATATAATAAATCATCCAGAAGCATCTGTAGATGAAATAGTTGAGTTATATAATAATTATACAGAAACAGGAGATACTACTATATTAGAAAATAAAAAATTAAATGAATCTGATAAAAAAATGTATGCAGATTTAGCTGAAAAAATGGAAAAAGAAATATATAATTATTTAATAGAAAATGGATTTAATCCATTTGATATAGATCCTGATAATGGATTTGCTGATGAGAGTTTAAGTGAAATATTAGAAGATTATCAATCAAATATAATTGAAGAATATATGAAAAATCACAATGTTGAATTAATGTGGGAATGTGACTTAAATCATTTTAAACCATATGGAATAGAAGTAACTATTTGGGAAGTTTAATTTAAAATTTAAATATTTATATTTAAAAGAATTGGTATATAAAAAATATATCAATTCTTTTTATTTGTTTAAGTAAAATATTAATGATAATAATAAATAATTAGGAGGCATAATAAATATGTTTATTAAATTGAATTCTGGAGATATGTTAAATTTATTTTGGTTAGATAATTTCTATATAGATAAACATGATGATACAAGAATTATATATGTTTATGTTAATGGAGCTAAAAAAATAGAAACATTTGAAACTAATACAGAAGCTTCATCTAGATATACTGAAATAGAACAAAAAATTTATGGATAAAGGAGGTTTGTTAAATGGCTAATATTGATTTTTATAGAAAAGCCATACCTTCTGAACAAATTGATGTAGGCGATATAATAATGCTAGATCCTGATACATCTTTAATAAAAAAAGCTGTATATAACAATAAAGAAGAATTATTGATAAATTCTCGTTTAATTATAGGTGTTTGTATTTCTAGTGATAATACAATATTAAATATTGAAACTGTAAATGCTGGTAATTCTAAAGTTAGAGAAGATGATATTATACTTGATGGAGGTAATTCATTAAAAGTAGATACTATAATGATTGATGCAGGTGATTCTTCTATTGATAAATCTAAAGTTATACAAGTAGCTTATAATGGCACACAAAAAGTAAATGTAACAGGTTATGTAGATTTAGGAGATCGTTTATGTATAAGTAGAGAAGCTGGTAAGGCAAAATCTAAAGACTTTTTAGATAAAGAGTATTTTGATAGTAGATCAATTGGTAAAGTAATAAAATTTACAAATAGAAAAGACCAAGTTATAGCTTTATTAGATATAGAATAAAAGGAGTTGTTTTTATTGAAATTTAAAAAATTAAAAGATTTTGAACCTTTTATAGAAAATGAAGAAACTCATAAACAATTAATAAAATATTTAGATGAAGATAACCAAGTAAAACAATGGGAATATTGTATAGGTTCATGTAAAGGATGTATGCAAAGAAGAAAAGAACTTTTAAAAAATAAAAAATTAGATAAAGAAGAAAGAAAAAGACAAAAAATACTTTTAAAATTTGATAAAGCATCATTAAAAGATTGTTACAAAATGTATAAGCAAAAAGCATATTTCTATTGGTTATTAGGTTTTTAAATTAAATAAGGAGGTTATTTTAGTGGAAGAAGAAAATAAATATTATACAATCATTTTAAGACATGATACAAGCACACAATGGACAATAAATGATCCTATATTAGCCCTAGGTGAGTATGGTGTTGAAGATGATACTCATAGAATAAAAAGAGGAGATGGAGTTACTCCTTGGTCAGAATTATTATATGAAACAATGGGATTAGATTATTTGGTAACATTTGCAAATTTAAAAGGTAGTGTAGATGATAATCAAGATTTAAAAACAGCATTACAAGGTAAAGTAGCTATAAGTACATTTGATGATATGAATGCTAAAACTGTTACAGCTTTAAATATCACAAATGAAAATACAAATCAAATAATGACTGTTTCAAAAACTTTAAAAGATGTTAGAACGGGTGGTAATACTTTACAAAAGACCATATTTAAATCTGATGATAGTTCAGTTCAATCATTTTGGGGTGTAGATGAATTAGGTAATACTGTTGTTAATTTAAAAGCTACTGGTTCTATTGGTAATTTTACTCCATATTTTAGATATGGTTTAAATCAAATGTGTTTATATGATAATAAATTATATAAAGCAAATAAAGAATTAGTATCAGAAGAAACATTTAATGCTGATAATTGGGATTTATTATTTTCTAGAAAAGCATCAGATATAACATTTGATCCTAGTCAAACATCACTTGCTTCTACTGATGTTCAAAGTGCTTTGGTTGAATTGACTAAATTTAGTCAAGATAAAGTTACTTTAAGTAAAGAAACAAATAAAATATATGGAACTGATAATTTAGGATTAACTAAAATGTATGACTTGACAGATTTAAGTAGTGTTAGTACTGTTAATAATGTAAGTCCTGATAGAAACAAGAATATAACTTTAACAGGAGAAGATATAAATATAAATGCTGGAAGTAATACAACTATTAAATCTGAATTAGATACTTTAAATAATAATAAATTAAATATAAAACAAGATGCCTCAGATGCTGGAAAATATTTATATATAAATAATCAAGGAAATATTCAAGCAAGTAATAAAAATATTGTAAATACAGTTACATCAGATTATAATTTAGTAGATAATACAGACGAAACAAATCCTAAAATATTAAGAGATAATACGAAATTAGATAGTAATATTGCTCAAACTCTTTTAACTGATTTTAATATAGCTAATACAGAAGAAGATATTACAATGCAATTTAATAAAGTTACAATTGAAAATAAATCAAAAAGTAATTCATTTGTACATATTTTAAAAGAAGGAAATATCAATATAAATTTAGTTGATGATAAATTAACTATTTCAAGTAAAGTAATTGATAATAATATAACTCAAATATCTAATAATAAATTAGATAAAACATTTTTAGGGGAAGATAATAAATTAGTTGAATCAATTCTAATAGATAATAGTGAAACAGGTAATGGATTTAAAATAACACAAACTTCTATATCACCAGCAGATAATAGTCAAGCAATTCAAATATTAAATATTACATCAAATGATAATTCTTTAGATATTAATTTTGAATCTGATGACTCAATTAATATTGATATTTCAGCTAATGCAAATAATATTAAATATGATAATACAACTTCACAATTAGAAGCAACAAATATTAAAGCTGCAATTGATGAACTAAAATCAATAATAGAATTACAAAAAATTATACCATTTGCAAAAAATACAAATTATAAACAAAATCAACTTGTTTTTGTAATTAATGAAAATAATATAACTTTATTAGCTAGAGTATTAAATGATTATACATCAGATAATACAGGTTCTACTTTATTAGAAGCTTTTGAAAATGATGTAACAAATAATAAATTATCTAGAATCGGAATTCCTAATGAAGTAGCTTAAAATATAGGCTATTGTACATAAATAATATACAATAGCCTTTTTTATGTAAATTTTTGAAAGGAGTGAGTAAATTCAATATGAAAACAAAACATAATATTAAAAAATTTTCAATATTATTACCTTTGTTATTATGTGTTGTTTTAATAGCGTATTTTCTTTATATATTTAATTATTTTAATGAATCTTATTACATGAGTAGATATAATGATGCAAAGCACACAGTTGATATTATAGCTGATTCCATTGAATCTTTAAAAAGAGAGAATGTACCAGATCAAGTAATATTTGATAAAATTTTAGACGAAGCATTATCTTCTTTAGATGATGATCAAGGAATTTATTTAAGATTATTAAATTTAGACTTTGAAAATATTTTATTATCAAGTCAAGAAGATAAAAAAGATTTTGATTGGCTGGGCGGGGTAGATACAAATACAGAGCAGATGCAATCTTTAAGGCGTAGTATAGAAGATAACATGGTAGGTGAATATGTTGTAACTACTCCAATTGGTGATTTAAATATATATTGGAAACAAATTCCTTATACAGATCCACAATATTACTTAATTGTGTGTGTTGATAAATATACAACATTTGAACAAACAACTATGATTCAATTTACAATAGGAATTTTCTTTATAGCAATTATAACAATGCTTGCCGTATATGATAGTGTATGGTCTAGGATTAAAGCAAAAAATGGAAACTAAAGAAAGGATATAATTAAATGGAAAAATTCAATTTTTTGGAATTTATCATAAATGCCTTGTTAGCTTCTTTTGGGGGATTAGTAAGGAGATTAGCTGAAATGGAAAATAAAAAGAATGATCCTAGAAAAATGTCATTATTTTATTATATTGTAGGTTGTGCAATATCAATGTTTGTAGGAGTTGTAATATATTTATTATGTAAAAATTTTGGAGTTAGTCAATATTTAACTGCTGGGTTGACTAGTTTAGGTGGATATATGGGTGTTCCAATCCTAGATTTATTATCAAATATAGCTGTGAAAAAAGTAAAAGATGCTGCAGGATATCAAGATGAAGTAAAATCAGAAAATAATGAAGATGAAGAAGATACTAACAAAAAGAAAACAAATAAAAAAAGTAAATAATTTAGATATGTGTATAATTTTTTATACACATATTTTTATGTAAAATAATAATATAAGGAGGAGTTATTATGATTATGTATAATTTAGAAAGTATAGCACAACAAATAGCTACAAAAGCATCAAGTATAGCTGTTTTAGATAATTTGTTTAAAAATGAATATTTAATAGATAATGTTACAGAAGAAATATTAACAGATATTGGATTTAAATTTGTAAGTTATGACAACAGAGATAATACACCAATATATACAATGGAAAATTTAATGGCATGTTATAAAGATAATGTTTTACATTTATTGCAAATAGATTAGGAGATTATTATGGATAATGTATATGAAAAATTATTTGATGAAACAATAGAAGTAGGAGATATTATTTCTCAAAATGCTATTAATAATAAAGTATATAAAAGTTGTAATTATAAAAAAGATAGAATTATTGGGGTTTGTACAAATGTCAATAATAATGAAATTACTATATCTAATAGTGGATGTGTTGATGCAAATATCATAGGGATAGCTTGTATTGGAGACAAAGTAACTTGTTCTGATATACCTGGAAAAGGTGTAGCAATTCGATATAATCAAGATGAAACTATTTTTAATATAAGAAGTATAGGTAAAATTATTGGATTATATGACAATTATGATAAAGTAAAAATATTATTAGATATAGAATAAATAGAAAGGAGTTACTATGGGACTATTAAATAGACAAGATGCTCTAATATATAGAAGATATTTTAAAGAAATGTGTAAATTAATAGGAATATCTGTTGGATATCAATATATTGTAAAAAAAGAACTAACTATACATTCAGAGGATAATAGTACTTTTTCTATGCCAGTTAGAATTGATGTAATATTTGATGAAAATCCTTCAATAGATACATTAAAAAGATATGGTTGGGTATCTGAGTTAAATGAACAACAGCCAATATTATGTCATTTTGCTTATGATACACCTAAACTACAAGTTGGATGTCGTGTTATGGTTGAAGCTACAAAAGGAACTCCAAGACCTAGAGTATTTAGTATATCTAAAATAAGTAATGATTTGGAATATCCGGATTCATATGCTTGTGCGTTAGTTCCTGTATTTGATCAATTACCTCAAAAAAATCAATATACATTAGTTAATACAGAAAAAATTAATCAAGCTGAATCAGATAGAACATCTAAAGATCAATCAACTAAATATATTACAAATGATCATGATATTGATACTACTCCACAAGAATATATTAATTGGGAGAATCAATATAAATTTATAAATGAAGAAAATAGTCCTTATAGTGGTTAAGCTTATGTTAATATTGCAATTTCAATTTACGAATGTTAGAGATGATGAATTAAATATTATCCCAGAATTTGTAGAATGGATATCTGATCAAATATTTCAATATATAAATACTTCTATAAATAGAAAAAAAATTCAATTGAGAATAAATTATTTATATCAAGTTAAATGGATTGATTGGATCAATACTAAATATATAGATACTCAAAGTATTATGGAAGCTATATATGATTCATTTGCATATAAACAACGTAAAGATAATACCTGGATCATTGAAATAGATAATAATATAAAAATTCCTAATACATATACATCTATTGGAAAATTGATAAGATTTCTTAATTCTGGGGATATAAATTTAAAAGGAACAGGAATGTTCATAGCTGCTTCTAAACATTTTAATCATAAAAAATTAAATAATTTATGGCAAATATTTGCTATGAGAACTTTAGGAAGTATGACTAAAGTAAAAATAATAGCTGAATAGAAGGAGATATAAATGAGTGAAGATATTAATAAAAAGAGTCTAGTTGATAAAAAAATTCATGAGCAAGATGTATCTGTTTATGCTTATGATAGAGCTATTGTAGAAGACTTTAGAGCTAGATTTAAAAATACTAAAAATAATGAAATAAATCCAAATGTTCAAATTGGACCAGCTGATAGAATGTTTAATATCTTAGGTCAATTAGATGATGATAAGGTAGTATTACCTTTTATAAGTTTGCAAAGAACTGATTGGCAATTAAATTTAGATAGACAAGGATATCAAACTTTCATAGGTGAAAAAGTATTTAAAAGAGTAAATGAAAATAATCAAATTATAGAAGTTAGAGCTCAGGTTATACCTATAACAATTAATTATCAATTAAGTGTATGGTCTAAAGATCAAGTCACTAATGATGCTTTAGTTAGAGAATTTTTATTTTATTATCATCTAAGACCTTCATTACTAGTTTATGTAGGTCATGGTTTAAATATAGCTCATAAATTTAATATATATTTCAATTCAGGAATTGAAAATAATTCTGATATAGCTAATCATATTAATAGAGGAGTATATTTTAGACAAGATTTATCTTTTTATACAGATGATGCTTACTTATGGAGAGCTAATTATCAAAATGTTGTTAAAATTGATCCTAATATTAACTTTTATTATGATGATTTAAGTAAATTTAATGTATCATATAAAGATTTAATAGAGGAAGAAAATAATCCTAATTTAAATTAAATAAATATATAAATGAAGAAGATTAACTATTGTTAAGATTCTTCTTCATTTTCTTGTAAAATAATATTAGAGGTGAACGTAATGAAAATTAAAAAAGTAATTAATATTTCTGATAGAGTATTAACTATTGATAATATAAAATTAAAACCTAAAGAAGATCATATTTGGAGAGAAGATTTTTTTACTGAAAGATTAATAACAAGATTAAGAATTTTAGAAAATTTAAAATTTGTTAGAGTCTTTGATTATGATGAAGACGATACTGGTTATTATTCATATATACCTAAAGAATCAGAATCTAAAATTAATTTAGTACAAGATACAGGTAATGTTCAAGATAATACTACTACATCTACTGAAGCTCAATCGACAGAAAACACAACAGAAGAAGACTCAAAATCTACAAAGAAATCTACAAAGAAAACAAATAAAGGAGATAAATAATAATGAAAAAATCTATAAAGAAAGAAGCTTATGAATTACATCCTATTTTAAATCCAAAATTATGGTTTAATGATAAATTAAAACCTGAAGTAGCTGAAAAATTAAATGATATTTCTAAAGAGTTTCTTGATTTTATTGAATTACCTATTAATTTAGTTGATATTGATATTGTAGGATCTAATGCATCTTATAATTATAATAGTCAAAGTGATATTGATTTGCATTTTGTTGTAAATAATGAATTAAGTTATATAGATGAAACTATTTTACAACAATTATATGATTCTAAAAAATCATCATTTAATAGAAATTTTGATATAGATATTTATGATATTCCTGTAGAATTATATATAGAAGATGTTAATGCTGGTAATGCTACTAATGGTAGATATAGTATTTTAAAGAATACATGGATTCAAAAACCTAAACCAGTTGAATATGATATTCCCGATATTTCTGAAGAATTAGATGCAACATTAGCTAAATGTAATGAAATGTTAAATAGTAATGATATGGAAGCTGTTCAAAAATATATTAATGAGTTATACATGAATAGAAAAATTGGATTAGCTGAAGAAGGAGAAATGAGTTTAGGTAATTTAATTTTTAAAGCTTTAAGAAATCAAGATATGCTTCAAAAATTAAAGGATCATTATTTTGATTTAAAAGGTAAAAGTTTAAGTTTAGAAGAATCTAAAAGAAAAGTTGTTACTAAATTAGAAAGTGCTATGCAAGAGTTTTTAAAAGATATAAAAAGTTTATAAAAACCCGTTACATTTTTTAAATTTTATAATATAATAAGAATCAGTTAAAGGAGGATAATAAATTTATATGGATCAAAGTAAAAAAGAGTTAAAATCTATAATTAAATCGCTTTTAAATACAAAATCTCAAGAAGATTTAAATAAAATAATTGATAAAATTTGTAATATAAAAAATATTAATAAAGATGTATGTTATGCTTGTCAAAAAATTAATAAAGGTAAAGATGTTCTATCTAATAAAATAGATGATATTAATGATATATGTACTGAATATATAGTAGAAAGTTATTTGAAAGAAGCTAATGAAGGTTCTTATGTTATTGGATTATCAAAAAATTCAAACACTGATATAGCAAATGGTTATAATGATTATGATTGTTATATAAAAGATATCATTGAAAATGCTGAAGATTTAGTTGATCCAAATAAATTAGGTTATATAACAACTACTAATATAAATGAAGCTAAAATATTTACAGATAAACAAAAAGCTGATAGTTATGTTAAAACTTTAAAAAATGAAACTGACTGGAAAACTATAAGTACTATATCATATACTAAAAAAGAAGAAGCATTATCATCATCTGATATTTTTGCAAATTTATCTCAAATTCAAAAAACGATTCAACAAAAAACAGGCTGTACTGTAACAATTGAATCTGATAAAAATACAATAACTATTGTTATAAGCGGAGATAGTAATAACTTAATGAATGCAATGACATATGGAGATGAAATCAGAAAATATTTTGAAGATTTAAATAATGAAGTAACTTTTGAAACACAAAATAATAAATTCATATATACAATAAAATCTAATTAAAGGAGGTAATTTAAATTGAAAAGAGAATTAACACATAAAGCTCTAGCACAGGCTATGAATAAAAGAAATAAAATAGAAGAAGATAATAGCCTTTTTGATGAATATAAAGATAAAGTTGATTATACTTATATAATTAAAGGATTAGCTCCTTATAAATTAAATGCAACTAAAGCTGATAGTATTTGGCATGATGAGAAAGGAGATCTTTCTTGGGATCAAGAAACTGATGCAATTGAAGAATTTGAAAAAGAAGTTGAAGATTTATTAAAAGATGAAGCATATTTAAAGGATAGTTTTGAAGAAGAAGGATTAGATAAAGTTTATCCTAAGCTTGATGCTATTGATGAATATGTTGAAATAACTTTTGGTATTACTACTATAGAAGGTAAAAATGTTGCAATAGAAGAAATAATTGCTGATATAAAAGAATATATGAAAAATATAGATAGTAATATAGATGGAGTTAGTGTTTCAGGAGTTAGTGGAAATGAAGATCCTAGTTATGATACAGAACCAATGTATGTAACTTTAAAAATAAATGGAGAAATAAAAACAGAAATATTAAAAAGTGAAGATAAAACTAAAATAGAAAGTTTTGTAAATTTTCTAAATGAAAATAAAATTACAAAATCAGTTGAAGATAATACTAATATAATACAGCAATATTGTGATGCTAATAATTTAGCTATGCAAACACAAAAATTAGATGATGGTAAAGGTGAATTATATACTTATGATGGTAATGATAGTTATTTCTTAGGAAATATTGTATATGATGAAAATAATAATGTATGGGAATATACTTTAACAATATATCCAGAAAAAATAGAAGAACCAATAGAAATTGATACACCTGAAGCTGAATTTAATAATTATGAAGAAATAAATCCTGAAAAAATTGAAATAGATAAAATGTTAGTTAATGAGGGAAAAGTTACTTTTAAAAAAGAGAATGATATAAAAACAATTTCTTTAAATGATGATGGTATCGTAGAATATTATGAAAATAAACAACGTATTACAAATAAACCTTTTTCAAAATCAAATTTACAAAAAGAATACAAACAATTAATAGAAGAAGGATATAAAATTGTTAAAGAAGTTGAAGATATAAATAATGTACCTGATAATAATGATTTAGAACAAACTAAACAGAATTTAGAACAAGGTATTGAAAAAGTAGATCAGCTTCAAGATTTAAAAGATGAATTGATTGATAAAGTTGATACTTTAGTAAATGAATCTGAAGATAGAACTAAATTTCCAAGTTCAGATTTTACTAAAAAACCTTTGAGTTTAGATGATTTAAAAAATTTAGATTTAGAACATAATTTAAATCAAGAACAAATAGATTGGATAGATAAAACATATGGTTCTTTAGATGATGTTACATTAGCTTTAAGAGATGTATTTGCTTTATTATCATTTATTGAAGGATCTGAACCTATAATAAGTTTAGATGATTATTTAAATAATATTAATGATTAAATATAGGAGGTTTATAAATAATGAAAAAATATTATAATCTTAATGAAGGTTATTTATCTAAATTAGATGACAATAATGAAACTCTTATATCTGCTGTAGATGTTGATAATATAGATAAATATTCAAAAATTGAAAAAGATGATAAACAGTCTTTTGAAGATTTTAAAACACAATATAAAGGTGTTATTGATATGAAATGTACACAAGATTATGGTAATTGTGAAGATAAAGATCTTTGGGAAGATTGTGCAAAAGAATTATTTTTAACATCAAAAAATTATCTATTACAAGGAGATGAATATAAAGCTTCTGATTTAGAAAAAAAGACAGAAAATAAACAATTGACTGAATCAAATGATATAAATGTAGGTGATGAATATATAAATGATTACGGAGCTAAAATAACAATACTTGAACCTACCAAAGATGGTGAATATCAATTTAAAGTAACAAATACTAAAACAGGAGTTGAAGGAGATGTTTTAGCAACAAGAAGCATGAAACATGTTTTAGATATGAATGGTTATAAAAAAGTTGAAAGTAAAAATTCTTCTGATAGATATCAATTAAGAAAATTTCCTAGTGAACAAGAATATAAAGGTGAATGGGGAGCATATGATACAAAAGAAGATAAATTTGTTCAAAAAGGTTCTAGATATGTAATGAAAGCTGCTATAATAGATCTTAATAGAAAAGATTCAAAAACTGCTGAAGAGAAGATGAAAGAAGGATGGAGAGCAGTAGTATATAATGCTAATAATAAAGAAGCATTATATGATTACGATCCATTTGAAGGGTTCGAAGAATCATTATTAGAGAAAAAACAGGAAAACAAATTACAATTAGAAAGTAGAGATAGAGTTGCAGAAAATTTATCAAAATTTATATACGATTTAACTACAGATAAGGATACAGAAACTTATGGGGAAACAGCTTGGTCAGGAAACCAACCTACAAAAATGGGTAATGGTGTTACTGTATATGAAGTATATAAAAATGGAAAATCAAATTATACTATAGACGATATTAAAAAAGCCGTTATTGAAAGATTTCCAGAATTAGATGTATATGGCACAGCTTATAATAGTATATTATTTTATAAGCCACAAAAAACAGAATCAAAATTACAAGAAGATACTGTTAAGTTTACATTAAATACTAATTTAAATGAATCTAATATAGATAAATATAATACAATACCAGAAATAAAAAATAGATTGAGAGAAATAAATAAACAATTAGCTTATATAAGAAGAAGAGATTCTGTAAGCTTATCAATAGGTACAGAACAAGAACAAGAAGAACTACGTTCAGAGAAAGCTAAATTAAATGGTAGATTAAGAAAATTAAGAAATAATGCAGTAGATATGGATAAAATGACACCAGAACAACAAAAAGAATTTAAACAAAGATTAAAAGATTTAGATTTATTAGATGATGATGAAAGTAATTTACAAAGTGCTATACAATCATATAGAAATCATTATATTCAAGAATTTGAAAGTTACACAAAGAAAGAAGAAAATAATACAAACTTAGAATATAATTATATGTTATTAGATAGATTAAAACAAGACTGTGAATACTTTTTAGGTAATGGAAATGGTAATGCAGATACATTATGGGCAAAAGATATAGATGAACAAATTGCTAAAATGAAAGAATTATATAATTCTTTCACAGATGATCAAAAACCTGAATGGATAACAATGGAAGATATAGATAATTATGAAAAGGAAATGAAAGAATTAAAGGCAAACAAAGAAAAGAAAACAGAAAGTACACCAGAGAAACGTATATCTAAATATAAAGAATCAGATGGTTCTGTATTAAGGGGTGGGTGGAAAGAAATATCAGATAAGGAAGCTGAGGAATTAGCTAAACAAGCTTCAATAGATGACCCAACAGATGTTTATTATGTAGAATATAATGATATAATGGATTCAAGTAGTGATATAAGATGGTATAAAGGTAAGTCTTATACAGTAGATGAAATTATTGAAATTAGAAAAAAAGA